TTATCTCAACAACCAAAACTTAAACCAATCAGGCAATGCAGAGTCTGCTACCCAATAAGTAAAGGTCAATGAAAACACCATTCCACATATAGCACCAACGACTATAAGCGTTAGATTGTTTGTCTTATAACCTCTTACAAAAGCTAATAGTCCAATTACTAAGGGTATGATCATTATAATTACACTCATCTTAGTCTCCTTTATTTATGTTTATATTTCAAAGCAAGACGTTCACTTGATCCTTTTCTAATAATCCAAACATCATCATGGTACATATCTTCCAGTTTAGTTTCAGAAAAGATATCAATAATATTACCCTTAACTTTACTTCCAGTATCAACAGCCCAATAAACATCATGCCCAATAATAATCTTTGATCCTAAAGGAATCACATCGGGATCTACAGCAACTGTATAGAATCTGCTACTTCTCACTCCAAGAGCTGTTCTGTATCCCCAGTTGTCTTCTCCAATCCAATAATAAGTAATTTTAAATCGTCCCATATAGATTGGAGTATTCTCTCTCTTTTCTTTACGAATACGTTCTCTTCTAAGCTTCTCCTGTCGTTTCTTTTCAATAGCAATCCTCTTTTGTTCGTCTGCTTGCTTACATTTATCATAGTGTTGATCAACGTCTGTAAGTGCTTCCTGAAGCATTTCTGGATGCTGCTCATCAGCGTTACAATTCTGTAAACCTAATCCTAATGTTATGTTTGCAGTTGCTAATAATCCTAAAGCTAATAATCTCTTTCTTAAAATAAAACCACTCCTTTACTTAATCTTCGTATACTGGTAACAACGGTGCCCAAGCTACAACATCTTCTGAATCAAATAAAACATTGTGCCATTCTTCTCCATCAAATCTGGCAATCTCTCTGAACTTTACGTCTCCAATCTTTACAGATACAAGAAACTCTTCTTCATAAAATACTCCTGTCAGCTCTGGCAACTTTTCTGTTACCGGTGTCCAATTAATCTCCATAAAATCCTCCTGTTTACCACCATAAGTCTCTAAAATATTTTCCAAATAACTCTAATCCTTCTTGAATTCTTTCATTTGTTTTATCAATTTCATTTTTCCAATTTGGATCATTAAAATCGATTTCCAATCCTACACAATCGTCTTTCAATACTTTAAAAGAAAATAACATCTTATCTAAGATCTCATTCCACTCATCAATCGTCTTAAATTCATGTGGAAACCCAATATTCTCTTCCTTAAATTTTTTTAGTCTTGGATATACGAATTTTGCCATCGTCCAATCTAATGACCAAGTCTCTCTCGGATCAAAATATCTATTATGCTGCTTTAACCATTTCTTCCTTTGTCTTTTATTCATGATAAAATCCTCCAATCTAAAAAAGCCCCCTCAATTAAGAGAGGAGCTGATCAAAATTTAAATTCATCTTTTCTATGTGTTTTCCTAATACCTTTGTCGAATAACCAATTATTAAAATCACACCCAGTATTTGTAACGGCATACTTGAAAGATTTGACAATACACTTTAATCTCGTTGTACCAAATATGCTTTCAAATTTGTACCATTTAATAAAATATTTAATGATTCTAATTTTAATCACCTCATTCTTTATAAAATTACATCTACAATTCCATACTCAATTGCATCTTCAGCTCGTATATAAAAATCCTTTTTCTTAATTTTAATGTCTTTTAGAAGCTTCTTTGTCATATTAGTCCTATCAGCTACATAATCTTCTATTTCTTTCTGTCGAGTATCTATAAGCTCTCTTTCTTCTACAAGATCCTGATATTTCCCTGCAATCCAACTGGACAGCTGATGGTAACAGAACATTGAATGTTTGTAACAATATCTTTTAGAGCCTGCCAAAAAGATTTTAAAACCTGCACTATAAGCATATCCTGTACAGTATGTATGAATTGGTGTCTTACTATGTAGCATAATATCAATAAGCCCCCACATATTATCTACACTGCCACCATGAGAATTTATATACATTTTGATTGGCTCTCTTTTAAAATCTTTTTCCTTAGAGTCTTTTGCATCATCTGCATGAATTAATTCTAATAGATAAAATTGAATATAGCTCATGGACTTCTCATCTATATCATCTCCTAAAAAGATTGTTCTTGTTGTTGTGTTAATGTGGCAATTATTTTGTGTTTGTAGCATCCTTTTCTCTCTCCTTAAATCTATTCTGTTGTACCTAAATCAATTCTTTTCTGGCATTGAGGGCAAATAATAAAGTTGCGAACAACATATTTGTTACAAAAATCTTCTCCTTGTATTGTAAAACCCATATGGCGAACATCTGTGTCTTGGTATTGGAGCAAAGCTTTGCAGTTACCACATTCAACTTGCCCTATGTTTCCTTGCTTAAGGATCTTAATCATTTGATCACCTCGCTCATAATCTGAAATAGTTCTCCATTCTTCATTGCATCAGTTAAAAAAGATCCTAAATTTTTAATTGTTTCTTCGTCTAAGCTATCTGTATGAGCTAGTGCAACACCTCTCGATTTGGCAGTTTCAAAGAAAATGGGATTTAAGTCATCGTAAGCCAACTGTTTAAATCTTTTCCTCTCCAGTGTTCGTGCTACATATTTAAACTTCTGATTCTCAGATATTACATTGCCGTACTTCAAATCTACTTGGTTAAACATATCTCTAATTCTAAATACAGGTTCTCTATTTTCGATAGCTAACAAATGTATTCCAAATTCCCTGTTAGTCATTTAATCACCTCTCCCATAATTGGACTAAAAACTTTAAGGGTTGCATCAGAAAAGCTTTCAAGGGGTCTCCCTATCACTGCTATTGCTGACCCATCCCCTGCGTAATAAACAGTAGCTAAATCATCACGAATTGATTGCTTAGCTTTTGTTTTCTGCAAAATATGAGACACATATTCAAATTTTTGTTTCTCTGTTAAATTATTCCCATATCTCTTGTCCACTTGGTCGTATAGTTCTTCAATTTTATCTTTAGGACATTCGTATTCCAAAAACATTAACCAAATTCTAGCTTCTCGAATGCTCATATTTTTGTTTACCCATTCTTCATTCATCCAATCACTCCTTTTAAATATGTGTAGAATTAGTTCTATGGCCCCATCGAAACTGATCATTCATTAATTGATCTGCTGTTATTATTAAATTGGCGCTTCGAGTGCCATCGAAGTTTAAAGAACGATAATGTGAAAAGAAATAGTTGACCTCATATATTCTTTCACAGAATATAGTGATATAGCATTCTTTTTCTTCTTCTGTAAGAGTATTCCCATATTGCTTATCTAATCGTTTGTATAGAGCTTGAAGCCCTCTTACTGTGACATTATATTTTGTTGTCAATGAAGCAATAAAAAATTGTCTTTGTAATGCTTTCCAGCTTAGGTTTATTTTGGTGCCTGTGGCATCTACTATTGTTCTTGTTGTTGTCATTCTGTTCACTCCTTTCTACATGAGAGTAATTCCATTTCTAGGATAAGATATCGTAAACTCCTGATTAAATTGATGTAGTAATTCGTTGTCATCAATAAAGCCTCTAGTACCGATGTAACTCCCTCTATATTTATGCTTATAATTACAATTGTTTTTACAGTAGTTAAGTACATAACTTTGCTTTTCTTTTTCACTAAGAGAATTACCATATTGATTATCTAAACCTTCAAGTAAAGATTCCATTTTCTCATTTGTAACAGCATACTCAATCTGAACCAACTTTTTAAAAATATTTCTAATTGAATGATTCGAATTCATCCTGTTCACTCCTCCTCATCAAAATGCAGAATACGGCTACTATTTAAATATTGATATAAGCGATCTTCGTCTTTTTGATATGTCGATTCAAAAATTGCCTTAGGAACAGCTACAATTCCAACGCCATATGTTTTTATAATGTAATCGCCTTTGTCTGCAGCTCCTTTCTCTGGATCTGCAAATACAATTGTTCCATCTTCTTCATTAGATAAAGATGTCATTATGTAACAAGATCTTCTCCTATCTTCATTAGAAGTATAGCAATAGTCTCTAAACCATTGTGGAATATATTCATCCCATTCATAGTCGTATTTATAACCACCGTTTGCATTTTTTATGAAGCCTGCTTCTCCTGCATGTCCAGTAAACTGAAAATACCTTATAGGAGAAATCTCATCTAAAACGGCTCTCACATATTTTTTCAACTGCTCAAAATCAAGTCTATTCCCATAAGTTGCTTTACATTTGTTTAACATAAATTGAATATCTCCTACTGAAACTCCGTAAAGCTCTGCGATTGTATAAATCCATCTTTCTTTAGATGTTTTTGACTCCATTTGGTCACCTTCCTTTTCTACCATTTCCATTTATTTTTTAAGCATCATAGATAGCATTGTATTATGCAATATTCATATAAAGCTATTTCATTTTTGTTATAACATTTTTCAAACAACTCTCTAGGAATTGCCATTATCCCACAAGGATCAATATTAACTATATAATCATCCTTGTCACAACCCTTCTTTACAGAATAGGAGAAACTAATATAGCCCATCTGAGTTCTTTTTTGATTGTGAATATACTCATGAATTTTACACCCATCTTCGTTATAAAATTTACGAAACCATTTAGGAACATCGGGTAGCCAGAATAAATTACTTCTTCTAAAACGAAAAACCCTTCCAGTAAATTGGAAATACTGGAAGGGATGATCAGCCTCAATGACTGCTCTTATATAATTTCTTTGTTGGTCTAAAGTAAGTAGGTTACCATACTTTTTATGGCATTGATCTACGTATGAATCTACTTCTTCTGTTGATATTTTATGAAGCTTTGCCATTGCTTCTTTCCACAAGAGCTCTTCTGTTTGGCGAAGATCAAAACTTATATCTATAATAGAATCACCTCTTTTCTATCCAATTTATTGATATGTAAATTTTATGCATACATCTTAGAAAAATCAGCAACTTGTCCTGTTTCATACATGTATTTAAATTTCTTTTGAATAATATCTGTAGACTCAGGAACCAATTTCGTTGCTAAATAATATATGTATTTGTTTGACGATGAAAGGAATGGAATATCACGAGATTTTCTTCCTACGACATGTGCTGTAGTAAATCCATATTCATTAAACTTGTCACATAATTTTTGTAATTGCTCTTCTGAGAAAACTCCACCAGCTACACAAAAATGACCTGTTTTTCCACTTTTATTAAACCATCCATCGTCTAGTAAAAAAATTATTAACCCAACTTCATTTATTCTTTCGATAACTTCATCTTTGGATAAGTTAGCATATTCTATTAGTGTTGGTGTTGTTCTCGTACAAAATTCAATAGCATCTACATATTCATTGTTTAAATTTTTTCCATACATGTTTGTTCCATTTGTTAAATTTCCAAATGCCCTATGTTTCCATTCACAATATTCTTTTTCTTGCATTGCATGACATTCTGAATAGTAATAATTATATTTGCCATTCCGTTTTAGTCTTCCATCTCCAAGAATGCCACCATATATTAATTGTTTCTGTAACATATTTAATTCAAACGTAGGATTCTGTTTAGTTGTCATATTGTGCCTTCTATATACGTCATGGACTTGATGTATGGTAACTCCTACTTCATCAGCAATTTGTTGGGCTGTCATTTTCCCTCTTAGGTTTTTAACCTTTTCTGTCTGTTCTTCTGTAATTGGTTTTGCTGGCATAAATACCGATCCTTTCTTAATTCAATCATAGTTCCACTCTCCTTTTATTCCTTTTCTCCAAATTCTCTGATTGCTACTACCTCTAAAATTTAAACTGACATCTCTTTTATCCAACTCAAATTGTCCGTCTATTAGAACATTGCAATCGCTTAATAATAATTTCTTATCTTCATCCTGTTGAATTTCTTCAAACAAAAATCCCGAATAACACCAGATATTGTTATTCGGGATATGAATCTTTTGAATCATTTCATGGACTTCTCTGGCGGAGTACATAGGATCTCCACCAGATAAAACAAGTCCCGAAAGAAATGATCTTTTATCAATTTCTGTATTAATTTGTTTAATTAAGTCATCATCAAGAGGCTTTCCATTCTTAAAATCCCATGTATCTTTTGAATGACACCCCTTACAATGGTGTTTGCAGCCACTGATAAATATAGTACAAACAACACCTTCAGCATCTGCTATTGATTCATAATTGATACCAGATATGTATAACATTATTTATCTCCAAAATCTGTATAGGCTGAATGTTTCACTCTTTCTTCAACTTCGGCTTGCTTTCCATCATTAAAATTACGATAGTCTGTTGTAAGATATCCAGTTACACGTCTAAGTTGCTGAATATTTTGACTACCACATTCAGGACACTCATTATTAAATTCTCCTTGATAGCCGCAATCCAAACAACTGTCAATTGGGAAATTGAATGCTAAGTACGGAATGTCTAATTCTTTAAATGCATAATCAATAATATCCTCAATTGCTTTTGTATTGTGTACAAAAGTAGATTCAAGTTCTACATATGTAATGCATCCTGCTGTAGCGTATTTTGTAAATGGTGCTTCAATTCTTAACTTGTCATAGATTGATACTTTCTGCCATACAGGTACGTGACAACTATTTGTAAGATACTCATGACTTGTTACGTTTTCAATAACTCCATACTGATCTCTTAAAGCTTTTAACGCTGTGCGACAAAGGCCCTCGGCTGGGGTAAAATACAGTCCAAAATTTAAGTCATTTCGTTCACTTGCTTCTTGTGTAAACTCATACATCCTTTTAATTACACTTAAAGCAAATTCATGAACTTTTTCATCTTCTGAATGATCTTTTCCAAAAAGTGCTTGACACATTTCTGCCACTCCAATTAGCCCAACAGCTAAAGAATTGTGTTTAACTGATTCTTCCACAGTATCTTTACAATCTTTTGCTCCTTGCATTGTATTATTCTGATACATGAATGGAGCTGCGTTAGGAGACTGTCTTTTAATGATGTCGTATCTTTCAAGCAATCCTTTTTCACATAAATTCAAAGCTTCTTCTAATCCACTCCAAAAACCATCTAAATCAGGTTCTGTTCTTTTACCAAGACAGATACCATATTCAATTCCTAGCTTTGGAAGAATAATCGTATTAGGAACATTGTTCCCTCTTCCTTGTCTGATGTAGCCTAATCCATGTCGATCATACCCAACTAGCGTGCGACAACCCATTGTGGAGAAAAAACTGTCTGGATTATCTGGATCTTCATGAGCTTGACTCCAATCTCCATTACACCAGTTTGGATAAATTCTTTTAGACATAGATTTTAATGCTAACTGTTTTAAATCGTAATTAGGATCTTCTGGATTTGCATTTGTTCCAGATTTATATTGGAAAATACTAATAGGAAAAATACTTGTTAAATGGAATTTTCCAATTCCCTCAATACTTGCTTCCATCATCCATTTAGTAACAAGTCTTCCTTCAGCTGAAGTATCTCTTCCAAGATTGATAGATGTAAAAGGAACTTGAGAGCCCTGTCTTGATTCGAGCGTATTTAAATTATGGTAAAGAGCCTGGGCTGCTTGAGCCCCTTCTTTTTCCAACATTGCAAGTGCATATTCGTATACTTCTTTATGACTTTTTGCTTCTTCATCCTCAATAGATAGCTCTTTTGGAACACTGTTGATATATTTTTCATCTGCATGTACAATCCATTTGAGACCATCTTTATAATGCTTTGCGAAACTCATTCTTACTAAAGGAGCTAAATCATAATCTAAATGAATAGTCCCTACTCCTCCGTACTGTATCTGCGATTGGCATTGGAACGCAACAGCAATAAGTTGACAACCGCTACTAAAAGAAGCTGGGGGTCTTACATCACCATTTCTTGTTTTGAACCCATTTTTAAAGATTTCATTAAAATTAAGATTTAGACAGTTATGTTGTCCATAAATTGTTTTTTCCAAGTCGTGTTGATACACCAACATTTCTTTGTGAGCATTGGCCACTTCTTCGCTCAAGCCTCCAAAGTCAAGAGCGATAATTTTACCAATGTCTGCAGATGCTTCTTTTTCTCTACCTGAAAAACTATGCTCATCTACATTTGCATTTGCGTTTTGTACATTATCAGCTTCAACTCTACTCAGATAATTTTTAATAATCTTACTCTTCTTGTTTCTAATTCTACTTCTATCGTTGCGATAAATAATATAGGCCTTAGCAACATCCTTTCTGTCGCTTTCCATAAGTTTTTCTTCAACAAGATCCTGAATGGTTTCAACTGATAAAATCTCACCCTGTGTCATTACAAATGCTGCAATACCCTCTGCGATTTTCTTAGTATCAACTGTAATCTGTTTATCTACATCCATAAAAGCTTTAAGAATAGCCTGTACAATTTTTTCTTCTCTAAAGGATACTAATCTTCCATCTCTCTTAACTACCTGCACTGTTTATTCCTCCTCATCAAAATCTTCTACATTTTTAAGTTCTTCTAAAATTTCATCTACTCTCCCTTTAGATCCTTTAATATCCTTGTCAATAATTCCATGCCATTCATCAAAGATCTGTTTCATTTCTTTAAGATTTTGTTCAGATTCTTTATGTAATTTTTTCTTCAACTTCCGAGTATCTCTTTTAATCTCATATAACTTTTTCAGTTTAGAACCTAATTTTTTAACACTCTCACCCAAAGAAGCAGCCTTTTCTTTAACATCTGCAATCTCAGTAGGTCTTGTATAATCAAATTTCACAAACATTGGAATCACCATTGTCTGTTCAAAATTTTTCAATATGTAAGAATCCAGATCTTCTTTTTTAGCTGTAACCATTGGAAGAGGCTGATTAGTGCTCAGCCTCTCAATACACTCTTCTGTAATACATCTCTCTGTTTCATCCATAGCTTCTGTCATAGATGATCCATAACAAAACATATGCAAATCTGGAATTTCTACTAAAATATTCCCACTCTTATTTTCTTTAAGAACGGCACGATATTCTACTATGTATTCCATTAGCCTTCCTCACATTCTTTCTCGTAAATATAACGAACAGCATCAACAGTTTCTTCAAGATTATCATTGTCTAACATGTAATCCGCTAACATATCTGCATACTGAAACTCTACAGGGTCTTTTGAATCTCTTAAAAGAATCTCTTGTGGTGATCTATTGTCCTTTTCCATGCGTCGTTTTCTTTCTTCTCTAGGACAAGTCAATCTGACTACAATGATTTTTTTATCTCCCTTATAAGTTTCTTTAAGCATTTTAATACCTTCACAGTCGCATACATATGTATCATACTCTTCTACCTGCTCTTTAGTTGCACAGTAGAAATTACCTCTATATTTGTTCGCTGCAACTTTATTTTTCAATAACATAAACTCTCCCAAAGAAACAAATGTATGTCCTTCTTCATCTTCCTTTCTTTTAGGTCGAGTTGTATAACTTGGTAATTCTTTCATACCATATTTCTGTTTTAGTCTGTTGGCAATTGTTGTTTTACCTGTTCCACTTTCTCCAAGTAGAACTAATAATACTTTACTCATTAAAAACCTCCTATAGTTTTAATAACTGATAAAATTAAAGCCAATGTTAGCCAAAACACACAGCCAACAGTAGTTAATAAATCTCCCTTTTCTTTTATGCTCTCGTCTTTCAATTTTTTGCTTTTATGCTGTAAGTAAAACCCTGATCCAATTAAAAGCACCCAGATCAGAATTCCAACAATGTTAATTCCTATAAAAATACTTTTCAAGATTTCTCTCCTTTCTTACTTTTAACTTCTTCTATCAATGTGTCTAATTGACGAATGTATTTGCGATTACCTGTTACTCTCCTGTGACTCTCTAATGTCCGTAAATTCCTGCTTCTTGGCAATCGCTTCTTTTCTACATTCTTTTTAATGCTTAAAGCGACCCTGAAACTCCTACAATGTGTATGTAATGCAAAGTTGTCTGGATTGTATAAAATCCATTCATCTTTGTCTTTATGTGCCTTTTTAATCTTGAGCACTTGATCACTTCTTTCTTACAAAATAAATCGAAGGATTGCTAACAACACTCCGACTATAAGTACAAATTTAATTGAAAATGTAACAGTTGGTGCAATCAATGTAAGTACCCACAACATTCCTGCTGCTAATATAGAATAGATTGCAAACCAGATTAATATCCAAATGATCCCTAAAACTAGAGCCATGGCACAACCTATATGGATATCATTTCTATTTAAGTTCTTCATTTGATACCTCTTCTGTAGATTCTTTTACTGCTTCTGTAGACTCGTCATCAACATATTCACTGTCAGAATCGTCATATTTAGGTTCATATTTCTCATACTCTTCCTGTGTCGCTGGCTCAGTTACAACACTATGGCACTTCTTACAAGTTTTTTCCCATACGTATCCTTTTTCAGAGTCATATGCAATGCTAGTATCCCAATCGTGATCACATCTTTCTAAAGAATCATCTTCATATTCATCAGGATTTTCAAATTCATCTTTGTCCGTTCCTTCTGTGGATTCATCGGGTAAAACGTCTTCTGAAGAGTCCTCTGCTTCTTCTTTGGCTTCATCTCCTTCTTTGGTTTCATGTATCACTTCTGTTTTCTTAGTCTGTTCAGTTGTTATTTCTGTTGTAGTTTTAGTGGCAGCCTCTGTTGTTGTGGCTGCTGTTTTATTCTCCTTTTTGATATTTGGAGATGCAAAAGCGTATAGTGATGCTGCGCTTGCCAATGTAATAGAAATAACTCCTACAATAATTAATTTCTTTGCTGCCATAATAAATACCTCCTATTTATCTGTACTACCAAAACCGCCTTCTCTAGTTCCTTCAGCTTCATCGTCTTCTGTTGTAAAATACTTTTGGAAAATAAACTGGCAAATACCATCTCCCGGGTTAACGCTCATAGGCTTGTCTCCCTCATTTCTGATTTTCACAAAGATATGACCCTCATTGCTTTCATTATCAGCATAGTCGCTGTCAACGATACCAACTGTGTTAGCTAATCTTGCATAGTATTTAAATCCTAATCCACTTCTTGGATAAGCTCCTAAAAAGATATCCTGAGGCATATATGCTTTAAGTAGTGTAGGTAGCTTAATCTCCTGTCCAGGTTCTAAGCAAAAACCAATTGGACTATAGCAATCATATCCTGCAGATCCTTTTGTAGCTCTCTTAGGAAGTTCTACAGTCATTGCAGCCAATTCCTCATCTGACATTTCAAAGCCTTCTGCTGAGAAGAACTCTTTTAATGATTTTACTTTTTCATCTTTTCCTACGTAACTAAACTTAATTCCTTTGCTCACTTTGTTGTCTCCTTTTTCTATGTAATTTACTAATTCTTTGAAATATGGCACATTGTCTAACATCCACTGGCAAAATTCTCTCCATTCATCTAATTTATGATTTCTTCTTGCGAAGTACATATTTAGCAATGCTTCGTAATTTAAACTCACATTAGCTGTTATGTGATATCCCATTGGCAATAACTCAATCATTGCCCGCCAATATCGTTTTTGCTGAGTTTTATTAAATTTGTCGGCCAGCTTAGAAAGAGTTTCTCTTACTAGATTAAAAGTTTCTAACACATATCCGCCTACCATGTCAATTCCCTCATGATCAAACTGATCCTTATCAAATCCCATGACATGAATTTTATGCATTTTCGAGCAACTATTTCTAACAGTTCCTACCTTATATGTATCAAACTGGGCCCAAAATGTATGGCCTGCTGTAATTCTTAAGAAAACAGGAGCTTCTCTTAGATACTTTCTATGGTCGGTACCCGCTTTTGCTAATGTTTTCATAAGTTTCATATCTGCTGCACCAACTCTATAATATGGAATATGAATCTCTGCACCTGTTTCATTGTCATATTCAACCATGTAGTTCATATAGCTATCACTTAGCTTCCAGCTATTCTTTGCATTGCGCATACTTTCCACAATAAAATCCATCTGCTCAGGACTTGGAAACACTGGATGTTCAATCTTAATCATTTACACAACCCTCCAGACTTCTAATTTTTCTCTGAAGTTTAGCAATGATTCTGCCACACTGAGTACCTCTACTCTTTAAAAGTTCTACTCTGCTTTTTAGTAATGTGATTTTTGTTTCTGTTGTCATAGTTCTTCTCCTTTTCTTTGTAAATTAAAAAAGAACCCGATGTATTTACATCGAGTCCTAATTTGTTTAAAAATTTAATTTTTCCATGTCTTCTTTATGTAGACTTACATACGAGTTGACAAGGTCATATATTTCCTTACGTGAAAGCATGTTCCCATATTTTTTTACATAATTATGAAATATTTTTTGTACCTCATTTGCTGAGACATCGTATACTAAAGCAATGCAAAAAGGGTCATACATAAGAACATCCTCAGGTATATTTATATTCATACAATTGCCTCTCTAAAATGAAAATTTATTAGCAGCTTTATAGGCTAACAGCTTTACTAAATGAGTTCTCTTTACAGAAATGCTATTCTTGCTTACTGCATATCTAAGAGCATTATTCTGTGCAACCATATAACACTTATCAATAGCTCTTGTCATTGCTGTATATACCCATTCTCTTGAAAGCTGTATAAATGATCCAAAATCTAGCCCAACAATTACTTTCTTACACTGAGATCCCTGTGCTTTATGACAAGTGATTGCATATCCTAATTCTAAATCTTTCCAATTTTTCTTTGGAAGAATCATGATCCCCGGAATATCCTGAAAATCAACAGCAATTGTATTAGTATCTATATCAATGTTTTTAACAACTCCTATGTTTCCATTAAAGATTCCTGCAGTAAATTTATTCTTTGCATAATAATCATTCTGCACATTGATTATCTTATCTCCCTCACGAAGTATCCAAGCTTTAGAACTCTTTTGTACAAACACTTCCTTCTTTTCAGGACTATCTGGATTGTACAGTGATTGTAAAGCTGCATTTAAATTGTCTACACCCGACTCGTTTTTATACGATGGAGCAATTACCATAAGATCCATAATGTCTGTTCCATCTTCAAGTTCGGATGAAGCATGTTGCATTACCTTATAAAACGTATTACTTTTATCTGAGAAGCAATCTAAAACCAAGTCATTAAGTTTACCTCTAACCTCAGTTCCAATCCAATCTTTTTCGATAAGTTGAATACCCTCTCTGGCTTTTATGCTCTCTGTAATAATTCCTGAATTAGCAGCCTGTCTGTGGATCTGGCTTAATTCAATAGAAACAATTTCCTTTGATGCAATTAAATCAGCTGCTATGTTCATGCAACCAATACATTCAAGCTGTCCTGTGTCTCCTAACATGATTAACTTTGATCCTGTTTTAATCGCTTTTACAAGCCTGTTAAACAATTCTCCGTCTACCATTGACACTTCATCAAGAATGATAATATCTCTTGGTAATTTATTATCTTCATGAAAAACAAAACCACCGTGATCACGATCTCCTTTAGGAAATCCTAACAAACGGTGGATTGTATATCCTTCTTCATGTGTAATTTCAGCCATTCTTGCTGCAGCTCGTCCACTTAAGGCCGTTTGTGCATATGAATAACCCTGTAAAACAGCGATCATAGCATCTACAATTGATGATTTACCAGTACCAGCTTTACCTGTGATAACAACTACTTGATTCTCTAAGACTGCTTTAATACCTTTAATCTGTTGTTCATTGTACTCCCAACCTTGATCAATTTCCTTTTGCTTAATGATGTCTTTCCAATTAGAATACTTGAAATCGTTTTCTCCATCTCTTATCCTAATTAGGTTCTCAGCAACGCTCATTTCTAGATCGTAGATCCTTTTTAGTCCTACAAACTTACGATCGTCACTAAACCATAGTTGATCATTTACATAATCTAAACCACCTTTTAGGGCCTCATCTGAAATATCATCTCCAAAAAACTCTATCATTGTATCAATAAAATTGATTGGCTTTTGAGTTTTTGAGACAATACCATTCTCTATCTCTGTATTAGCATCCGCAGGAATATATGAATATCCCTCATTCGCTCTCTCTTGAAGATAATATAATATGTAAGTACCAATTCTTTCTGGTGAATCAGGCTTTAAACCGCCTTTCATAGCAATCTCATCACACTTGTGCCATCCAACACCATTAACTTCAATAAGCTTATATGGTTTATTCTGAATAATCTCAACTGCAATATCAGATGATTTATAATGATTTACAATTCTTCTTAATAACGCTTCTGTCAAACCATACTCACTAAGCTCTTTCATTGCGTTTGACAATGGCATATATGTTTTGAACTTATCAATCCAAGCAACTGCTGTCTTCATACCACAATTTTTAACTTTGACCAATGAAGATATATCACCATCTTTCAATGTCATGTATGGATCATCTAATGCCTCATACATTTCTTTTACCTGAAGTTTTGTAAAGATAATATCTAAAAATTCTTTTTGACCTTCTTTACTTTCAATTCCATTGGGCAAATATAAATTGATCGAATTAACTTGATACTGCTTTCCATATTTCTTATTTTCTACTTCAGTAGCTGAAATTTCATAGTCGGCATCTTCCATTAAATATGGCATGATACCGACTACTGTAAATGTTTTATATATTGGATGAATTTCAACCTCGCCATCAATCTCTTTTACAAGATCAAAGGAAGCAATTGTAAAATAAGAATCATTGTTTCTATGTATAGTTTTAACTGCTTTTCCTATACATCTCATGCTTCTCTCATCCTTTCTGTCATTACCTCTACTCCTTTCTCTCCGATGTTTGTAATCAATGATGTAGTATGTTTGAAGATTGTGTCTCCATAGTTATAGCATCTGAACATATCGCCATTGCGATACCCCGTAACCATTATCATTTGACCTCTCTTGAACCAAGACTCTTCCATTGAGGTCTTCTTGTTATAATGTAGGAAAGCTCCTTTGCTATATTTCACATTTACAACTCCCTCAGGAGTTAATAATGTAACCGTATGTCGATCCTTATTCTTATCTAAGACAGTTCCCCAGATCTTACTAATGAAATACTTAGGAAACTCTTTGACTTCTTGAATCTCTTGTCCATTCTCAACCCTCTTAACCTTTCTTTTATACGTAGATGCAACTACTGGTTCTTCTGAAAGATTAAAGAAATTGACGATATTAAATTCATCTCTGTTAAGGTCTGCCAATTCATGTTCATGCACATAAACACACAGTGATTCCATTTCCATATGAGATGTTGTTCCTGTAACCACTTTCTTGGCTTCATCTTTCACGAGAGCTTTATTATACTTAAGTAATGTATTCGGATTAGCCAGATATTCTCTAAGAGACTCTAATTTCTTTTCAGTTTCTTTATTGAATTTCTTTTTGTAAATCAAATAATGTTCATCTTTGACGTCATAGATGGAATCTTCTGTGTAGTGATTTATGAAAAATTGCATTGCTCTATCATCTAGTTCAATGATTTCATCATGATAGCCACACTTCAACATTTTTCTTGACGGATCAATATATTTCTTTACAACTTTCAATTCTTTTACATACTGTGAGAAATTGTATACTTGAATTCCATCTAAAACTTCATCTGGAATAAGATTAAGCTCTGGATACATAAACTGTAATTCCTGCATACGATTCAATTGCGATTTAGTCAGACTTGAGATTAGATTACATTTACATAATCTTACGATCGTATAAAGTAAATCTACTCTGTTTTCATCAAATTCATCAAAGCAACCTGCTTTAATTAATTGAATTACCTGACCTGTTTTAACTAGCTTTGTGGCAACCATTCTTTCATAAAAATCTTCAAATGAAGCAAATGGCCTTGCTTGTCTTATAATTTCTACTACATCATCACCGATTCCTGAAATACTCTTTAATGCAAATAAGATTGCATTGTTTTCTTCATCGGCTTTAAATCCTAATTCCGCTTTGTTAATCAGTGGAGCTTGAATTTTAATACCTCTCTTCTGCATTTGTGCTATAGACGTTGCTACTTTTCCGTAATCTGTGGACTGCTTAGATCCTTTAGATTCTTCATCAGCTCCTGCATTTACAGTTAAACAAGCTGTGTTCCAATAGATAATCGGATAATGATATGCAAGATTTAACTCCTGCAATCCTATAGCACTGTATGGATAGGTATGATTTTTGGAAAATGAATCATTAATACCCCTAGTCACCTAGTATTTTAAAGGGATTGGACTCTATCTTGAGTGATCATATTTATTGCTTCAGACATTGATCACCCTATCTCAGCGCATTCAACAGTGCTAATCTCTGCCTACTTTAGTCTCTACACCTTCAATTAAGCTCGGCACGGTATTGACCAATACTGGCTGTCCACCGTTAGCCTGTATACAACAGACACCACTTTTGCTTGTGTTTCCTGAGTTTTACTTGAGCCTTCATTTAACCCAAGCTGTTTCCCTACAACTTCTTTCCAAACGTAGTTCAACAGATTATCTGAAGCATGGTTTTCTTTTCCTCTCTCAAAAAATTGCTCTTTCATTGCTTGCTGTAAAGCTGGTTTCTTTTTCAGATTGTTATTAACTAGCAGTTTTTTATCTGCTACTCTGGAGGTTACCCTCATTTTCATCAGTTGGTCATTTCCAACTCAGCTTGGCGTACATTTTTACCCTCGTCACACGTTAGGCACAAATGTGGATAAGACTATACCTTATCGTAATGGACACTCTTGGAGAGATTATATTCTATTAATATAGTTTCACTCTCTACGCTCTACGGTGCTATATAATGTTAAATATATAGTTACCTCGGTATTAACTTTTAAGTCTCCACCGATTTTGCCCATTCATAATCTTGCATGTTTCCATACAAGACGCCAAAAATTTAGCAATACTTTTTCTCAGCTTATTGCTATCAGCAACACTAAAATCAGCAATCTCTTTATCCATACTGATTTCCATTACAATTTCCTGAGTATCACCTACACCATAATTGGATTTGAGGTATTTCTCTAAAATTTCAATTTCATGATCAGTCAAATGATACTTCGTTTTCATCAAGTCATACCATTGGCCAATATCATTTTTAAATCTAATATAAGTATCAATCGGCTGTTCAGCTCCCTCTTCTGTTACCATAAGTCTCATAATAGAGTTTGCTGCAGCCAATTCTTCTAAGCTATGAGGTTGGATACGCCTTGCAGCCTGCAATCCTGTCTGTGTATTAAACTGGAACAGATCCACAACTTTGTTTTCTGCTACCCAATCCCACATTTCTCTAGTTTCATAATCAAGAACGTCTGGATGAAGATATTTATCATATGTTTCTCTTAATGATTCTTGCCATTCCATATACCCTGCATCAATGAGCTGTTCCATTGTCAGGCGGATCTTGTCAAGCGCCTCTATCGTTAAAAAATCCATTTTCAACCCACCGCATTCATCTGAATCAGCCATATTAAACTGAGTTGTTAACACTCCATTTGGGGCTTTCATTCGAGCATTATGAGCAATAAAATCTTCATTAAAGACATACACTGCAGAAGCATGAATAGATCTTCCACAAATTAGTCCTTCAATTCCCATTGCAATGTCAAGTAATTGATCATGACTTCTCATTTCATTCTCAAACCCCGGCACTGCTTCTCGTTCTTTTTCTTCGTTTCCGTATATACAATCATGTAAACTCCATGTAGCACCTCTTGTTACTGGCACCATTCCAGCCAAATAACTAGAAGTATCTGGATCAATTCCTAAAGCTCTACATGAAGTTAAAATAGCCGATTTGCTACCTTCTGTTTTGAATGTACAACAATTTAATACTCTTCTTTCTCCTTTTCGATCTTTTACAGCAGAGATAATTTGTTCTCTACGATTCTTTTGTGAGTCAATATCAACCGATCTACCGTCACTTTCGTGATATTTCTGTACGGACTAGACTATCTCATCACCCAATGTTAATCCATTGGCTTGCTTATACAAGGATTTCTCGTGTGTGGCACTACAGATAAGGACTTTCACCTTATTCCTCTTAGGACAGTTTTATAAGTTTGTCCAATTTAGTCGTTACACTTTAATAATGTTAAATCTATCTATCAATCCATTCTTTCGTCCAATAGTAACCATGGTATAATTCATTTCCTCTACAAGCTTTTAACAGCCCAGCATGTCCTTTTATGCCTATGTAATTTAATGCAGTCTTTACAGAATTGAAAATCTTAAAAACTTGTGTATGTTCTTTATCATGGAATGCACATATCATTCTTCCGTTTATGGCTTGTTCATCTTTCTTGCCCCACATACCATTTAATTCTCCTGAAGTCTTCAAACTGGTTTTAACCTTAAACTCTTCTGAATTATAAAAGTCAATTCTGTCTTGACGGTTCCTAGCAATCGCAATCCGTTGTTTTGTATTTTTGCTATGGCTATTTCCCATCTTAATTTCATACATTAAATAATTTTCTTTATATAATTTCTTCCACCAATATTCTTCTATTACATAACGATGTCTTGTAAAGCATTCGTCTAATTGTTTTATTTCAAAATTTTCTTTTCCATATTTTTGAATATCTTTATAAAATTCTGAATTAGGACATTTTTGTAACATTCCTTGTCTAAAGTGTTCATTCGTTCTTTCTTCAACACTTCTTGATGTTGATCCTACATAAATATATCCTGTAACTTTATTTGTAATAGAATAAATATAACTTATTGAATCTTCTATTTCTTAACACCTGCCTTTTGACAGATTTAACATTATTCTTAGCACGGTATTGCCTGCTATCTCTTTCAAGACCGTAGGTTCTCTTAGTCAGCGTATTCGAGCCTTGCCTTATTTAACTGATACCGTTAGCACTTTCGCACACCTTACATTTATAAGTTCACCACATTTTGTCATATATATCACTATATAAGCGGACTTTTTCAAATCCGATAACTCTGCTTTCTCATGGGAAATATGTCTCCAATGAGGCAACCCCCAATCTAAAGGATTCATCTGTATTAAATCAATTAAATACATTGTATACATACCAGTAACTGATCCTCTGGCTACTCCTACTAAACTATCTCCCTCTTCCCACATGATATTGATTAGTTCTAAGGTTGATATATAATAGGAAGAAATACTTGACTTAATCTTCTCTGTAACTAATGCCATCTCTTGTAATTCAATAGCTATTCGTTCTACTTTTTGCTCTTCGGTAAAGTCATTCCTGCGAACTTTTGCATGAATTTCTTTCTTCTGATATCCCTTTTCAATTAAGTACAACAGATATCTGTCATAGATGTTGCTGCTATTTGCGTATTCCTGCAGTGTTGTAAATCTCTGATAATATTTTTCAAAATAATTTTCTATTTCAAATTTTGGTACTTCTGCTTCAGGGACGATCGTAGAACAACTTAATGAATACTCTTTAATCTTGTTCCCAATGATCGCTGTATTGTTGATAGCTTCTGTTACAGTTTCTTTGTCAAAGTACTTCATGTAATCGTACATTTCTGGAATTTCCATTAAATATGTAGTCTGATAGAAATCATCTACTTCTCTTTCTTCCTCTTTACTTTGCAAATACGCTTTATGAATCATCTGAGAATTCTTAGATAAATAATGTGAATCGGTTGTTATGATACACTTAACACCATAAACTTCTGATAATTTAAGTAACCACTTGTTAACCTTTTCCTGTTCTTCAGATGCTCCTGGTTGCATTTCAAAGAAGAAATCTTCACCAAACAAATCAATGTTCCATCGAACGAAATCATCAATTTTACATTTGGCTTCATATACTTCCAGTTCACTTTGAGCTTCTTCCATTTGCATAATCAATGTAGGAAGCTCTCCGCCTAAGCAAGCTGTCGATGCAATCAAATGACCCGGTTCTTTTCTTATGATCTTCTCAAGGTCTGATTTCTCAGTTGGAACTCTTGTCATTTTTCCTGTTTGAAAAGATCTGTCCCAAGCATTTGAACTCAATTCTCTAAGCTGTCTATGACCAATTTCATCCTTTGCTAAAAGAATGTAATGATAAAACAACTTCCCATCTCCAGCTTTAAAATTTTCCTTTATGTAATCTGCAGTTCCATTGACTAGATAGATTTCATTCCCAAGAATCAATTTAAAATCCTTGGGAATGTTACCTTTCTTTTTCTCATCACGGACATAAATCATTGCCTGAATATGACCACTTAATGTTTCATGATCAGTGATTGCAATTCCTTTCATGCCCAATTTAACCGCTCTTTTGATTAACATAGGAATCTTATTAATACAATCAATTAACCTGATATTTGAATACTCAGTATGATTGTGTAATGAATAAAATTCTAAATCTGTCATGTTATCTCCTAGAAAATAAACTTTCTATTTGAACTAATATCTTGCTTCTCTTCATATCGAGCATTAACCTTAAACGTCTTCTGGGTGGGTGTCCATAAAGAATAATAAGGACACATACCTTTCAATGTCGGATCAGCGTTCGGTGTATGACCTGCAAAATCACACCAGTAACATAATGGAGTTGCATTTGGAGCAAAATCATTATCTTTTGTAATCTGTTCCTCATGTTCAAGAAGATTTCTCAATTTCTTAAGTCCTCTCTTGAAATAGCCTTTTGTACACACACCATCTTCTTCTGTTACTTGTTGATCAATACAAATAAAGTCATACTCGTGAGCAACTGGAATCTTACCAAATAATGCATAACAGGCCAGATCATATATAAACATCTGTAATGGAGTCTTCAATTTGTCTTCTGAAAACACCTTCTTGGATGTCTTATAATCAATAACTTTTAGATTCCCGTCTGCATCCTGATCCACTCTATCAATGAATCCATGTAAAACGATTTTCCCATCGAAACTAAAAAAGAATGGCTGTTCCGTACAAATCGGATGCCATTCTTCTGATTCCATTCTACTTGGCAATACCTGTGTCTCAAACAAGTATGCTTTTTCAGGATAGTTTCTTCCAGTTGCATTGTCTCCCTCATAGAAGTCCATTAAATATTTACCTGCAAGACCCTTAACCCCAAGGAGTTCTTCATCTGGAACTCCATCATTAAGCATCTCTCTAAGCTTTCCATAATCAACTTCTTTCCTAGAGAGAATCATATTTCCTTTTTCTTCTAAAACTCTATGTAATAAACTACCAAATTCCAAAGGAATTGTTGAACTTTTTGAATAGTTTTTGTCTACGTATTTCAGTTTATATCTTCTGTTACATTGGTGTAATACATCAAGTTTGGAATAACTAAACTGTGGTAGCCTAGACTCTTTTGCCTCATCTTTGGTCATGTTCACTACAGAGTCTTTGATCAATTCAATTAAATCATTTTGGACTATCATTGTTTACTTCCTCTTCTACTTCTAATCTTTCTGCATCAAACCAATCTCCACAAGGTCTCCCTGTACTGTCGATACCTTCAATGTAATACCGATTCGGGCACTTGTCATAATAATGTGCAGCAGCAGTCACAATACCACAATAACCAGTAATTGTATCTACTACTTTTGTACCATAATCAAGAAATGCTAATCTTCTCATGGTTACTCCTTTCTCTCTTTTGGCTTTACTTCAATCTTATCATCTAAGAGCTTTTCAAAGATTTCTTTCCCTCTATCAGAAGGACTATCTTTTTCTTGAAGTAAATTCTGTCGATCCATAATCAGGTAAACTGACATATATGGATTTAGTTTCTCAGCAAGTTTGCACAATTTTTCATAGTACAGCAATGCTCTTTTGCTTTTGTGATCGATATATTCCTTATCAAAAGCAATATAACATCGATCAACACCTAAGCTTTTTATAATCTCACATTGATGATCTGTCAGATTTGATCCACATACCGCCAATGCATAATTATAATCTGGATACATTGTTTCAATTTGCAACACAGACTTTTCACTTTCAACCAAAAACAATCTTCCAGATCGGACAATCGCATCTTTGTTTTGATACAATCCATATAATGTATCTCCCAAATTATGCTTCAAAGTCTTTCCTTCCACTGTAATTGGCATATATTTTCGTCCAGCTGCTAATTCTTCTTCATTTAAGTTTCTTCCTCTGATACCTATTAGATTTCCACAAATATCTCTATGAGGAATGATTATTTTATTCTCTTTGCCCCAATAGCTAATTTCAAATTTCTTCATGGATTCTGGACTAATATTATCTTTAATCCATAATTCATGAGGTCTGTAACAAAACATTTCAAGTATATTCTCACTGATTGCTCCTGGATTTTTAAATTTCTTTTCTTTCTGAGTAAACTTAGATAACCAACCCCAATCATCTATTTTCTGTTCCTTGAATTGTTCCAACTCATCATTTTCAAACAATAATAAATTAGATATATTAGCTACGTATCTCACTGCTTGAGGAAAAGATATTGTAATACCTACACTTCTTTTGCTTCTAATTACCAGTTCATAAATGTCAAATGAGTCACCACAATCTGTGTAGCAATGAAACATTCGAGAATCTGGATAATAATACAGCTTAAATTTACTTCCATGATGACATATTGTCTGAGCAATTAAATTTCCTTTATCATCTAAGATCGGTTCTTCCGACCCTAAATCTCTTAGGATTGCTCTAATATCATCAAGTGTTAAGCTCTCCTTGATCAAATCCTTATCTAAGCTCTGCATGTTAAACACCTCCTAAAAGAAAAACTGCTTAATAGCTTCATCGTGTTCTTCTTCATTTAATGGAATGTCGTCATGCTCTACTGAGTTATCTTCAAGAATCTGTTCTACATTTTCAATTGTTATTTGTTCGACTGGTATAAGCTCATTGTCATTGTTTGTTACAAACAGATCATATGATCTACATGTACCTAGATCTGCATGAAGCCACAATCGAACTCGTGAAATCTTTCCTCTTCTTACCTTATATATATGGTAAATTAAGTTTGGATTCATCGTTACGCCTCTATCTTCTAAGATCGGTTCTACTGCTTTGAGTTCCTCTCTTGTCGGAGGCATTGATATAATACCTATATCTATCTTATCTGCTATACTTTTTGCCACGTTAATCCCATATTTCTATGAGCGCTGACTATCTCTTACTTACGTTTCCGTAAGAACCCTGTTTGGAGAAGCGTATCAATAGCTTCCCTACTCCCATTGCTGGGTTAGTCGATACATCGCTGCTACCTAGTAGCCATGACACGGGATTATCTTCATCTTTACATGGTAAGACTTCCCCGTTAGCATTATTAAAAATACCCCGCTGATAAACGGATAAGGAGTTACAGGCACTTCCGTACCTCGCAAGAGAGTCTCATCTTTATCTCTTGCATTTTTATACTCTCCATTAAGCTGTGTACTTGAATCAATATGTACTCCTAACTTATTGCAGAGTTCTTTTAGCTTTATAGCAAACATATATAAGATCTGATGTTCTTGTAACTTCATTCCCTTTGACATACTGGCAATTTGCATAATCAACTTTACTGATGTATGAATGTAGTCAAAGCTCACATACAGCACACCTTTTTCTTTTTTATATCTCTTAATCAGATTCTCAATATCATTAATATCAAAATCATCAATGTGTTCAATATATAAAGGGGCGCTCTCAATAAACTGAATAGCTTTATCTACACGTTCTTCTTCATCTCCTGAATATTTACCATCCAAGATTTTAGATTCGTTTACACCACTTACAAAAGCTATGATCATACTCTGGATCTCATCTGCCTCTAATTCTGTTGAGATAAACAAAGCCGGCTCTGAGAAACCTGTAAATTTCCATTCGCACTCGAAAGTATCATAAAACCATGGTACAGAATACGTACAAACATCTCCAACAGCCATTCTTGTTTTACCTGAAGCTGTTCCACCCGATCTCAAATAAAACTTTTTCAATCGAGCTCCTCTAGCAATTGTGTTCATTGTTGGACTTTGTAATGAAATACCGAACTCTGGCTCTTGTTTCCATTTCTCTTTTAGTTCTTTCAGTCCAGATCCAGCTAACTGTCCCTGTTCTGATTGAACTGTATTAAAATGTAACTTAGGCTTTGTAACCATTTCCAGCTCAACAAGCTCGATAATCTCATCTACTGTATATTCATCTAATTTCCTTGTCTCTCTCTCCTGATCCTCAGGATTCAACTTTGTTGGATCATAAATGAATTTAATATCAGTTCCCTTATAGTCGTAATATCTCAATAATGTGAACTTCTTAAGAGTCTTGTAGTTGTACTCAAAGTTCTCAAGGACAGCTATTTTCTTAGCGTTCTCTATGTAATCCACACCATTATTCATTGAAAAGATCTTATACTGAGCATCATAAGACGATAGATAAGAATCAATTGCAAATGCATCAATCACTGGTACATTTTGCTTATGTAAAACTTTAATCGTATTCAAAATATACACATAAAAGTCTTCGTCAACATCTATTTCTTCTATATAATAGGTATCTAACAGGTCTGGTTTATTTAATAAGCAGCCTAACACCTGTACAATGGCTCGCTTATTAATTAATCCTACCAATCGTAACCACCTCCAGTTCTTTCTATACTTTCTTCTTCCACTATCTTAGGTGGTGCTATTCTCACTTTTTTATGAGTGTATAACTCATTTACATTTGATATGGAAGCATTGTGGGACTGTACTTCGCCGAGATTCTTAAAGTATTCTTGAGCCTGATCATAGACATAGGGAACTATTCCCAAACCTTGATTAGTGATCGGATTCTCTTTAATTTCATAGAAAAACCTTATCGATTGTTCCAATCCCACATAAGTAAAATAGGGATAATCTCTCATAAGATTTTTGATCTGTGTATATGTCTTAGCGTTTGCTTTTTCACCAAACAGCTCTTCAATATAACTGATCAAGGATCTTTTTTGCTTGCTTTCTTCTTCTGTCAAACAATCTCCCAAGACCGCAGACTTAGGATTAATTTTCTTAGTCTTTTTACTCTTAGCTGCTTTCTTCTCAGAATTGCTTTTTACAGCCATTTTCATCATCGAATTAAAGCACTGGACATGAGCGAGACGATTCTTATAAGGAACCGTCTCATCTCCTTTTTCTATCCAGTTTGAGCAAATAACACATTTCCTTTTACTCAAGCTATTTGCCTCCAAACTAAAAAAGCGTAGCCTAAGCTACACCTAACTTCTGTTTCTGTTCTTCCAATTTAGCCAGTAAGATTTCTAATGATTCATACTGTCTCTCTGTCGCTTCCTGTACTGAATTTCCTTCACCTAGGCAATCAGCAATTAATTCCTGTAGACGTTCTTGATGACCTGCCTCACAGAAATTCATTCCTAAAGCAACTACATCTTCTTTTAATTTATCAAAAGGAATCTTATCAATTGTTTTATTCTGTGTCTGAACTTCATATGATACACTCTCGAATCCTTCAGCTTCTTCCTGAGCTTCAATCGCATCTTGAATAGCTTTGCTTAAATTTTCAGCTGTGAAGTCTTCAATATAAGGTACTATGTAATCAAATCTGCTTCTTGCAAAGTAAGCATCTGTCTCTGCGAAGTAAGCAGAAGAATGAACAACTTTACCATGTTCATCTACTCCATTGGAGTTTAAGAAAGCGATAATATCACAGTTATCCATGATTGGTGTGATAGATCTCTTATCTCCTTTAGGAATAATCTTTCCATCTTTATTTTCAGATGCATGAGCAATGAATACTACTGTGTAACCAGAAGATACAATTGAGTTTACTGCTTTCCAATACTCAGTTTCATAGTACTGCCAAAGTCCATATCCACCATTTCCTTCTCCAATGCTTGGAGAGTTGTGTTTATTACAGATGTAAGTCTGACAGAACTGAGCTGATGCATAAACTTCATCTATAATAATGGTTGAGTATAATTCTTTTGCTTTATCAATTGTTGTTGGGTTTGTCAGCTGATTAATAACATTCAAGAAATCTGCCCATGTATGAATGTTTGCATAAGGTACCCCATTCTGAGCATTCAATCCAGATTCACACGCCAGTACAAATGGTTTGTCCATCCTAACTGACTGATATGTTTTACCGGTTGAGTTACCACCATAAAGCATAATAATTTTTCCTTCTAAACCATGAGCTACCTGACTTACCTGTGGATTAAAAATATCTAAAATCTGCATTCACTTATCCTCCTATTGACTAAAATCCAAAGTTTCTATGTCCAGCGGCTGCACTAGCACCAATTGTTGTTCCACCAATGGTCTTATTGCCACCTGCTTTATTGCTTTCCATTGCACGTTTCTTTTTGGATTCAAGGACAAGATCATATTCAGCAATTGCTCTCTGGATTGTTTCCAACTCATACTGCTGTTCCATTGTTCCCGCATGTGTTAAGATAAGCTCATTAACATTCTTTGTCTGAGTTTTTGTTACAGCTCCTCCAATCTGATATTCAACTGTAGTTTTCTTTTCTTCTTTTGTATTACCAATATTCCCAACAATATGGGCACTCTGACATCCTGGCTGAGTAAACAGCTGCTTACAAGCCATTGCATATTCCTGAGGTACCACAATATCTAATGGTTCAATTCCATTGTTGTAAATAGGTAATAACGTATGTAAAATTGCTCTTCCTGTTGGAACCTGAGTTTCTTTATCAAACTCATCATCAACACTCTGAACGAAACACTCAACTTCAAATGTGCTACGTGGATCTTTTAGTTCTGAGATAATTGAAACAAATCCAGTTTTGTATCCTACTTTATGAGTTTTTGCACCCATCTGGTTAAAAGATGTCCATGGATTTACCTGTCCATTAACTCTTACTTTTGTAGCTTCCTCTTCTCCAACTTCAGCAATAGAGTGAGCTCTTTCCATAAATGCAACCAGATTTTCATAAGATTTACTTGGCTTACCTGCTTTTGTTGTAGCTTTTGCAGTAATATTGTAAGTAGTATAATTGATATCATCTGTTTTAATTGTGATGTATCCTTCTACCTTATTTCCTCCATCTTTCTCATCTTTCACAATTTCAAGTTTGATTTCAGATAGAATTCCTTCTGTGTAAGCTTTTGCTGTTGCCTGACTTAAAAAGATTGTTGTTTGTTCCATTAATTTTTTCTCCTTGTTTCTTAAATAGTTTTTAGTTATGAATCATTGAGTACAAATTTTTTGATCCGCACTCTGGGCAGCACATATCAAATAATTGAATGCCTGCATAATTACGATACTTTTTATGAGCTTCTCCAGCTCTAAAGATATGACCACATTTTTTGCACTGCCATTTCTTTTTGTATCGATAATTTACACTTGGTTTAATTACTCTTGTGCTATCCATCATTGTTCCAATCCCCGATTGGTTACCATTAAGAACTTCCTTCTGCTTAGTCTCCAATTGGGACTGAACCTCTTGCTTTGTTTCTTTTCATTTCTTTTGTCTCCTTTCTTTAAAATAAATTTTTATATAACAAAAGCAGCCATGAACAATTCATGACTGCTTGTTGTTGCCTTATCCTTCTATGCATATATGAGTATTTTACTACCCCCATAAAACACTAGGCTGTACCTACGATATTCAGCTTCAATTAATGTGGGAAGTCTGCTCGACTATTCTAAAATTCCACTAAAAATAATCTTACCACTATGTAATTTTAATGTTATAGTATAATCAAAACGCCCATTTCCTTCTTTAAAAATCATATCTGTTATTGCGGGCAATTGGATTGACATATCTCTTCCGCCTCTTGAATCAAATATACTTACAATGTTCTCTTCTATATTAACAGTTGGATAATAATAATCCTGTTCAACTAGAACACTATCATCCTCACTTTTATATTTAACTTTGACCAATTCGCTTTCAGATAAAACTTCATTATATAATCGTTTTATTTGTGCAGCTAATTTAAAATCTGTGCTAACATTTCCAGCGACAATGTAGTCCCCCTCTTCTGTTACCACTCTGATGTTTATTTTTGCTTCTTTCATATCGTAGCACCTCCTATCGAACGTATGTTCTTTTTATATATTACCATGTTCCATTCATATTGTGAAGCATTTGCATAAAAAAAGGAAGTGGTAAATATTACCACTTCCAAGTTAATCAACATATTCTTTGTATTTATTTAACAACACTGCCTTTCTTCGAGTCTGATACGAGTATTGTGTCATAATCTTCACACCAATTTCTGAATTAAGTATCGCATCCAAGTTGATATGATATTGTTCTGCCGCAGCTCTAAAAGAATTGATCAATCCTGTTCTCCTCAATAATGCAAATGAATACTGAGTGCCTAACTCTTCATTGATTCGCTTCATTCTTTGATCAACCCATTTCTTTCGATCATCTCCTTTGCTTGTAACTCTTTTCTTAATAAGATGATCATCTTGTATAAACATTTCTCCATTACATTCAACACATTCTATAGCCTCTTTCATCCATAAAATTGTTTCCTTTGGTAAATCAATAACCACTCTTTTGTTTGGATCAATTTTTTGTTTATACACAGCAACCTGATTGTTTTCATAGTTCATATCATAGCTCATTATTCCTAAAAGCTCACTCATACCTGTCCCACCTATCCCATAATAAGGACATGCCAAGATAACTTTATCTATTGGATTATCCAACTTGCGAATCTGGCTTAAAATCTCTTCTTCGCTTTGTATTTTATCTTCACACATAAGATAGTAAGGAATTTGAATCTTTATATCTTTTGGATTGAATTTCATACTTTCATTTAGATATTTAAAATAGCACTCCAACAAGCCTTTTAGACCATTGATTTCTAATGAATTTTTAGGACTTAAAATATTAAGCATACTGTTGATTTTATTTATATCAAAATCTGCAATAGACATCTGGTAATGTTCTTCGTATAATTTAACCATATCTAAAAAGAATGTTACATCATTAATTGTGTATCCATTCTCTCCCATCTGATCAATAAAAGTCTTATTCTCCATAGGAATCCCCTTTCTTTGCATAACTATTTTTCCAAACAGTATTTTTATGATCCATTTGAAGAATGATGCTTTCCATTTCATTTTGATCTTCTAGCTTTATTACATTTAATATCACTGGAAAATCTTTTTCTTCGCTGATTCCCTTAAATGCCATGAAAGTATGGTATCCATCTATCACCTCATAGATTCCGGCAATTACCAAATCACCATTTTCTATTTTGATGTCATTCTTAATTGTGCCTATGGTGATCGGAACACTCCAATATGTTCCCTTTAGTATCATATTCCTGATTTCATCTATGCTACGTTTGCTTCCATAACCTAAAGACCCTGATCTACCATCATGAGATATCAATGTTTGTTTTATAACATCTGTTTCTTTTATCAGTCCATTGTGAGTCAACATATTTAATTCTTTAATAGAAGATCTGATTGTGTAATACTTTTGAGGCACAACCTCTAATATTCTATTCTTTTCTACATGGTGAGAAATCTTTATTGTTTTTGAACTTAAATCAATAGTCGCTTCTTTTAGATCAATAGTCTTAAAAAAGTTATGTCTTTCTTTATTAAAAGCTATGAATCCCCAACAAATTGCATAATATTCATATAATGTTATTTCATTTAGCTTAACCTGACCTGATACAATTTGTGACAATCTAACCAAGTCTATATCAAAATTACTAACTATTTTTCTTAAATACTTTGTCAGCCCAACCCTGTATTCAAGAAGCTTTTTCAAATTTTCTACAATTGTTTCATTATTGGTCTCTGTAATAATCATGTTCCACCAACTTTCTATATATCTTTTCTTATCTTACCATATAATTTATAATGATTCTATGAAATCTGGCAAATACATGCTTCTTTTATTTTCTCTAAAAGCCCTTTGTCGTCTATGTGACCTATCAAATTATCCTGTGTAAGCCTGCTTTTATCGATAGGCATAATCTGTTCACCAAGAGCCATAGAATCCAATCGTAATCCAAAGCTCTTATAAATAACTACATGTGTGTCCAAATCCATTTTCTTTGTTACAGATGTAAAAGGCACCACGGTAACGACTGGACTATTAAAGTTGTTTTTGTTATTACTTATGACCAATACTGGTCGCTTTCCTTTTTGTACGTGTTTTTCATAACTCTTTAATTCAACACAATAAATATCTCCCCTCATGCACATAAAGCACTCCTCCTTATTAAAAAAGGACATCTCCTATCATATCTGATGCTTCTCTCTTGCTCTCTTCAACACAAGCCGCATATCGCTTTGTTGTGTTAATATTTTCATGAGCTATCATCTGAGAAGCTAAATAAATGTCCCCTGTCTTTTGATAAACCATAGTTGCAAATGTACTTCTTAATTTATGTGGAGTGATTTTTTTATCTAAATTTGCTGTATATTTCTTTATCATTCTTCTTATACCTGTTGCTCCCAACCTGTTTAAAGAAGTGTTAAGAAATAACGCTTTTTCTTCTTTACCTTTTTCTGTTAAAAACTTTTCTCTATCTTCGAGCCAAATCTGTATATATTCTATCAACTGGTCAGACAAAAAATGTATTATTTCTTTCTCACCTTTGTCTATAACAATTAGTTTTTTATCGTGAAAGTCAATGTCTTCAACATCAATCTCAGACAAGGCTTCTACTCTCATCCCGGTTGATAAGAATAAAAAGTAAATAGCTAAATCTCTATTCCGCCATTTCTTTTGTTTGGCTTTTGCTTTATGAGATCCTGCTCCAGTGCGAATTGTATGCTCAACCATCTTAATTTCTGTTTCTGTTAAGTATACAACAGGATTAAGACCTTTATTCTTAGGTGGTCTAATACTTTTAGTTGGATCTCTTTCTATAATTCCCCTTTCTTTCATAAATCCAAAGAATGTTTTTAAAGCAGAAAGCTTCGTTGCCCTACTAGACACCGAAGCTTTCTTACCATTTATATAAGTGATTGAATCCATATACTTGTCAATATCACTATCTGTTATATCATTTGGATCTATGCTCAAATCAGGAGAAAAATACTTTAAGAAATTTACACAATAACCAATGTAGCTTCTTTTTGTAGTTGCCTGCATTCCATTTGCTGTCATTCTATAATAGAACTGGTTCAAATAGTCTGGCAAATCTTTAAGTTTTTCTCTGGTCTTTGCTTCAATTTCTTGTTCGTGTCCTTCCCTGTTGCTCATTTAATCGTCTCCTTTCTACGGCATCATCCCATGGCCTGCATCAAAGATAATATACAATCCAAACAGTGTAAATACCATCATAAACCCTACGGGGCCAAATATTAATGCTAATAAACTAAACACCCAAGCCAGCTTATACGCATTTTTTTGTTGGTAGTTCATATGACCATATCTAACACCTAAGTATAGCCAGCATAAACATGGGAACGTACAAACTATAACAATTCCTTTAATAAAAGCCCATACATATTCTCCTATATGTTCTTCCATATACTTGCGATCTTCTTCTTTTTCTCTCTCTTCTCTGGCAATGTCTTCCTGTATTTCTGCCCACATCTCAGGTGTTCTATTATCTACACCAAACCAGATACACTCAATCCCCTTTCTTCTTAAATCTTTTGCTGCCTCGTGTTTCCAATAGACACTATTGTGAGCATCTTCCGTGCTCTCCCAATAACGACCATACTGATAAAAACCCATTCTTCACATCTCCCCTTCCTAATACCCCATGGACTTCTTAAATTCAATGATACGCATACTAACAAGAGATCTGCTGACATTTAACTTCTTGGCAACCTCTTCTCGCCCGTAGCCCTCATAAGTTAGCTGTATCATCTTTTTAGTTCTATCGGGTAATTTATTTATCTTTTCTTCCCAGTAAATTCCTTCTGTTACTGTATCTGCGATATTATCCCTTGCCTGCAATGTATCTAATATGGTTATTTCCTTCTTCTTACAATCTTCAATTGGTGTATATATCGACATTGCTCCATCATTGGCTTTTCGAACATCGTAGTTAATCAATGTTAGATAATGCCCAACTTCTGACTTAACTTTCCAAGCAAAATATGTAGTAAACTTGCCTTTTGAGGGATCATATCCTAAAGCAGCCTTGCACATTGCTTCATGTCCCAACCCTTGAAAGACTTCCCAAGAGCACACTCTGGTATAACTTCTTCTGTATAGGAACCTAATCAACTTGTAGTTATCTTCAATCAACTTCCTCTGTTCATCATTTAACTTTTTCATCAGCTCATCTCTCCTAACACGTATTTATCGCTTGCGAATCCTGCAGCTCCTTTGTGTCCACCGCCACCGTACTTAACAGCGATCTTACTTACGTCTACATCATCATTTGCAGCTCTCAAGCTGTAGCTCCATCTTTTGCTTCCACCGTTGTAAGCAAATCCAATATAAACATCATACTTATCATCAACTGACTCAAAGAAATCTGAATTAATCAATCCATGATTCACAGCGAAACACTTATATCCCTCAAACTCTACAGCGAATCCCTTTGAACTGATATATTCTTCTGCCTGTTTCTGTTTGTACTTATAAAGAAGTCGTCCTTGCTCAATAAGAACATAAGGATCTTTTATAAGCTCGAACCATTCGCCAAATTGCCAAGGCTCATATTCCAACATTTCAAATGCTGTATGAAAGTATTTAGTTTTCTCTCTATAATTGAATGTCCATGTATCCCAGTCAGCTACTAATAAAAGAGCAAGGGGCATATCTTCATCCCAATCTTCATCTTCTTTTGGCTGTAACCCTTGTACCCTTTCCATTCCATCGAAGAGAGCATTATTATTGAAATACCACCATGCCAATGAAGCCCCTGATATTCCAGGCCCTGTCATTCTTATCCCTGGAATATAGCTTTCAAAATCCTTATATTTTTCAATAGTCGTTTTATGATGATCAATCCAAACTACATTTTTTGTAATTTTTAAGAGTTCTTTCATATCTTCCGGTTCAATGCTAAAATCAACAATAAACACTCTTTCATCTCTTTTAATTTTGTCTAATGGAAACTCCATGCCATAATTAATCTTAATAAAATTCTCTGGGTTTTCATCTTCCTCTCCTAAACAAGCATAATGCCATACTAAATAGCCCGCACACTTCCCATCTAAATCTAAATGATAAAAACACTTCATTCAATCACTCCTCTCTAACCAAAAAATCTATATTCATCTTTGTTTTCTTTTGGTGCCATAAAAATACGTTTAACCTGCTGTTCTGAATAATTTTCCTCAATAATTTTAGTAATTTCTCTAGCAACCTCAGACTTGGCCTCATCTGGCATTTTATGTGGTGTATAAGTATCATAAAATTTGACTTCATTACCTTCAAAATTAAACATAATTAATTTTTCCTCAGGATCTACGTAATTGTCTGTGAAATTTAATCTCATTTCTCCAATGTCTCTATCATTGTATAATTTAGAAATAGTCAAAGGAATATGCAAATCCATATCATATCCTGAACCGTCATATAGTTCATTTTCTGGTACACTTCCTTCTAATATTTTCCCATTTTCAAATTCAACAACGATATCTATATATTCGGTACTATACATTCTTAAAATATTAAGATCCTCAATCGCCTCTTTAAAGCTTGACCCAGTATTTAGCTCAAATGCAATTGCTCTAAGACAATCATAATTCAATTTCATTCGTAGACTAAAGGCAATTACATTTTCAATTTCTCCATAGTACTGTTCTTCAAGTTTGTCTTCCATATATGCTTGAATCTCATCTACTGTAGGGTAAGCAAATCTAAAATGATAATGAAATCTTCCTGGTCTATTTAATAAGAAGGAACTTAGCTCATCAATCTTATTACAAGTAATAACAAATAGCTTTTTGCCTGCACTCATCCCATCAAACAATGACAGCATTTCTGCCTGACAATTATATTTGTTTTCATCAAAAGTCTTGTCGTATTCATCAAACAATACCATTACAGTCTGTTCAATATCGTCTAAGAAATTTGCAATTCCTGGAATATACTCGTCTACTAAGATAACTGGCACTCCACTTTCTTTCGCTTTGATTCCTAACATCTTAGAGAACAATGACTTACCAATTCCTTTGTCACCACTTAAGATCACTCCTAAATTACGTTTCATCTTATCTAATGCATTTAGAACCTTATCTACTTTTTCTAAATGTTGACCATAAACTTTTGTTTCTGTCATTTCTAAGTCATGTGTTTCAACCAATGAAAAACCTTCCTGATCATTAAAAGCTACCCTATATGTTTTTGCTGGCAACTGCTCATATGTTGTAATTGCGTTATTGTAAAATTTGTATTTTCTTCCTGATTCTACTACTCTCATTATGTAATCTCCTTTTCTTTTAAACAGAATACTCATCAGTGTGGTATCTTCCTTTATTTTGTTTATGATCTTAGTAATTAGAAAACCGGCGATTGGAATCTACCACAGGAAACATTCCAATCGCCGGTTTTCTAATTACTTTGTGGTTAATACTGCCTTGTATCCTAAATCTGATACTCGATTAGTTTCTTTATGTATTTACTTAATCTTGTTATATAACTCTCTAAACTTCACGAAGTCTTTTGCATCTCCACCATTATCAGGATGTGCAGATTTCATTGCATATTTAACAGCCTCTTTAACTTCAGGCGATTCCTTATGTCCCTGAGTATATGTAGCATTTCCTTTTCTAAGTGATATAAGATCATCATTTAAAACACTTACCTGCAATCGTAATTTACGATTTTCTCGTATTAATTCAGATATTTCATATTCTGCATAAGTAAGTTTTCTTTTATATTCGTCAGCCTTATCCTCTGTCCTAGTATCATGAAGACCCCAGCCTAAGAAAAATCCCATACCAAGTACTGTAAGTGAGTAAATAAATTCTAATAAGCTCATAAGTACTACTCTCCTAATTCAATCCCACAGATTTCTTTTGCTAATTCTTGAACAGCAACACGATCTACCCAATCTGTATAATCATCGTCCTCATCTATGTCAATAGCAACATCATTGTCATATAAAAAATTCAAAAGGTCCTCTAATGTGTGAATATCTTTTTTAACTTCATCTACTCTGGCGCGAAACTCCTGTTTTAGAATTTCTTCTACTTTCCCCTTTGTACGATATAAATCCTCAGGAAACATATGATATTTATTCTGGCCCTCTCCTCTTTTACATGATATAATTGCATATTGCCTTTCTGGGTCTAACGATTGTTCAAATCTAGAAATCGTGCCATATTTAATGCTATAATCATCATAACAGTATGGATGAAAATATACCTTATCTCCTATTCTAAAATCATTCATTATATCACTCTCCTTTGTTCAACTCCTGATAAAATGGCACACTCATAAGCTCTGCTCGCAGCTCATCATACATTTTATGTAATCTTGGATTCACTAAACTCATCCATTTCTTGCGATCATCTTTTGTCATGGCTTCTCTTACCATAGTTGCACTGATTGGCAAGTCCTGTCTGTTTACGATTAACTCTGCTGTATTAGCTAAATCTTTCTTATCAAACCAACCACTTCGACTTTCATCGTTCCCATAAATCATAATTTCGGGGTTCTTGTAGATATAACGATCTACATTGTTTAACAAATATTTACCCCATTCAGGACAAATATCGTTTTCGTTTGTCATATCAGCTAATCCATAGATCATAACCTCTGGTCGATCTCCATAGATTTCTTTTAAGATCTTTGTTCTTGTATTAATGTTGAACGGATTTCTTTCTGTCCCACATTCCTGTGCAGATCCGATTAAAATCAATAAACGATCGCATAATAAAAGACCGGTATCAACCAGTCTCTCATGTCCTTTATGGAATGTTTGAAATCTTCCACAAACAAGCCCTGTATCGTATGGTTTCATTATTGCTCACTCCTTTTCTTTTTTGCTTCTCTCCAATAAGCCTCATCTAATCTTTCCATGTTGTCATCCTCAAACTCTGGAACAAAGATTCGATGTCCACAAATTTTACAAACACCATAGTTTTCTGTGTAAGTAACTTCTATCCCCTTTATTACTTCAGTTGTTTCTTTAGAAAAAGTCTCATAAGGCACTCTTTCACGACAATGAGAACATAATAATTTTTCTTCCATTATTCATCATCTCCTTCACCAAACATAATGCTTAATCCCTTAAGCATCCCATCAAGTTTCTTGTCAATAGCTCTGATTCTCTTATAGTTATAAATTAACATGTATGGGATTCCAATAATCACACACAAAGCTGCGATCAAACCAAGAATCCATAATATGTAAAACATTATTTCCATCTTATCTTTCCTTTCTAAGCTCTGTTTTTACTTCATACCACCAAACAGATACTTCAATTTGTTTTCTTTCTTCCTCAGTCACTCCCTGATCCTTAAGGGAATTGTCTGCAATTTGTTTTAATTCCCAATCGCTAATATCAGGATCTGCATAATTTGGTAACTGCCAGTGATCTTCTTCTAAACACATCTTAATAAGATCATCTACCATAAGCTCCAATTCTTTTTCAGTTTTCCCCTGTGTATTACATAGGAAATACGGAATATAGGCTATGTATGGAATTTCTTTAGGTGTTTTATCGTGAAATACAATCACTGGATATTTCATATTGAACTTATCTAATTTCTTATTTTCCACAATTACTCTCCTTTCTCTAAAGGAATAACTTTACCATCTTCATACTTACAATATTGGCCATCTTTACTGATATATGGACACATATAACCTACATGCCCTCCTACATACCTGTAGTAAACAATCTTTGTTTGAGTATCATATTTTAACTCTCCATTAATGTCTTCCATTGTAAATGTCTTATTGATTCCATTTTCGTCATAATACGATGAGCCATCGTCACACCCCGCTAACATACATCCCATAATTGTCGCCATACAACAAACTAACAATTTCTTTTTCATCGGTCACACTCCTCACATTTTTCTGGACTTGTTTCATTCCATGCTCTTATCGCTTTCATATTTGCCCTATTAATACTTCCTGGATCGGGAATTGTTTTAAAATTGTTCCCCTTAGTTGATAAATCGTAATGCCTATTTACTGTTACAGAAAAGCCACATTTTGGGCAATTGATTTTAACTTCATATATTCCTCTCAACCCACATAATTTATGTGTTTCATAATTAAGATCTGGACTATACGACCATTTAACTTGTGGCTTTCCACCACATCTGCACTTATGTAATCTTGGATATGTCCACGGCGATTCTTTATGTGTTAAGAAATAATGGCTGATTATATAAATGATTCCACCCGACATTACGGCACCAAGTATACTTAGTATAAGCTTCATTCTTTAATCACCTCTTCTAGAAAATCTCATCCAATGCTTCTTCAATAACTTCTTTGATATTCTCTTCTGTTAAGTCATAATCATACATCATATCATCCATCGGAAGATGACTTTTCATACACGTAAACAAATACTCTGCAAGTCCTTCTGTGTCATAACCTTTTACAACATCATCCTTTTTCAAAGGCTGTTTCATACCATTCCTTATGTGATGTCCAAGTCCATGAGCGGTGATAATAATTTTGTTCCCTTTAGGAATTATCTCTTTTCTTCCCCAGTTTGTTTCAACTTCTGTTTCTCTTTTTGATACTAATATTTCTCCGATTTTATATGTACTCATTTTCTTTCACCTCTACTCCCATTCTTTTTCCAAACTCAATGATCTGCTCTCTACTTAACCATTCCGGCTTTTCATTTTCTGTGAACAAATCCCAAATGAATAACATATAATCAATCTGTTCTTCTTCTGTTTTGCCCCACAAATGATTAACACATTTATGACCATTTAAATAGTACTCACAATCCTGTCTCATACGATCTAACAACATATATCTATACTTCTTGTCTCGCTGTGAAATCCAGATTTTCGTTTCTTTTATATCATTGCTCATAACTTATCTCCCTTCATAGTTCCAATATCTAATCCAACTCATAGCTTCTTCCATATAAGCTGGATTCAGATCCTGCCATCTACTACCACATTCGAACTCAGCCTTAAGATCATTCCAGAGATTAGCAAAATACATTCTGCTTTTCTCTTTATATAAATCAGAGTGGGCACCACCTAACAGTGAACCCACTCTATCTTTAACTGCTCTATGTACTTTATTTTGCTGAGTTGTTGAAAGAGTCATGTTTGAAATACTCTTGTCAAATGCCTTTGTTTGCTTTTCTAAAGCGTCTTTAAATTCGACCATCTGCTGAACATATGTAACCTTAAAATCTCCAAACTCTGCTAAAAGTTGGTTAACACTCTGATCCGCCGCAACTTCATAATGTCCTGTTTTCCTTAATGTTGGAAGCACTTCTGAAGTTACCCATCTCTTGAATTCTCTCGCTTTCTCTAACTTGCTTCCAAAGATCAATGCATACATACCTGACTCGTTGATAAGCCAGCCACCACGTTGTCCTAAACTCGATAACGTTTTGTTATTGAGTTTATCATCGTCATCAACATGATCTGCCAATGCTTTACTTGGATTCGTATAACCCAAACACTCGGCCACATCTTTCCCAACAAACCACGGATCACCATCAATAACAACCGTTCTCACTTCTCCAAAATCAGCATTATCAAATACCATCTGTTGTAACTGATCTGATTCTGATTTCTGTTCTACTTTAACTAACTCTGCCATATGTAAATCTCCTTCCTATTCGTGGCATATTGTATAAATTATATTCTCATACGGATTATCAACGCAGAAATCATATAAGTCGCCTTCATCATCTAGCTGCACACTATCGAAGCTAATGTCTTTTACTGTATTTGTACAATCTGGAATATAAAACTGAACATCAGATAATTGTGCTCCTCGAATTTCATCAATTTTACCATTCGCATACTGGTCATTAAATTTAATTCCCTTTAGTCTGCCTGAAAACTTTTTAAATCCGTGTTCATCACAATCAGTATCAAATCCTAATTCTGTTTCATCCCAATCTAAGACAAATAATTCCTCGCCTCTTCTAGCTTCAATAAAGTCTATAGCTATCATATTTGCAGTTGTTTTTGCTTTTCCTGTTACATAACATCTCATAATATACTCGCTCCTATCTATTCTTAGACCCAGCAATAAACAACAATAGAAGATAATAAGTCCTGATTCCCAACTTCTCTTCTGCTAATATCCTCACTGCTTCATCCACATCTACGATCTGTACTGTCAAATCTTCATTCGCTTCTAACTTACTTAAATCAATCTCACCAGTTGCAATCCCATACACAGTACTAACACATTCATCTGTCATACCAGCACTTGAAAAACACGGTCTATTTAATCCAGACATATCATCACATGGCTTAAAGTCTAAACCGGTTTCTTCTTTCATTTCTCTAATTGCAGCTTCTACAACTGTCTCTCCCTCATCTACAAGACCCGCAGGAAGTTCATATATGTAATCATTTACTGGATATCTAAACTGTCTGATCAATACCAGCTTATCTCTTTCCTCACCATAATAAGCATACATTAGCACTGCGTCTGCTTTAGGCTCTCCTACCTTAGCTACCAACTCTTCTTCATTATGTCTGCTAGCTACATAATATGGATGCTCATTTCCATTCTTATCGACCACAGTATAGTCATACAGATTCAAAAACTTGTTATCTGTCTGCTTTTTGATTTCTTTTACTCTACTCATATGTAAATTTTCCTTTCTGATAGCCTAAAGTCGCAAATTGCGACGTTAGAAAAAAGATGAGGTACGCATCTGATACCTCATCTTATGAATTCTCCTTTCAGTTTCTTATAAGCTTCCCACACTGCATCTCCTCTTCTAAAGTTGTATCCATTGTCTGTTGCAATCTCTGCTCCACATTCTCTACAGCGACCAACCTTAAAAGGGAAATGAACTATAGTTCCATGGAAGTTCTCTTCTACTATTTCATCACGAATGTCATACTCAACAAACTTTCCACATTCTTGACAATAGGCACGTTCATGTAATTTATTCATTTTGACTACTTCCTTTTATATAAAAACTTATCATCTTCATACTAAGACCCTGCAACCACTCCACTACGATGGATAATAACTACATTAAGCCATGCGGGATATTTATTGGGTACATGCTTTGCAAGATGATCTCCAACACATAATCTAACAGGAATATCTTTATATATTCCATTTATGTAATGATTTCTTCGACGCACATCGGTATCTTCAGTAATGTTAATAGCTGTTTTTACCTTATTAAATACCTTTTCTGTCTCAGTATTACCTGGCAACAAACGATTAAGATACATTGGGGTTTTATATTTTACATACTCATCTATATCAAAATCCTTATCAACAGTTACTCTTATACAAAGCTTATTCTCAGCAAACTGCTTAAAATCTTCAATGGATATGATTTCTGTGTCAGTATAAAATAGTTCTTTATTGGTCTTATCATCTGCTGAATTTCTATGTAGGTTAATATACTTAATGTGCGATATGTTGTATGAACTATTTATGTTTGCCCCATTTGTATTCCATGTGATTTTTACATCTGGACAATACTTCTGTATAATGTCTATCAACTCATTAAATTTGTCAGAAGGTAAACTCCCTCCCGTAATAGAAACTTCATTAAAATCATGTTTTTCTTTCAATACAATCTCACATGTTTCGAGAAAATCATCATAGTCCATAACATTTTTGCGTAAGCCTTTATCAATACAATAAGGACAATTTGCATAACAGGAACCCGGAAGATTTATAACAAGTGTTTTTGCAAAATCAAGTACTGGACGACCAAATAAATCACGCATATGGGCTTCATATCCTGATTGGCCGATATCTCTAATTGCTTCTTGATAAATTTTGTGTTTTAGCTGATTCAAATCTACTGCATCGGATTCCATAATTGCTGTTTGGTCTGTTCTATCCATAGTGTCCTCCTCTCTAATTATTACACTGTTCTCTTATCTCTGATTTAATTTCGATCACTCTTCTAGTTTTGATCAATCTCATGCTCTAAAACTTCTTTACACTCTTTCAAATAATCTTCGAATTCCTTTCCTGTAAAGAATCTGAACATGTCATTAAAAGTCTCATGTCCATTCTCTTGATCTCTGTAAATTGAAAACAATTCAATTGCTGTTCCATTTACTTCAAAGTCTTGATCATCCATAAGATCTGCTAAAATAGTATCAGGATCTCTAAAGCTATGATCAATTTCCCCTTTTATCTGTTTCTCTAAAAATTTTACATTTAACTCAATTACTTTATCTAAAAGCTCCCTTACGCTCATAAATTCTCCTCTCTAATTATTGCACTGTTCTCTTGTCTCTGGCTTAATCTCAATTTCAATCATTTCCATTGCTTTCACTCCTTTACTCATAACATTCTTCAGGAATTCCATTGATATAGCATCCGCAACTTTCAGCACCAAACTCTACTTCTTTAGAATCGAAAGCAATTCCGTCCATCATATACGTCTTAATGTTTCCCGGATATACATTATATTTCCTTCCAACAGACTCTAAGAAATCATCAATCTGATAAACATCCTCACTATCCATTAGCCCTGAAATTGGAAATTCCTCCGCATAGTGTTTTCCATTGATTTCTACCACATCTTTCCATGTAAACTCCTGTCCTTCAAATTCCTTTATGGTATTCCATGCTTTTTCAACATTTAGACAACTATCATAAAACCCACAGAATATCATACACTCGCACATATCCTCTGCATGACACATTGAGTCATCATAATCTATTGTTGATGGCTGCAAGGTTAAGTCTCCATTTCGTCTTTTATAAATCAAATGATAATATTTTTTATATTCTAATTTCTTCATAACCTCACCTTTACTTTTCTGGTATGTAAAAAACCGTATTCTGATCTGGAATACGGTTCTTATATTCATCTACAAATTTAAGTAACACCTCATTCGCTTTTTCATATGAACTAAAATCCCCTAAGGTTACATTTTCTTCTCCTAAAAGATCCATGTTGATAAAAAACCAATCTCCAGAATGAGATACATACAAGCATTTCATCATCTGTATATTATAGACTTCAGATTTCTTCTGGTTTACAATTAACATACTTCTACTTCCTTTCTTTACTTCCTTATTTAAAACTACAATGGGGACAGTGGGACTCGAACCCACATAAATATAAGTGTTATTTTATTACAATAGGGAGGTACAAAATGTTTATATTTAATATGAAAATTTTAGTTTTAAGTTCTTTATGGAAAAATATAGTTTTGCTTTACCTATTAAGCTATGTCCCCAAGATGCCAGCTCTTACGAGCCGGCTTAATACTAATTCAAGAGATCCTGAATATTAATCATAGATTTACTATCTCCGGATACTTTAGGAACTTCTCCGTTCCATTTCTCAATCCACTGCTGAATTAAGATTTTATTTGTCAACTGTTTCTCTAAGATTTTGTTTGCATCTGCCTCTGCTTTAGCATTAACTACCTTAGTCTCAGCATCTTTCTTAGCTTTAAGACGATTCTGCTCTGCTGTTTCTACACGTTTCTTAGCAACTGCTTCATCAGCGATCGCTTTTTCAATCTCACTACCTGCGTTCATGTCTTTGATAGTCAGCTGCACAAGCTCAACACCCTCATCTTTAAGCATATTCTGTAAATCTTTTGTAGCTAAAGCATAAATCTCATTTTTCTTAGCACCAAGAGTATCAATCACATTGTACTGAGTAACAACTGTTTCAATACTCTTCTGTGCATAGTTGCTAATGATATTCTGCTTTAAGTTGTCAAGTGTTGTGTATCTCTTGTATACCTTAAAAGCATCTTTTTGATTAACACGGAACTTAACATTCACTTCAGCTCTGACAAACTGTGCATCTTTAGTCTGCACATTTACGTTTTTGATTGTTCTCTCTTCTACAGTGGTTGGAATAAGGAATACCTTATCAATTGGACTCTTGAATGTAATTCCTTCATTTAGTGTCTTGCTGCTAGTCCCACTGAACGCTGACCAACGGATTCCTACATTATTAGATGGTACATATACAACACACAATGTAAGTACAAAAATCACAATAGGAACTAAAGCCCATAAAGCACCTTTCTTGGATTCCTTTGATTCCTCTTTATTGGAATCAAAACATCCAACAACAATTAACACAATGGTTGCAACAATTAACAACACTCTAAAAAACATTAACATTTCTAAACTTCCTCTACCTTTCTATTCATCTTTGTTCAATGCAATCAATGAATTTCCACATGTAATTCTGTCTGCATCTTCTTCTTTTGATGGAACAAATACAATTACATCCCAACCGTCTTCTACTAAAGGCTGTTCAAATTTTTCATAAACATCAAAATCTGTAACAATCTCATAACCTTCATCAACAGCTTCAACTGTTTCATGAATTGGAGTAATCTTAACAATACACTTTTCTTTGTCAAAATACTTGTTCATTAAATCAACATCCAAGTTGCTTTCAGATGTAACTGCAAAATTTAATGTATATTTGCGTTTCTTTGGCATTGGAAGATCGTCAATAGTAGCTCCAATTTCTTCTAACGACAAAGAACATTCTCTAAACATTTCATTTCGCTGTTCTTCGTCTAATGTATTGATAGAAAACTGAAGACCGAAACCATCTTCTCCACCATATTGGAAACCTGTTGCTATCCATTTGAATAAAAACGCTTTCAAGTTCTGATTTGCTTTTGGCATCATTGTAGAAACAACAGGGTGATATGTATCAAAATGAATATCTCCATCAGGATCAGCCAACATTAGAGCAATCTGTCTTGCAGAAACAATTACATTTGGATTAAATGTAGGTTCACCCATTCTGGCATAATGTACGTTTAATCGTTCTCCATCTTTTACTCCTGATAAAGCGATTCCAGATGTGATTTCAGCCATAAGCTCAGCTAAAGATGCATTTCCTTTAAATCCCAGTTTAGGACAATCGCAGAAATTACAATGCATTGGACAACCTTTCTGAGAAGAAACAGTAACAACTAATTTTTCTTTTACATCAACAGGTTTATGTTCTACTTTCTCAATACGTTTGTTATATCCAAGAAAATCTGCTTTAATATTATTTTCCTTTCCATAGTCTCCAACATAAAGATATTCCAATGTTAAATCTGTATCAGAAATAATTTTTCCTGTATGTGTATTTGTAATTGTTCTCATCTTTCTTTCCTCTACCTTTCTACATATGTCCAACTCTGAATAAAGCTCATAGCATCATCAAAATCGTTTGGACTAAGATCTTTATAAGTTCCACATTCAAACTGTTCTCTAAACTGATGCCACAGATTTGCAAAATACAAAGCACCTTTAGCTTTATACAGTCCTGAATGAGCTCCACCAAGTAATTCACTTACTCTTTCCTTTGCGGCCTTTTGAATACGACTCTGCTTTTTAGTATCAATAGTCATATTGTCCATTACTAAATCTAATCTCTCTGTTTGATCTTTAAGCTGTTCAGTTACAGAATCTACAGCATCTTTTAGTTGTATAATCTCTCCTTGCAAACCTAGGTTATTGTGAAGCTTTTCTTTCTGTTCTTCTGTGCCATACATTTCCCTATGTAAAACATCTCTTGCTTCAAGTTGATATCTTTCTAGCTTTTCAACAACATTGGGAATATCCTCTTCCATCTTTTTGGTTAATGTAATTTTAGCTAACCAAAGTGGCACATATGTTTCATGTAAGCAAAATGTTTCTTGTTTACCCCCTGCTGTAAGGAGGCCAAAATTTCGGCCACCTTTGGATAAGACTTTGTCAGCTTGAATTTTCTCTCTTTGTGCCCTTGCTCGTCTTTCATTAAACCCTAGCTGTATACATGTGCTTCTGATTGCCAACCAAACTTCTCCATCCTCATCTTTTACACCTAAAAGCGTATCTCCATAAAACGGGATCTCTTTTGTTTCTACTTCATTCATCTCTACTCCTTTCTCTCTAAAACTAAAATAGCTTTCCAATAAGTACTATTACAAGAAGAAGCTTCTAATTTGTATCCTTTATTAATCAAATTAGAAACTTCTTCTTCAAACTTACTTGGATTTACTTCTTTTACGGTTTTTATAGTGTCACCTTTTATTTCCATCCCTTCTCCTTTCCAACCGTCGCAACTCTGCGACAGTTCATTTCTATATCTGCACGTCTAATCAGACGCTCAGTTCTCTTCACTCTCAACAAACACAAGCTTATCAATTTGCTCTCTGTCACTACCTCTGAAGATAGAAATGTTATTGTCAATAGTCCATTCACCATCAACCTTGACACAACAACTACCTCTCTGGTATTTCACAGGAATCTTATCCCAATCAATTCCCTTATCAGCCAGTAACATTTCTTTAAGCATTTCACAATTAACGCCCTGAAGTTCTTTGTGAGAATAAAATGCTTGTCCAACCATCTGAACTGCATTTCTCATAGCATCCTGTTGTCTCCAATAGATTAAGTTTGTGACTTCTTCTTTTGGAATTGAGAACGCTCTAGCATCAAACATAGCTCCACGTTCCTTAGATTTCTCATAGGCCTTAAGCACTTCCATATCTTCGCTTGATATGTCTTCTCCCTTGTTTACCTTAAATCCATAAACAAAAGCACTAAAAGCCTTATTGAACTCCATGGTAGCCATACTCGCTGCAATGCTACACATCTTATCAGTACGATAATTAAACCAGCCATCAGAATTTAGCTTCTGATAATCGATAAGAATAAATGTAATTTCATCACTCTGTGTGTAAGCAAACACACAACCTTGAATCTGTCTACACATTTCATCATTGTGGCCTGCATTGCGTTGCTAAGCACTTCATCAAACGGCTTCTGAAATCCTCTAGTAAATGTATGAAACGCCTTTCCATCTACCCTAATTGCAACTGGTACTCTTCTTGTTAAGTACTGTCTTGAGACACATTCATAAGCTTTCATTCGTTTGTCAAACTCTGTTGCCATCTTTCTTTTTCATCTCCTTTCTAAAAAATCTATATACTAAAAGAGACACCTCATACGAAGTGTCTCTCTCAATATCAATCTTTAACTAACACTTGAATCCCGGAACATCCCCAAAGAATGCTGTAAGAATTTCATTTAGATCATCTAGATCATCCATTGCTTTCTTTTCAATGTCCTCTTCATTGAACCCTTTTATTTCATCATATTCCTCTCCAGAGAAGTCACCCTCTTTTGAGCAGAATCCACAACCACAGCAATCATCTTCGTTCTCTTCTCTAGTTCTTACTTGCTTATTGTAAGCTTCCATAAGCTTGTGGTATGTTTCAATTTTCTCTTCCTCGTCTTTATCTTTAATTGTATAAGAACCACCAACTTCAAAAATTACTTTATCTTCTTCAAGATTAAGATATACAATATCTGGAAACTCAAGTGTAATTCCATCTAAAACTACTTCATCGATATAAGAATTAATAAGCATAATCTTATTGAATGAAAGATCTTTTTCTAACACAATCCCCCAATCTTCATTCGTACACTCATGTATCAGTTTAGGCTCTCTTACAAAATACCTAACATCAGATCCATCTAATTTCTCAAGCCCAGTATCTAATGTTAATTTAGTTCTTACAACCGTTTCTCCTTTAAAAATCGCTTTCATCTGTTTCTCCTTTTCTATGTAAATTAATAGTTACAGATTTAACTCATTGTGAGGTGATATATTTCTCTATTGGTTTATGATCAAACATGATCAGGAGTATGGAGGCACAATGACGCCGCAGCGGAGTGTAATCTCATCAAGTCCTTCCTGGCTTGCCAGTGAAGGAGATGAGATTATGCCTCCTTTCTCCTGATCATGTGAGTGATTCAAACACAATTCATTAAATCAGCAAGTATATCTCTTGCAAAAAAAATGTAGAACAACTTATCTTCGATGTATTCCTCTATGTATTTATGATTCAAGAAGGAGGATCTTCATGAACTCCTCTCGCAGTTGATGCTGCTAAATCATTACGAAGTGATGTTTAGCGTAATCAATGCGGAGGGTTCTGAAGATCCTCCTTCTTTGATGGTTGATGATAAGTATTTCTACAAAGGGTACATCTCCCTTTTGTTGGTTTAGGCACTCAATTTTTCTGTAATAATTGCATTCTTTTGTCCATACAGAATCTGCATTCTCTCAAAAAATTCTTCAATTACAGTTGCTTCGCTTGCGTCTTCAATGTCTTCACAACATCCCCAAAGGTTAATATCTGGAGCAACTATCTCTCCTAAATCTTTTAATAATTCTGTAAATCTTGGATCAACAATGAACCACTTATATACTTTAAGATTGAAATCTCCTGCTTCAGCTCTCTCTTCACGAATATCATCTTCACACATATCATCATAGTCAATATACTCAAGCTCTTCATAATCTGATTCATCATAATTTTCTGGACAGTTATAAATATAAAACGAATCTCCAACCGTTCCATTTGCTAACGAATCTCCATAAATAGCTTCTAATTCATTTACTATTATTGTTACATCTGCTTTTATGAGAACTCCGATTACTTTCTTTTTAATAAACTCATCTGCTTCTTTAATAGTTAATTTCTTTACTTCTTCTGGCATATAATTCCCCTCTCTATCTTGGATTGTAATATCTTGCTACGTAATCTTCAATAATTGTAAAAGCCTGCTCATAATTGAAATCTCCATTAATTAAGTCTTCTCTAATTCGTTTTAGGCTTTCTTTTTGGGATGAAGACATATGTAATTTGTCATAATCAAACATCATAATGTGTTTTAATGTAAAATAAATTCCTGAATGGAAAGTTGTTGTTACCAAATCTTTTCTAAATTGTGACTGTTTATACAATAAACAATTAGTATATCGCCAATATCGTTCAGCTTCAAATCTTTCATCCGCTAATAAATTTTTCATTTCCAAGAATGTATTCTGATTTATCCCTATACAATCAAACCCTTGAGAAAAATAATTCAAAATTTCTAACCTTCCAAAAGCAGCCCATCTTTCTTTATACGCTTTTTTATCTCTTTTTGAGAGTGTATATAAAGCATTAAGCTCTTTTCCAAATTTATCGTACATATATTTCCAATTATCTACATTATTGCCACGCATCAATTCTTTTTCAAGCATCTTTACATAACCAATAGTCTCTACATAATACCGTCTTGTCCAATGGACAGCATTCATAAACTGATATGGAAGCCATCTTCTGTGTATATAAGGATTAAACACATGTCCATCTTCCATAATCTTTTTATACAGGTATGAATTTTCTGCAAACGCTTTCCCTTGATATCCTAAAATATTCTGCATAGCTAATGAAGGATATTTCTTTGTGTCTACTCCTGCTTTTTCTAAACTCTTTTCTACATTCATTTTACATTCTTCCTTTCCTAATAACCTAAAATCCATTTTCTATATATATACAAACTCTTATGTCCACCTTTCCAAAAGAACAACTTATCATCTTTCCAAGTGATCCATCCTTTCATTCCAGCGAGTAACACATAGAGCTCTAACAATGGCTGAATTTCACTTCTTCTCATTCCTGTAAAATCATTTGCCCCAAAATCATTTAATCCTTTTGCTATAAAATTTTGTTTCTTTTGAACAGCAGATCTATCAGGAACTGAGCAATAAAATAATCCATACAGGTATTCAATAACCTCATATGGATTTTCTTTTTCATTTAATTCAGTTGGCAATATAAAATCTAAATCTCCTTCCTTTATTAAGTCATCATACTCAATAACCTCTCCACTACACAATGTCACATCACTTACTACGCTTCCTTGATCAACAACCTTATACTTCTTAAATCTCACTTGTCTTTTGTATAGATCAGTTGTCATTCTAAAAGACATGCAACTATTAATCATTAAGGTATTTCCTTGTGACAGCTCATACAATACTTTAAATAAACTTTTCATGATTTTCCTTTCTACATACTCTACATTGGCGACATGTTTTCTCTATTGGTTTATGATTAATAAGGGCACGCAGGCCTGTGGCAGCGGTGAAATTATTGTCGAGGAGACTAATTTCCCGCTGCATAAGGCAGCTGTGCCCTTATTATGTATGATTCAACGTCTCGTATGTTTAGCCCATGTTAGCTTGTTTGTATGCTCACAATAATGCTATGTTCCTTTATTCTTTTATGATTATAAAGCGGTTGAGCTGCAGGGATGACTTGGTCAATGTATTGCCAGTCATCCTGCAGCTTCAACGCGCCTTATATGTAATTCCATTGTCTCACATACAACGTCCATAGTAACTTTCTTATGTTCATGTTAATAACACGTTTCTAAATTCCCTTTATGATGATAAGATCCGGGAAGAAGTGGTGATGGAATGCTGGTTATCAACCATGCATGGAATCACCAGAGCTTCCTAGTGATCTAATTTGACTTATAACATCTCACATAAGTACCTCGTGTTAGGTTTGACTTAAGATAAAGCCGTCAATGAAGCCCTGTACAATTCTTTACTGTATCTAAACTGATGATACATTTCATTCATGCTGATATATCCTGCTTCTTCTAAAATGTCTTTATCGCTTCTTGTTTTACCAAGATTTGCACTTACGTTTTTTCCTTTCCCTCTTAATACTCCACATTCATCAGTTACTTTATTTACACCAAGACCACCAACCTTTCTCTTACCGGTATATAAACCTCTCAGAGTATCTTTAATCCACATGTCTAGTGTCTTAATGTCATCTTCCACATTTACAATACTAAAGAAATACTCAGCCCAACCGAACTCATTAGGATTCCTTAAGAAATTCAAATACAGATATTTATTAATTTGTCTGATTGCAACTTTTACACTACCAATTCCTGCTTTCTTATTTACATATTCTCTAATGTGTTTCTGAAATTCCTTTAAGCTCTTTTCAGAAAAACTTCTCTTCTGTCCATTAATTCGCACTCCTAAGAATGTAAACCATTGATCTGTACTGACTGTTTCTACCTTTTTGGGATTTAATGTAAGTCCTTTTGTTTCTAACATCTCTCCTAACATCTTCAAAGCCTTATCTGCATCCTTACCAACCATCAAGATATCATCTGAATATCTGTAATAAATAATATCCATCTTGCTTAACTCTTCGTCTACATCTCTTAAAACACAATTGGCAAAGAATGTAGACACTGCACAACCTTGAGTCATACTTTTGTATTTCTCAATAACATTTCTTTTCTGATCAATGATACAATCATCCATATAATAATCTCTTACAATCTGATCAATAGGACTTCCTGTATCAATTTTATCAATCATTTCATTAAGTACCTCACGGCTTACACTGTCAAAATACTTACTAATGTCTACCTTATACCCAACAGCTCCTTGATGTTTCTTAAGCTCCATACAAATATCATCTACGATATTTTTAACTCCAATTCCTTTCTGATAAGACACACATCTTGGATGAATCATATGACCATATAATTGCATATAAACATAATTGATTTGTGTCATAACAAATCTGTCAATTGGCTGATTAACATACACTTCTCTTACTTTTCCATTGTCTTTAGGAATTTCTACTACATACGGAGGTGCAATTTTGTAATTACCATCCCAGATCATTCCTAAAAGCCGTGCTTTGTATTCTGGATCGCACACAATTCTTAATACATCTCTATGTACACCTTTGCTTTGCTGATGTGTAATATTTTGTCTCCATAACTGATCATCCATAAACAGTTCTAATTTCCTTTTATTGATCTCGTTCACCTTGTAACACCCCCTTTAATAATAATTATTTTTCTTCGATGTGTTCAAAAATTTCATAAGACCTCGATCCATTCTTCCTTCAATCTCGTCATATAATAACCAAAATCCGTCAACTGATTCACTTTTGTCTTCCACTCTTTGAAAATACATTCGTGATCTATAATAATTTGTACTTTTCTTAATGTATGAATATAGGGAATAGAGTCTTATTGTTCCCCATTGTTTTACAATATTTTTAGTTATTATGTAGGAATGACCTCGATAATTCACTCTCTGACCAACTTTAATGTCTTCTAAATACATCACATCACCTCAATAATAGTTATTTTTACGATTTAAAATCTTTATTGTTCCACATTTCAGTCCTTTAAAGAACCATTCCATAGTCATTGATTCAGGCACAAAGCGTCTTTTCGATGCTTCAATCCAAATCAGTGAACTATCTTGATCAATGATTTTTTTAGTATAACCATTCCGAAGATCCAAGACATTATTATATTCTGCAAACACGTCTGTTATAGTCCATTCCCAACCTCTATACTGAATTTTCATACCCTCTTTAATATCTGTTGCTTCTATCATCTTAAATCACCTACCAGTAATTGTTCTTCTTGTTTGACACGGGGTAAAGTAAGTGTTCTTTTATTCTAACAGGCCTTCCTTGTATCATACATTCTCTGTTCTTTAAGTCTTCATAGGTTTGATAAAAAATGGCTTTAATTATATGATGTGGATTTCCTGTAAATTCTCCTTGGCCTTCTAAATAATCAATGTCTTCTATAATACCTTTTCCTGTAATACCATATGCTTCATAGAACATATTATCTGATCCTATCATATCAGGTCTAACCCTAAAAACACCCTTGTATCCTTTAGGCACTGGAGGATATTTACCATCATTTTCCATTTGATCACCTCTTTCTTAATAGTAATTATTTTTTCTTTTAAAAGGAATATAACAATACTTTTCTGTCCCAGACACTCTTCCTACTTCTCTAATAAGATTTTCACCTCTTTGCAGATCTAAAAGGCTAGGGTAAAAACTTGCTCGAATTACATGATTAGGATCTCCCTTAAATTCATTTTCTTCATTATAATAATCTTCATCGATTAAAAATTTGTCGTCTATAATGCCCCATGCTCCATAAAACTCATTGTTTAAGGACGTCATATCTTCTCTTAGTCTAAAAACACCTGTATACCCTTTAGGAACTGGACGGTACTTTACATCCTCTGGCATACGATCACCTCTTTCTCAATAATAGTTATTCTTACGTTTGATTTGAATTTTCTTAAAATACTTATCCCACAGTGTCGGACGAAAACAATACATAACACAATGACCGTTCTTACCCTTAGCAGACGGAAATCCACCATGTCCACCAATATTCTTATCAAATTCTAAAACACATTCATAAACAAGCCCACTTGCTACTTGCGAAACTCCAATAACCGTTGCGATATCTCCCGGATGTTCATCAAATATATTGCAATGTCGACGGCTTTCTTCTGTTAGTACGATCCTATCTCCAACCTTAAACACCTGTCATCATCCTTTCTCAATAATAATTGTTTTTTCTCTTTTTCGCTCGTGTGCAAGTAATGCCGCCCCAAACTAAATCATCACCATTTTCATAGAACCACATACTTGTTTCTGTTCCATCTATTTCAACCAATACGGGTATTGCAGATTCATCTATAGCAATGACTGTCCCTTTCGCTTTAGTCTCAAATACGCTACTAGCTTTAATTCCACGAGTAACTACTACTCTGTCACCTACTTCCCACATTTTAATCACCCCTTAGTAAAAATTATTTTTCCTTTTGACTTGCTCAATGCTTATGCCATCTGTGATAGTAACCTTTTCTAAACAATAATCAAACCACCAACAATGTCCCCGCTTTCCTTCATAAGCTCCATTTCCACTATGTCCACCCATGGATTCGTCAAACTCTACTAAGAAGCGATCTCTAATGTCATTGACAGGGGTTTCTGTGCGCTTAACAACCACTGTCCCCATTAAGCCGATTTTTGCTCCCCCTATTATCTTAACTCTTGTACCTTTTTCCCACATTCCTATCACCTACCAATAATTATTCTTACGTTTTCTTGGGACATATAAGTTTCTTTCTTCTATAAGGCCTTCCCTTATACACCTACCATTGTTTGTTAAATCTTGATAAGTCTTGTACAACTCAACGTACACTGTGTGATCTGGATTACCCGTATAGTGATAGCCCTCCTCCAACTTAACATACGCATGGTAATAAGGGCGGAAACGTGCTATTGTTGGCTTAAGTCTTACAATCCCCTTATAATTTTTAGGTACCGCTTTATATTTTTCTTCTATCAAGATCATCACCTCTTACATAGGGAATACTGTCACATCCATTGTCTTCATATCTGTAATAATCATCTGTTTTGGTTCATTCCCCAAACAGAAGTTAACAAAATTTGCAATTCCATAACAAACAATATTCTTAACTGTATAGCATACACTTAATTCCACTCCACAAGCGCTTGTAGGAGTTGCTGCAGCTGCTTCTTCATGGGTAAAATTCATGGTTCCAATTAAGTTTTCAACCTGTTCTTTAACTGAACAATCAGCAAAATAATGCTGTGCATCTGTAAGTCTCATTCTAAAATCAAAGAACGCAATACAGTTTGGATTTAACTTATTGGCCTCTACGATTTTCTTTCTAAGCTCAATATTATCTACACATAAAAACACATATCCTGTAAGAATATATGGATTATCAATCCCTCTTTCGTGTTTGATTATTTTAATCTGTGGATTAATTAACTTACACAAATTTTCAATTGCATCTACCTTAGCTTTTCCGATATCCCCATCAAAGAACATCTGATTAGTTACGTTTTTAGGCTCAACATGATCGTAATCCCAGAGATGAATCACTGAGACTCCTAATCTTGTAAGCTGTTCTGCGACATTTGAACCAATTGCTCCACATCCAATTACATGAACTGGTTTTTTAACTAATGTCTGTGCATCAAAAAATTCTAAAACCTTACTTGTATTCATAATCATTCTCCTTTATTTCTTCTTTGTCCCACTATAATCTGGATAAGTAATACAATACTCTTCAATTAAATCATCAAGACTTTCATCACAGCTGATCATCCTCTGTAAACATTTACTCCATTTACTATGCCATTTTGGAGGTGTTAAATCTGCAATAATTGCTCCACTTAATTCTTTTCGCAACTCTGCTTCATCTTTTTTTGGCTTCTCTTTGCCTTTATTTTTGTCATAGTTCTTTTTCCAACTATCATACAGCTCTTCTGTTCCGTATCCACCGCCTCTGTAACCATATCCATTAGAATAATATCCACTTGTTTTTACAACTACTTCTTCTTTTACATTCTCTTTAATCTGTTCTTTAGCCCATGCCTGTTCATCTGACTGATAGAAAACATAACTGATATCATCTGTCTCATAAAATTTATTGTTATAAATGTCATAAATATTTAACCAATAGCTTCCCTTTTTGTTGAAAATGCCGAATATGTAAAAATTATTTTCATCAACTGGACTAGACATAAACTGTTGAATAATCTGCTCCTGATACGTATCATCTACACCACTTGGACTTGTTGCCATATTTACATGTGAATGTCCATGAAATCTAATCTTATTGTAAATCTCATCTGGCTGACTAAGCATCCAAGTTGGATATAGCTCATCATCTGATGTTACAGTAGCTCCTGTAACTTCCTGTGGGAATACAATAATGTCTTCTACATAGAATCCATTTTCGCTTCGACTGACAAGTCCATGCCAACCAATTTCTTTTTCACATTCGTGAATGAGATAATACATTTTCTTTTCTGCCATTTCTGAAAAAGCAATCTCAATTTTCTCTTCTTCTTTAAGTTTTACATTAGGATTAATTTCCATCTGTAATTTTTCTGGGGTTAAACCAATAGAAGTGATAGCTTTCGCTATCACTTCTTGTACTAATCTCTGTGCATCTAATTCTTCAATTCTAATTTTTCTCATTTTTTAATCCTCCAATGCTCTTGCTTCTTCGAATGAAATAAATTCTTCTCTTCCTGGAACTTTAAGACATTTTTTATTTGTAAATCTGTCTTCACAATAATTAAAGAAAGCTCCTACTACAGAAGTATCATATAAAGAAATTCCAGCGACAGCTGATCTAACAAGATTGAAAATTGACATATAATCTCTGTTTGAAATCGCTTCAATTAAATTTGCTTCATTTGCTCCCCAACAGTTAAACTCATGGAAATGTGGATTAGGAATATACATATCATTTGTGTAATTATAATCTCTCATTGCAACTGGTTTATTATTGACCAAGTCAATCATTATTGCCTGCTGTAGATACAAAGTGTATTCTCTTGTCTTAAAGATTTTGTCGAATACTTTTTTCGTCTTTTCATATTCAGCCTCTTCTTCAAAGTATTCATCATCAAAGTTTCTTTCGTAAATATCATCATCCCAATATAACAATGGCTGAACGATTGCAAAGCTAAACCAATCACCGTTAGGATCACACCTAAAATCACTTAAATCATCACCCATCATGTTTAACATTTCTCTTACTTCATTGAACTGGGAATCATCTTTCATATGTAAATATCCGAAGAGTCTTTCTTGTGACTCTCTTAATGTTTTAAGAGAGTGTCTGAGATTATCTTTATAGCTATTAACTCTGTCCTGATTATTCTGAACTTCTCGTTCTAAATGTTTCTGCTGACCTTTAGATGCAACCTTTAGGAAGTTTTCAATATTAATTTTGTTTTTGATTTTCACATATTGTTTATCCGCTTCTGAGAAAATATCACGAATCATATTCATAGCTTCTGATCTATCTCTATTGCTAACAACTTCTAAAACATCCTGCATTGTATCTCCATAAACATGGCTAACAATCTGCATGATCAGTTCATAAGCTTCAAAGTCTTTTTTATAATCTTCTTTTTCTCCGTTTAAGAAAATTGTGGTTCCTTTCTGCTCAGGATGAGTAAGCACCTTAAAAACTTTATCGTTGTGGAATTCAACTTCTTCCCAGCCTCTTTCTGCCCACATATTAACAAGTTCTTCTTCTCTATCCTCAGAAACATCTTTTATCGCTACAACCTGCAAATGTGATTTTCTGTCAGTGTAAAAATGGTCAAATGCATGAACACCAACTTCATGACAATGGCTTAGATATTCTGTAACTCCCTCATTAAAATCAATTGATCTTAAAATTGATGCTGCATAGAAATAAGCAATTAATTCATTACCTTTGTTTCCTCCGATAAAATCAATACTTCCATTGACCAATCCTACATAACTTAATAATCCATTTGCTCGAGTAAAATCATAGTCCTGCATTACAAAATCATCATCTTTTTTATTAAGCCAAAAGATATAATTCTTAACCTCATCTTCGCTTACAGGCTGTAAAATCTCTTCTGGGATAATACTGTCAATGTAAGTATCGCTTTCCAGCTGGACACTTCCATCTTCTCCATATTCCTTAACTTTCATCAATCCCATAGTTACAAGTTCATCAATCATTGCTTTTCTTGCTCCCCATGGAACATTAATGATTTCTGGATTGTATTCATTAATCTCTTCTTCTGACCAATAACAATCCTCATCATTCCTCATCTGTTCTCTAACAGATTCGGGATCAACCAATCCATATTCTTCAACCAATTCATCCCAATTCTTTACTACCACGTAGTCATTTGTTTTAAATTTTCTTTCTTCCATAATGTATTTTCCTTTCTTATGAATATAATTAATAAGTAAAAAATAAGAACGTAGGCTATGACACCTACGCTCCTCATGTTCTTCTCTCTTTACCTGCTAGAACTAGAAAGCAGAATCGGCTTTAACTACAGCTGATAACATGATAGAATCACCATCATTACATCCAAGCTCTTCAAATGTATCAGTTAATTCAGCTACACTTAATGGTCTCATATTCATAGAAATTGTAGCTCCTGTTGTTGCTACATTATTTTCAGCTAACACTTCACTTGGAGTCTGGTTTCCTTCTACTGTTACAAGACTTTTACCTGCTGTTGTTGCTAATGTTACATTGATCATCATAATTTTGTTCTCCTTTATATCCTTTTAATACTTGTTTCTATAGTTACTAAAACAAAAGCTTTGCTGTCCAACCCCTACATGCAAAGCTTTTGAGTCGAAAGAGAAAATATTTTGCTTGATTAACAGTTACTCGTAGGACTTATTGGGTTGGCTGTCCATGTTTGTTGTTGTGAAATTACATTAGATATTATTTTACTTTCTATTCCGCAAAAATCGCATCAATAGCTTTCGTATCGGCTTCAATTCTCCCAGCAAGGACTTTTAATCCCTTTTCTGCATTTACAAGGGCTTTACCATATTCAACTTTGATGTCTTCCATTTTTGTTTCTGGAGGCAACACAATTGTTACAGCTAAGTTCTTGTCAATTGTAGAGTTACATGTAAGTCCTAACTGAGAAATTTCTCCCTCTCTTCCACAGCGTAAAACAAATGTTGGTACACCATCTTTGTTTGTTACTGTCATGTTGCTTACTTTCTTGTCAAAGTCAGCTTTTTTGATTTCTGTGTTGATTTCTAATGCGTTTTCTTTTAATGATACTTTCATGTTTGTTCTCCTTTTTAATTCATTGATTTTTTTAAGTTTCTTTATATGTAAAATCTCAAATCATCCTGTCCCATCTAATTTATTACTTCCCATGGCGTTATGATTTTCAATATTTACTATCTAATTTGATTTACTACTACATTGCTGAGTCTGCTTTTACAACTGCTGATAACATTACGGAATCACCATCTGTGCATCCTAATTCTTCAAAAGTTTTACCTTTTTCATTATCTGCAAGTGGTCTCATATTGAGTGATACAGTAGCTCCTGTTGTTGCTACGCTGTTCTCTTCAAGTACCTGTGATGGAGTCTGGTTTCCTTCTACTGTTACAAGACTTTTACCTGCTGTTGTTGCTAATGTTACATTGATCATCATAATTTTGTTCTCCTTTTAATCTCCCGAATATGTAAATGTGTAACTAAAAAGGACGCCCTTGGGAGACGTCCTATAAGTGAATGAATTAATATTAGATTATATTGTTTTACCTTTACTCAAGGCTGTTCCTAGGCTTCTGTTGCTTCTTCTGTGTCTGCAAAGATTCCATCAACTGCTTCTGTATCTGCTACGATTCTATCAGCAATTACTTTCAGATTCTTTTCAGCTGCTACTAAAGCCTTACCATACTTGATTTTGATTTCTTCAACATCTGTTTCCATTGGAAGAATCATTGTTACCGCTAACTCTTTGTCAACAGTTGTGTTGCAAGTTAAACCAAGCACTGAAATGTTAGGCTGTTCTCCAACTTTTAGCTTAAATGTCACATTTCCTTTGTCATCTTTAACAGTCATGTCTGTTACCTGTTTGTCGAAGTCTGCCTTTTTGATTCCTGTTACTACCTCTAATCTGTTTTCTGCGATTACTACTTTCATTTTGTTTCTCCTTTTCTTTTATAAAATATTTTGTAGCTATGTATCTCTTACACACGATCCTGCCCTAGCCATTAATTTGCAGTGTTATGTATTTTAGATATGTAATTTAGAGCTTTTACACTCTATAAGACAACCAATGTTTGGTCATCCTATACAATGTAAAAAGCACAAGTAGAACCTGTGCTTTTAGTAAAAATTGTTTTTCCTTTTCTTCATAATTTTCTTACATATTAATGGTGCTTCACAATCCCGGTTATCTCGCCATTTGATTAAATTACTATCTTGGTTTCCACGCATCCACCAACAGTGTCCCGGTTTCCCACTTATTTTACCGAAATCATTTCCATCATGTCCATCCATGGGTTCGTCAAACTCTACTAAGAATTTAATTATCTCATCAGGATTCCATGGAACATCAACCTTTAAAAAGTTGATAATAGTTCCCTTGTATCCAATCTTTATTTCAATTCCATAATTCTCTTGTGAGACCATACCCAAGTCTGTAACAGCCACTCTATCTCCAATCTCCCACATGTTCTCACCGCCTTAGTAATAATTGTTTTTTCTTTTTCCTATTTTTTCAATTGTTATACCATCTGTTTCAACAATTCTCCCCGGAACACTATCAAACCACCACCAACAGTTCGGTTTGCAATCACAAAGAGTAGTCATGATATTCCCATCCATGGGTTCGTCAAACTCTACTATAAAACGATCGTTTTTATCCTTACGTATGTAAACCACAGTACCTATGATACCAACTGGTGTTGTAGATCTATTTGATTTTATAATCCTAACCCTTGTACCTTTTTCCCACATTCCTATCACCTACCAATAATTATTTTTTCTGTTGTTAATTTTCTTGACTCTTATTCCATTTGCTTCGGCTTCGTTTTCGTTCTCTCCGTCTAAGGACAAATACCATCCATGACCTTCTTGGCAACGCCCGCTTAAGTCATGACCGTTTACATATTTGTCAAAAGCTACACTTATCCCATGCTTTTCTACAAAGTTAACAGTTCCTTTAAAACCTACAAAGGATTCTAAAGGTCTCCTAGCATCTTGAATAATTACGACTCTATCTCCAACTTTCCACATTTTAATCACCTCTCAATAATAATTATTTTTCCGTTGACCGACAGCTCTAATTAAATCTTCTTCCCAGACAAAGTCTTTTCCAGAGTGGCAACAACCATCTCCAATTTTCAAAAAGTTTGTATGAAATTCATATGCAATCTTGTAACGATTTCTCTCAACCTCTTGTGTATGATCCATTCTTGTTTTTCTACTTAAGATACGAACAACTGTTCCCGATCTCATGTAAACTTTCATATCTGTCAAGTTATTGTGTAATTCCAACTCTTGACCTACTTCAAATCTAAAACTCATATCTCAATCTCCTCTAGGAATTCCAAAAACTCTTGTTCTGTTGGAAATTTAAAAAGGACTCCATCAATGATTACTTTGTAGCAATCTTGACGAAGCCCTAAAATTTTAATACTCATTTAACTTCTCCTCTAAATACTTATCCGCTGTCTTAGAGAACTCTGCAAATAACTCTGGATACTTTCTAACTAATTCAGTTTTCTTTTTGTTTGTTTCATACTTGCTCCAGTCTACATCCATCTTTCTAATGATTCCTGAGTAAATAGAGCTTCCGCCTAAACTTTTGTTGCCTGTTTGCTCACAAAGTTTTTGAATCTTTTCTTTATAATATTGCCAATCTTTTTCTGGATTGGTTCCCGTATTTCTCTTTATAGCTTTTCTTTTTGTGTTTTCATATATTCCATCAAGAATACTGTCAAACAGGTCTTTCAAATTTTCATCATTGAATACAACATCTAAAGTACTTAATCTACCTCTCTGAGATTCTAATCCGAAAGCTCTTCTGTATTCTTTATTTTTCTGTGACCAACAAATTCCATACACATTCTTCATTTTTGAATAACATGCTGAGAATACTTTTCCTTTTGTTTTATATTCATTTCCATTAAAAACAATATAAGCTGCTTTAGCACCAATTTCGAACTTCCAAGTGTCTAATCTAGGGTTTTCAATCTTAACAACTGGCTTAACAGCTGGTTTTGTTTTTACTTGATTAACAGTTTTCTCTTGAGCTTCAAGTTTTTCAACAGGTTTTTGTACTTCCTGTCCTTGCTGAGATTCTAAAATCTTCAACACAGTATCTTTGAATATTTTGTTCTCTTCTCTCATTTCTAAGAACATATTCTGCATTCCATCTAAGAATTTCTCAACAGGTGTAATGGCTGTTTCCCTAGGCTTTCTCTGGAATTCTCCACGTCTATATGCTTCTATAATGTCCCATACCCAATCCATAAATTCATTTGCCTTTGGTTGTCTTGACCATCTACAGATTTCAAAGATACCTCTTTCATTATATATATAAGTAGAATATTCTTTTCTATCAGTAGATACTAAATTGGTATCAACTGAAAGTGGATCAAGTCTATCTCTATGTGCAGTATGTATCTTTCCGATCGCAATCCTTGGGTTGTGATATCCTAAAGCTTTACCAATCTGCCCTCTGGTCATCCACATGTTACTATCTGCCTTGTAAAAGTTGCAATCAACTCCATTAAATTCTTCTGTTGTTACTAATCTTAAATCCTCCATAATATGTCCTTTCTACTATTAATCAATAGTAATTGTTTTTTCTATTGTTTATTTGTTTCCATTCGCCTTTTTTCAATCTTCTTTCGAGCATTGTCTTAGGTATCATTGACGATGTACTTCTCCATACATCATCCTCGTCTGTATTTATACGTACAGCTTGAAAACACAATGATTTGTCTATTATATAAAACCCTTCTTGTATAAAATTCATATCTGTAAGCTTCCAGACAATTCCGGTTTTTACTTCTAAGAACTTCATTCCAATTTTTAATTCATTATCCATTTACACCACCTCACCAATAGTTATTTTTTCTATTTTTCCTCTTTAATATAAACTCAAGGTTATTTCCAATTCTGTCTTCTGGATCGTCTTCAAACTGATAGAGCCAATCTGTTATATGTGTCTTTTGACCATCTGCCCAAAGTTCTATCTCAACACTGCTGTCATCAGCGTCTTTATCAATAATTTTAACTTTTAACTCATCTGCGTTTGTCAATGTATCAAAACCATCTATCCACTCATTGTCATACATCCATGGACAGTCTTTACCAATCCTAAAAAACATGCCAACTTTGCAATCATCGAAGCATACTTCTCTTTTCTCTTCCATCCTTACACCTCTCTTTACCAGTAGTTATTCTTTCTCTTTGACAAGAATCTGAGATTGTTCTCAATAAGCAAATCTGACCTATGTAGTAATGTTCCTGAATTGTTTACCAAAGAGTAAAGCCAACCTGAAAATCTTGGAGTCTCTTCATTATTTACATAAACCTTTATGCGAATGGAGGAATCTTCTTTGTCTACATATATAACTTTTGCCTTTAATACATCTGATGGTTCAAGATCATATAAGCTGTCTACAATTAATCTTTTTCTACGTACATAAGGACTATCTTTATCTATTCCAAAAACATCGCCTACATGACAATCTTCAAAACATACTTGCCTTCCCATTTGTTTACTTTGCACTCAAATCAACCTCACTTCCAAAAGTTCCAACCAATGCAAGTGCAATCACTGCAACAATTGAAACGTGCATCCACGCCAATGTCACTGCTACAATCCAACAAATTAACTTCATTACTGTTTCAAATCTATTCATCATCTTCATTTTCTTCATCCTCTCTTCCTTTTTCTTAGTCTGTAACTTTCTTCAATCATCCATCCAAAAATCTTTTCAAATGGTTTATCTGTCATATTTATTAACCAAGTTGTAAAGGCAATCTCTACAATCTCTCTAGCTTCTTTGTCAACTCGTGCATCAGTAATAATAATGTCAAGCACATAGTCATAAATCATTACAGTTACAGGTTTTGTGTTCACACAGATGTATACCGCTTCGTACATTTCCCTTGTGTTGTCAATGATTACTCTCATGTATTCCTCAAAATGTTTTTCATCGAATTTATTTTTTGGACTAAAGAAATGATTATCTAACCATTCTGTTACCTGTAATAACACTTTTGTTTCTTCTTCATTTAAATATCTAAATTTGCTCATCTTAATTTCCTTTCTATTTTGAAAAAAGACGAGAATAAATCCCGCCTTTCTTCATGTATTAACAAAAATCACTCCACTGATTTTGAAATACCTTATTTATATGTATCTATCTAATAATAGTTGTTCTTTCGATTAATCTTTGAATCGACATTAATGTGAAAACTATGTTCACGATAAGCCGTAGAACTTGTAAGCCAACAATCCCAATATAGTTCACATCTTTTTCCATTTATATGTACTATTACATCAAGAATATCTTTTTCTTTATGAACTACTGTTGCGGTGACCTTATCTTCTTTTGCTACAGGAATTTCTTCAGATGTAAGGTAAAATTCCACAAAAGGACATCTTGTTTTTAACCTAAGTACATCTCCAACATGGCAATCTTCGAATCGAATTTCCCTTTCTTTTGTCTTCATATAACCACTCCTAATAATAATTGTTCTTTCTTCCTGCTTTGATACGATTTTTCATTTTAAGATTCATTTCAAGATTGTCTTCCTTATACCTACTTCCCTCTCGGAGATAAGAAGTATCATAATGATCATATGAAGCTTTACCTATATAAACATTTATTCCAACTTCTTTGACGTCACCATTATTTATCATATGTACAATCTCTGCTGTGATTTCTTCTCTAGGGATGTATCCATTTGATTCCATTATCCATTCCACAACCCATGGCGAGCGTCTATCTAACTTAAAAACATCGCCAATATGACAATCTTCAAATTGAATTTCTCTTTCTTTCTGCATATTACACCCCTTAGTAATAATTGTTCTTTCGTTTGTTCGGATACTCTAAGTTCTTTGAGATTAGTTCATAACCGTTAGCCTCTATTATTGCATCTTCTGTATAGAAATACCAATTCCTCGGGACACATTTTCGCCCATTTTTATAGTAGATATCTACAAAAATGCTATCTATTTGACTCCCGACCACCTCTAGGACAATGCACTTTACCGGTTCCTTAGGATCTATTTCCCAATACTTTCTAAAAGGACAATCTTCCTTTAGCTTAAGAGTCATCCCAACTTTACAATCTTCAAGTTTAAGTTCTCTCATGTTTGCCCTGCCTTTCTTTTAGTAGAAGTTGTTTTTCTTTTTAAGTTTCTTACACACACAGTCTTCTTCTCTTAAAGCAAAGTCTACATAAGCCCCAATTGTGTCTGCATCGTCAAGCTGATGTAGCCAATAACAATGTCCGAACTTTCCGTTACGAGAACTCCAACTTCCACTATGTCCACCAATGTATTTATCAAATTCAACAAGTACGCTTGTATCTACTACATCAATAACTGTTCCCTTGTAGCCTAGCTTAGCTACAATTGTTCTACCTGGGGCTTTAGTAACAACCACTCTATCTCCAATTTCCCACATCTTAATTTCCTTTCTGCTCTGTTATTTCTTTATAAAGCTTTCTGAACTTCATAAAGTCTTCGGCGTTTCCATTGTTGTCTGGATGAGACATTTTCATAGCATACTTGACAGCTTCTGAACATTTGCTTTTTAGTTTTCGCATTTCCACAAACTTGTCTATTCCATCAGCTGCGAAAAAGTCCGTTTGCTGGCGGAGTTTTGACATTTCTCTATAATGTTTTTCTCGTATTCTTTCATATTCATTGAACCAATGAATGTTCATGCTTTTTTCGTAATCTCTTTCCTTTTTGGTTTCTGCCAGTTCCTTTTCGACTTCGGTTATTTTGCTGGTTAACTTGTTCAGATTATCGACTAAGTTCTTTGTATCTTTTACCTCAGCTTCTTTAATTGAGTATCCTAACACCCATCCGGTCATAATCCCAAAAAGTGCACTTGCAATAATTATAATTTCCATCTTAATTTCCTTTCTCTTCCACAATTTCTACGTCTTCTAAGTCAATCCACAATCCTTCCCACTGGTTTGTTAATTCATTGTAGAAGTACATGTAAATGAAATTCCCTTGCTGCCAGTTTGAAGTCGCAACATGGATTCCGTCTTCCTCTGTGATTCCATATCTATAACCATTGCGAAGTGTAAATCCTTTGTAAGTTGCATGACCAAAATCTTTTAGTGTTTTCAGTTTGAATGTCTTTTGTTCCATACATTGTTGTTCAAACAATGTTAAAGATGTTATAGTTCCCATAGCTCTGTCTGTTCCTTTCCTGTACGAATGAATTCATCTAAGAATAGTCTATACCCGTGTAATTTCACGAACATATTTCCTTTGATGTCTGTCTGGATTTTTAGTTTGTGATAGCTCTTGCCACCACCCCAAGCTCCAGACTCACAGTACATGTAGTCTTCTATTCCATAGGTAATTTGTTTCACTTCTACGCCACATAAACCACTGTAATATGCAATGGTTTCTGAGCGTTCGCAGATTTCTTTTTTTGTTAATCCCATAGGCTCTTCCTTTCTCTTGTGCATCCACAAGAATTAATATATTTATAGATACAAAAAGAGCCTTAGATTTCCTTTACTGGCTATCTAAGGCTGATTTTCTAGCTACAAATATGTACAATTTGTACTATATATATCAAATCACTACCCCTCTATGTATTGATTTGCTTTAATCTTCTTCTCCTAATCGGTATAGCAAAGCTTCACACATTTCATTAATGTCTTTATATGCTTCTATTTTACCATCATAAAAGCAGTTCCCTGTTTTGTTGAGGTTCTTTGCGTTTTCAAAACTTACAGAAAGGCTATAGGTTTTAATACGATGAACCATCTCAATCTGTGCTTCTCTTTTCGCTTCCTCGATATCTTCTCGTGTGATTTCTGGTTTCGCTTCTGGTGTAAAATCAGAGTCAATACCAAGTTCGATTTTGCTTTCGTCAACATGAAGTTCTCCTGTTTCTCCATCCATCATAAAGAAAGTATCCAACGCTTCTTCGATTTCCCATGGATCGAAAGTATAGACTAAGTGTGGACAATTGTAGTTATATTCTCCATCTTCCAGATGATGAAACTCAACAAAAAATTGACCTGTAATTACTTGTAATCTGTGCATCTCCCCGTGTACTTCTACATCGTAATGGACAACTTCACAATCTGATTTTACAGATTCGATTACAGCTGTTTCTAAGATTTCTGTCATTAATTCTCTTTTTGTTCTCATGGTTTTAGTTTCCTTTCCTATAAGTTTTTAAGAATTGTGTTTACCTGTGCGAGCGTCATTGCAAAGGCTCTCTGCTCTCCTAAGTGCATATCATTCCCTTGTTCTACACCTTCGTCTATGTAAAGCTCCCAAGACTGCTGTGCCATTACATCTAAATGAGCCTGTAAATGTTCCAAGATTTCTCTTTTGGCTTCTCTTTTCGCTTTATCAATGTACTCATCTGTAACCTGTATAATCACTTCTGCTGAGAATTTTACTTCTGATTCTGGTTTGCTTTCTTCTTTGTATGGGTCTTGCTCTGCGTACAGCCAATCTACAGCATCAAAAATGCTTTCCGTTGTAAAACATTCTGTGTCTGACTCACATTCAAACTCCCACTTGCGACCCCAGTGTGTGACCATTCTAGACCGGTCTTTTGTTGCTACCCATTTTTCTGGCACTGAAAGCACATTTACAACGTGTGCTTTTAACATTTCAAACTTTGCCTTGTCTAGATTTTCAGTTATTTTTATCATGATTCCTATTTCCTTTCTTTTCTATCTGATTTCTGTAATTTCTACAATTTCGTCATCAAGTACGCTGTCAGTTCCTTTTGTATCGAACTTGACAGATACTTTGACAGATTTGTTTGTGTTGATTCCGTTGTAGTTGGTTACTTTCCATACGTTTCCATCTTTGGTCGTGATGGTTCCGTTGTTGTATGTGCCTATTGTGGTACGGGTGCTGAGAGCGTCAGTAATATTCTGCATTGTTGCCAACGTCCCCCATATCATCATAACGACCCCAATAATTAATAAAATTGTACTTTTTAAATTCATGTTTCATTTCCTTTCTTTAGGCATAGAAAAAGCACGGAATTATTTTATCTTCCGTGCTTTTTGGTTCCTGTTTTAGTTTGTCTTACAGTATAGGCTGTGGAATGTACTTCCCTGTTTCTCTATCATAGTGATAGCATACAATCCTTATGCCTGTCGAAAGACAAGCATTTACTATGGCTAGAGTCGCCATTGTTAGACCTGTTACATACAGGTCTACTCTATCTCCACTACGTAAAGCAAAGTCAGAGAACAATCTCTTTGATGCTTCTAATAACAGGCTAAATGGATCCATTTCCTTTATTGTGTTTCCAAAGATTGCCCCATCTGTAGCCTGTGGGATTTCGTGTCTGCCTTTGCAGACAGCTACTTTAATTTTCTTACTCATGGTTATATCCCTCATGGTTATACCCCCTTATCCAATTACTAACCCATTACGGACTACAGGTGTTTCCGTTCCTGTTCCGTTGTAGCGTTCACAGGCTTCTGTGTAGTAACAACGGTCACAGATTCCACCACAGAGTGCACAGGTTTCGTATTTACATTCCTGTTTCTCTTCTTCTAGTGCTTTAATATAATCTTCACACCAAGATTTCTTATCTGGGTCTGTTGTTGTTGACAGAGTTGCTTTGAGCTTGTCAATGTCTGCCTGTAAGCTGTTGACGTAGTTTTCGTGCATCGTGTCATTTGTTGAATTGTTTGTATACATCATGGTATACCCCTTTCTCCTAGCAGTCACTAGGAATTCAAAAATTGATAGTTATAGCCTGTACAGGGAGTTGAACCCTGTGACGTACTCACTCTGGAGGTGTTGGAAGTGAGTACCCACTCAGGCTTATACAAATACCCACTATGGGTATTTATTTGTGTAAGATTAAGCTGCTACATTTGTGAACTTTGTAGCCATAGCTACTAAGTCAGCTTTTTTCAACTTAGATACTTTGGCAGTTGTATCATGTTTCTTAATGAAAGTACGTAACTCTGCCACTGTCATTTTGTCCATTGGTTTGGACTCAGTTGTACCCAGTTTCTGAGCTGAGATTTCAGCACGAGCGTCTGCACACTTTTCATGTACTTCCTCAGGTGTTTCAACTTTCTGAGGTGCCACTGGTGCCTGTTCTTCTGCATCTACATGACGTGCTTTCTTAGTCTTAGGGAAGCAATCTGCACTTACAAACCCCTCACAGAAGAACATATAGAATCTTTCTACAAACTTGCTCTTTTTAATAGGGTTGAAGAACTTACCTGTCTCTAAGAAGTTTTTGTCATTATTCACATTGAACCCAATGGAAGCATTGAACACATCCCAACCATAAGAAGTTAGTGTCATGCCTTTAGATTCAAAGAACCCCTTGACTTTACGAGCGTAGCCGTCACGGTTTTCACTCATATCTGTAGAGCATCCCTTGTATAGGTCATAGATTGCATCTACAACTAGAGACTTCTCAGGCACTGGATTTTTTAAGTTTCTAATCTTTGCGTCAGCTTTTTTCCACTTATCGCAAAGTGCAGAAAGATAGTCATTATCTTCCTTAGAAAGCAGACCTGTAGCCTGTATTACGGAATATTTTTCTAGAATATTCCTAAGGTCTGCATACTCCGTTGGTAATTCTTTGTCTGTATCCACAGGTTCGGATACGTCAAAAGCATTGTTTACTCGAGTGTCAAAGTGTTCTTCACACTCTGTTTTCTCTGCTCGTAGAGCTTCCCTGTTCTCTGCGACTTTCTCAAAATCTGTATAGAAATTGCGACAAAGAGTACGGAATTCTTTAGTTGCTTCTGTGAAGTCCATTTTACGGACTGGTAGTGTAATGTTTGCTACTGTTGTTGTTTTTGTTGATTTTCTACTCATGATAAACTCCTATTCCGGATACAGTCGTACCCTAAAAAATATGTATTTGTTGCATTGAGTTCCTATGAACTCATTAGACCACACCTGTTAGATGTATTCTAATGAACTCACAGAGTTCTAATATTATCCCTAAAGGGACTTTTGACCGCTCGCAAGTGTTCATGCACTCACTCGATACTATACAGGGGTTGCACCTGTCATAGCCTATTATTTCACAGAGTCTAGTCTCCTACCGTTGAACTAGATAAGTAGTAGTATTCAATGCACAATATACCCAGCTCGAATGAGAGCCGTTGTCGTGCCTGTTAGAACTTTCTACCGTGGGCGGTACTCTGTTATAGTGTCAACAACAACGCTTTTCAAACACTTGAAAGACAGGACCCCACCCCCACAGGGACTTATAGTATATGGACGTGTTTCGGGTCAACCGTCAATGTTTGACACCCTGTCATATCGACTATACTAAGCAATATAAAATATATCGTTTAGGAAGTCTTTCATCTGTTTGGTAGTTTGTCTACAGGCTGTCACTACCTGTATTTTTGCGAACCGATTCAAAAAATCTGCTACACTTCTTTGGACTTGCAACGACTTCTTATAAATCCTGTACCACGTTCGTGTGACGTTGGGTACAGGCAATAAGTCAAAGGTTTACTTGTCTGCCTGTCACGAATGAGTAACAGGGCAGAGTTTTAGCCTGTCGTTCAGTTTCCAAAGAAACTGATTTTTTGAACCTGTTCGGAGACTTGCCGAACGGATTCAGACTTATTAAATTGTCAAGGTACTGATACGATTTATAGTCGCTATATCTATGACTACTTTCTTAGCGGTAGGGAACGCCTTTAGGAAAGGTTTTTAATTTTTTGCTTTTGTAAGAATCAGAACGATTCTTTTTTTGTTCGTTACTGAAAAAGTAACTGCGATATGAAGTGGTTTGTTTTACGTCGGTATCCTTCCGACAAACCATACTATACATGGGTGAGAGAATAACACAATACCCTAAAAACTGACTTTTTAAAAATATTTTCAAACACCCGCAAACCCGCATAAATACGTGCTTTTTTGGACTTTTAAAAGTCTGAAAATACCTATTTTCGAGCCTTTAAAATTAAATTTTCGCCCCCTACTAAAAACGTAAATCCATGAACGGGAAAGCCATATTTTTTATAGCGGGTAATTCTATACCACAAGTTCAGCCAGACGTTTCTCCACCCCACATCTACGCCATTTAACCCCTCAAAACCCTCTAAAAACATCCCCCACATTTCTTTTCAAACACCCCACATACACCCTTCCCCCTCATAAAAACTTTCCCCAGAAACACGCCTCTTAACACACCCTAAAATATAGAACGCCTGTTCTGCTATAAACCCATCTCTCTGAAATTTTTTCAAAAACCAAGCTCTTCTTATATAAATGCAAACCTCTTCTCTGAGAATTCCACACGGTAAAAATTTTTTTAAATTTCTTTCAAAAAACACTTGATTTTTCAAAAGTCAATACTTTATCATATAAAAAATTAATTTATTTTATTTTTGTACAATCGCATAAAACAGCCATATTTCTACCCATCTAAGTACAACAAGTCAAAGAAAAATCCAGAACAAACCAAGTAAAACAGCCAAAGAAAGCACTATTTTAAGAAATTTCCAAAAAACACTTGACATAAAAATCCCAGTCTAAGCCTCCTTAAACGTACTTAAATGAAATAAAAAGTGTCATTACTCTCACAATTTTATTTTTTCTGCAAAAAACTATTGATTTTGTCATACATCTGTGGTAATGTGAATTCATCGAAAGAAAAGTGTCATTACTCAGACAAATGCATTTTTTCATTAAATTAACAAAAACAAACAACGCAAAGGAGGTCAAAAAAATGACATTACAAGAAAGAAACGAATATCTAAACGAACAGTTCTGGTTCATGAAAGAGAGACAACATCTTTTCGATTTATCCAATCTGAAAGAAGGACACAAGTACAGCAAATACTCTGACATTCTTAAATTAGTTGGAATCGACAAGGAAGGCAGAAAGAGTCACTATGCAGTCCATAAAGCTAATTTAAGTCATTTCGTAAATGTAAAAAAACAAAAAGATGGACAAGTTAAAGTGACAAAAGCAAGAGGAGAATATGTTGAGAATCCCTTCTCATGGGAATTAAAAAGTCCTTTCATGAGTACTGGATACATGTTAGAAATGATGATCATCTATATTCTGGACAATCATATTAATGACAACTGGAGCCAATATGACTGGTGTAATAAACTTGGACTTATCTGTGGGAACAAAAAAGATTATGACTTAAGTGATTTTAAATACCCTGTCGAATATTTCCATACGGCATATGAAGCAATTAAAGATTGCGCTCAAGGAAGATTTAGGAATGCAATTGTGTCTCTTCAAGAAAGAGGTGTAGTTAAGAAACATGTGAAAATCATTTGTAGAAATCATCCTGGAACTGAATGGCGACCATTCACACCTCGAGAAGAGGAAATCTACAAACACTGTTTAGGTGTTGTATATCATACGAATGCTGACGTTGACATATATTCAACTCATATGTATACAAATGTATTCTCTAAGTTCAAGCACGAGATAAAAAAATATCCTGAATTTCAAGACTTATACTTTAAGTTTGTATACGACTTAGAGTATCTCTACCCACAAGAGCATAGCTACCTAAGAGAGTATGAATTTTATATGTATCAAAAAAGAGTTCAGAATAATTTAACTGACAAGTATATTAAAGTTGCGCAGCGTAGAAAAGATGATTTGATAAATAATTACACCATAAAGTATATGAACAAGGTTCGTAAACCACTTCTCGATGGACTTAATATGACTGAAGAAGAGTTAAGTGATGTATCAATGAATTTTATTCATGAGTATTATGAGAAGAAACATGTTCGGTACAAAACAGACGTTCGAAAAGTTATCATTTTTCTTCAAAAACATGGTAAAATCAGTCCTCTTTTTGGGAGAGGTTTTAGACCCTCTGTTATGTATCAAACAGCATAAATACGCTATTCTTACGATGCCGTCTTCGAAATCGGGCGGTACAGTAATATTAAATATTATTTAATAATAGTGTTTTATAAAATAAATAAATGATTTAATAATATTTTTAATGTTACGTAGTAACATTAAGAATATTACTTAAATTATGGACGCCGAAATTTTTATACTAAGAGGTTAAGTTTTGGAGAGGCTAAAAATTACAAAAACTTCTCTCCACTCAACACATAAAAAATCAAAAAAGGAGTGATCATTATTTCTAAGCAAAAAACGAGTCAGAAATATATTTACAAACTACACAGCAGCCGATTAAGAAAGGCGAAGTGGAAACTTTCTCTACCACTCAATGAAGCGAGGGAGAATGGAGACGACATTATTGCTCTTTCAAGTTCTGAAGCATTAAGAACAATTGACTCATTGATCCATGACTATGATTCAGACATAAGAGCAAAAAGAATCCGAAAGAAGATCAAAGAGCTTTCAGCCAATAGAGGAAGCAAAGAACTTATCTCACTACTCTACAATGATCTGTACAAATGTCGATTTCAAACAGACTACCTCACAGTGGTCTTCGACACAAAGAAAGATTATGACTACTGCAGCAAGCATGGATTCATTGTAAATGATCTTCACTACAATCTCTTCTTAGGAACCACAGGAGGTTTAAAGAACAGTGTTGTGATCTTTGTCAGTGACAATGTATACGATGCTCTCTGTGAGAAAGTAGATGCCGGAAGGAATAAAGAAGTTCCGATCATACCAAACAAGCTCGGAGCGTACAAAGCACTCTTCTGCTCTTCTTCTACAGTTGTTACTCCACCATCAGGAGTGATTGTTGTACAAGACTGTGAGACGATCTTTAAGGGACAAGCTCTTTATGTGGATGATACAAACTCAGATGAGCCAGAAGTAACTCTTCTTGATGATCAAGAGTTTGTACACAACGGATCTGATGGAGAAGGATTAGTTCTTCCAGAACTTGCAAGACAATGGAACGGTGAACTGAATGGAGATTATGATACTCCTCTTCCATCTGGCAACATGAGAGGATGGCCATTCTGTAAAGGTATGCTTCACTGTATGGACTTTAGAGCTTTTGCAGAGGACGTAGCTAAGACTTATACCATTATTGATGCTTGGGGCCACCCTAGGGACGTTAGAGACGCTCAGGTGATACTTACAACATCTATGTTTAAGCTATGGGATGCATATGAGTCTATGGAAGACTACTTAGAGAACATTGAGAAGTATGATTATCACTTTGCTCTTGCCAAGACAGCCGAACAAGAATGTGATACTGAAAGGAATCTTAACTATCAGTTCTTACAGAGCTATTATCTTACAGACGACCAAATAAGAGAGCTTTGTGAGCCAACCATAAAAGAGATCAAAGACATTCTTGGAATGGATTACAGAAAGACTCTGCTCTTCCTACGAGGTAAGAATATGACTGAGAAGAACATCTTACAGTCAGATGCTTTTACATACATTCAGGCACTCATAGCTGAACCTGAAATGATCAAAGATCCTTTCATTCGATCTAAGATTCATTCTCTCATCAAGAAACGAATCCAAGATGCTAAGATCGGGCGCATTAAAGTGAAAGGTAATTATTCAATCGTTGCTGGTGATCCATATGCTCTCATGCAATCCATGTTTGGACTTGAAGTTACAGGATTGCTTAAAGCAGGAGAAATGTATCACAAGCATTGGATCGATAGACAGGTTGATGAAGTAGCTTGCTTCAGGGCTCCAATGACAAGCCATTACAATATCGTCAATCTTAAAGTGAAGAACAATGAGCAGCTTTCATACTGGTTCCAGTATCTCCCATCCATTTGTGTGATCAACAATTGGGATAATACATGTGAATCACTTAACGGTTGCGACTTCGATTAGTTTACTTGGTCGAAGTAAAACTCGGTGAACTTACAAATGTAAGGTGTATATGTGACGTACAGTAGCTTCAGGAAATGGAAGTTAACGCATATGCTAACAGGGGAGCCTCAGCGGGTAGTGCCGGTGGTAATCCTGTGCTAAGCAAGAAATTGAAAGTCAAACGACTAACCAAAGCACTGATATTCGAGGAATACGGTATCGGTAGCAAGTAGAGTACCAAAAGGGTGAAACTCCCTAAGGGAAGTGCCGAGCATCACAGTGTAAGACCTATGCTGTGTAATGATATAGTCTAGTCCCCTTTCTCCATAAATATCGGGAAACCGAGGGTACATCGGGAGACCTCTTCTTCACAACTAACAATAGAATACTTGTCGAAAACAATCGTCCTCTTCCATCAATCATTTGTGCCCAACGCAAAGCTAACAAGATTGTCCCTAAACGAAAAGACATTTTAAAAGCTTACAAGGATGCCTTTGGAGACGAAATCGGCTTCACAACAAACATTATCACTTCTCAGTTTGAAGTACAGTCTCATTACTCTCCTGACAGTGATGAGTTTAAAGAACTGGATTATAGAATTATTTGTGGCCAGCTATACCAACAAAATTCGATTGACAAATTGAAGGGCATTGTGTGTAAACCTATCCCATCTTACTGGTATAACAGAAAAGACAACAACATCCATCCTGAAGACTCATCAAAGGATCGTAAGCGAAAAGAATTCAATCAGAGAATCGTAGCTGACAAGAAACCATACTTCATGATCTACATCTACTCTCACCTGAGAAAGGATTACACAAATTATGTGAAAGCTTCAAACGATAAATGTATTATCTGGTTTGGGTGCACAATTGATGAATTACTCAAGAAAGCTGATACAGAACCTATCACAGAGGACGAAGCGGAATTCTTAGATCACTACTATAAGTTCTTGCCTGTAGGCACAGGGCCTTGTGTAATGAATCGAATCTGTAAGCTCTTTGAGGATGAGTTTGATGGCTATTTAAAGAAGTTGAATACACAAACAGATTTTGATTACTCTATTCTCAAAAGGGATCATGAGTACAATAAGAATGATTATTATGCTCTTAAGAAGCTGTACAGTGAATATTCAAAGAAAATGAAAACCTTAAATGCTCTGATCAACGGCAAGGGTGGTTTTGGTCTAAATGTAACAGACATTATCAATAATCGAGTCATGTTGTTCAGAGAAGCTGTTTCCACTGCTGTTCCTGATCCTGAGAAAGCTTGTGACATTCTTCTTGACCTCTGCTACACCAATGGTAAGAGTAAACAGTTTGTATGGGACATGTTTGGAGACATCCTTGTCCAAAGACTCTTAGAGAGAAACTATCACCAGATCTCTTATCCCGTAAGAGCTGAATCAGGAGATTTTGAATATGACGGAGATTCTTTCGTCATTGAAACTATTAAACAAATTGAATCATCTATGTTTGAGGAGGCTGATTGTTATTAATATCGTACTGAATGAAAAAACGCTGGTAGAAAAAATTTTAGAAACAAAAGAGCTGGAAGGCAGTATACCATATACTGCTACCCTGCTTGCAAAATATTACATCCACGAGAAAGGCTTAGAACCTGCACAGGTATATAAAATTATCAATGAGTTCTTAAAAGAGTCCTGTGAGAGCTACAGAGAAGCTAAATGGTATTCATGCATTGATGAGATCATTCACAAAGCTAAAAAGTATCCTCTCGTGGAAATTGATTCACTGCCAATCTATGAGTCCGAAATGGAAATCATAAATGGGTTAGAAAATCTTAGAGATCAAAAGATCCTCTTCACTGCTCTTTGTTTGGCCAAGTATTATAATGCTCTGAATCCTCAAAACAATAATTGGGTGAATACAGACTACAAAGATTTATTCTCATTGGGTAATACAGTAGGTACAAGAGAGCGTAGATGCCAAATAATCGGCAGACTGTTCAGAAGCGATTGTATAACAATGAGCAAGAAAGTTAACAGCTTAAACTTCTCTGTAGATATTCTTGTCGATTCGGGAGATGTTGCTCTTGAGATTACAGACTTCAAGAATCTTGGGAACAGATACCTTCACTTTATTGGATATCCTGAGATTTCTGTATGCTCCTGTTGTGGAGAACCTTTTAGAGACATCTCAAAAAAGAAAAAGCATCGTAAAGGACGGCTTAGACAGTATTGTACTTCTTGTAAGAGTGAAATGCAGTTAAATAGATATACCAAATACTATAATTCTGACAAAAAATAAGGCCAGCAAAAAGAATTACCACATTAATTGACCCTGAAAACGCTAGGTTCTGCCTACGTTCTTCAGGGGGTGGTAAAATAGTGATATATGGAAGGAAGGATAAGGAAATGCTCAAAAGATCAGATTTTCGAAAAGGAAATAAGAGTTAATTATATATACTAAAAAGTGTATTTCAAGGTAAAATTTTGAGTGGTGAGCAGAATTACCACATTAAATACCCCTCAGAAACCTAGGTAAAACCTAGTGTTTTGAAGGGGTGGTAAAATAGTGATATATGGAAGGAAGGATATAAGCAATGAAAAGGAATACAGTAACTGAACATTACAACTCACTGGAAGATTTAAGAACTGCATGGGGATTGAAACCAGTTCCATTCAAGAAACGCCAGCAGATCAAAAAAGATTCCAAGAATAAATAATTGGTTATTCGGACAGATAAAATCTCAAAATGCCAGTGGATCAAAGATTCACGCCTACGCTGTTTCAACAAAGAATATTCGCTTCGTAGGTTCCGAGGTCTATGCTAAAAACAAAAATCAGAGATGACATCCGAGACTTGCAACTGTCCATAACATATATAGACCTCCAGAGGAAACTTGTAAAAGCAACCAAAGGAGATAAACATGAAAAAGAAAATTTCAATGATCGCACTGTTAATGGCAATGCTATTGGCAGTTGGAGGGTTCACTACTTCTACTGCTGTCTCTGCGAAAAATAAAAAAGTTAAATGTTTGGGAACATACAAGATTACTGCATACTGCGGTTGTCGGTCATGTTCTGGTGGTTGGGGAACCCGAACTGCTTCAGGTCGCAGAGCAAAACAAGGCAGAACCATTTCTGTTGATAGGAGAAAAATTAAATTAGGTACTAAGGTCAGAATCAATGGACATCTGTATACAGCGGAAGACGTTGGTGGCGGAGTAAGAGGAAAACATATCGACATGTACTTCTCTTCTCACTCACAGGTCAAGAGATTCGGCAAAAAGTACAGTAAAGTATATGTGGTAAAATAACAAAAAGCTAATGTTATCACACGTAAGAAATATCGCCTATAGGTCATTAAATATTGTCAGCAACTCATAGACACATATGTAGTAGTGTCTGCTGACAACAGGCAAAACATTGCACCTTGCGTGCCCAACAAAAAGAAGATCCAATGCTTCTGCGGAAGTTGTTGGTGAGTCAATTGTTTGCAGTAGATTAGCTACTGAACAGCAAAAGAAACCATAAATCGGAGAATGCTTGTTTCGAAGTACAAGAGACAAGACGTGTAGAAGCTTAACGATAATTTGACTCATGTGGTTTGGAAGTGAATCTTTGATTAAAAGTGGTCTACAAAAAATTATGTACGGGTGGCAGAGCTGGTTTAATGCGCAGGATTGCTAATCCTGTATACATACGAACATGTGTATCCTGGGGTCGTAGCCCAGTCCGTACGCTAAATCGCACCATCGTCTAAATGGTTTTAGGACACATCCCTTTCACGGATGCAATACGAGTTCGACTCTCGTTGGTGTGATGTTTGTCCTACAATGTTCTTCGGACTTGTGGGCTAATATCCCTGTTTATACTGCTAAGGAGACAGGCAAAACTGTAAATTTTGCGGCTTCGGTCACGAGTGGGTTCGATTCCCTCAACAGGGATGATTAGGTTAGTAACTATACGATAGATTAACCAAAAAATATGCGAACACCCTGATGGTTGGTGGATATTGGAATGTATACCTCTTCTGATATTCTGATGGAGTTCATCACTTCAGTTCGCCCTAGAAAAGCAATACTTACACACTGTTGCTTTTTAGAAATATGTATTGTCTCGCCAGTGTGTACGTATGAGAGGTAAATACATATTCGTTATTGACATGTAGCTCAACTGGACAGAGCACAACGCTACGGACGTTGGTGTTGCAGGTTCGAGTCCTGTCATGTCAGTAATATCGCCCTAATAATTTAGTTGGTAGAATGACGGTCTCCAAAACCGTTCGTGCTGGTTCAAATCCAGCTTAGGGTGTTTGTATTTTAAAACATAAGCAACTCGGTTATAAAACTCAATGCCATGAGTCCGAGAGATATTCTAGGCACATATGTCGAATTGGAGAGATACATTGTACGGATACGTTCTTTGTGTCTCTTTTTATGTCGGAGTGATCTGATATGGACAAGAGAGAAACTCTCAAGCAAATGGATATTGTGCAGCATTTTGGTCTGGTTAACGCACAGAACTTTTCGCTACAACAATAGACGCTCCTGTGGAGAATAATCCACTTCAATGCGTGCTCTGGCAGGTACGTAAAAGGTGGAAAAGCCAAATAATGTAGTTTGATGTGAAGCTGTTCAAAAGACAGTGTATAAGAAAAGTCGCTGGTATGTCGCTCAAGTCAGTTAAGGGTAAGTTCAAATTCAAAATGAATATATATGCTAATAGAGTATATAACAATAAAACTTAATTCTGAATGGCGGGTTGACATTGCATGTATTGATCATGTCATAGAACTGGTCTTTTAGACTTAGGTAAGAAGTTAGAGGTCGCTCCTCAAAGCTCAGACTTATCTACTATGTTGCAGAACAAACTATTCCACAAATGACTGTAAGGTGAAGACCTGCTTTAAAATTAAAATACATATAGGGATATCGCCAAGTGGTAAGGCACAGCACTTTGACTGCTGTATTCACTGGTTCAAATCCAGTTATCCCTGTTAATCTTTCTGAGGAATCATATTATCTCCTTTCTTGTGAAGTTTTGATTATTGCGCTTTTCTACTGTTGTTTCATACCTCAGAAAGATTTACAAAGCTATTAAGATTTCTTGTAGGAATCATAATTTATACCTCTTTTCTAAGTTTGAGTACATTGTTGGTAGTTACAATGTACTCTTTTTGTGCTGTCGTAGCTCAATTGGTAGAGCAATCGCCTTGTAAGCGATAGGTTATCAGTTCGATTCTGATCGGTAGCTCTATGTCCAAATGTGTACGCTGACTCATTATGAGCAGCAAGCACGGACTGTAACTCGGAGAAATGATAAAAAGGATGGTGCTGGAAAATTGAAAAAGAAAAAAAGAGATTATTTTAAACACAAACAACGTGATCTTGTTTCAATGGTCTCTGATGCAACAGGTTTCACTAAGGGTGATTGTAAAATCGTGTTAGATGCTATTCCTGATTGTGTTATGAAAATTATGAAAGAAACTAATGATGCTGAAGACACTGAGATTTCTCTCGCTTCTGGTATTGTACTGGGATCTCGGTATATCCCTGAAAAGGAATTGGTTGATCCAAGGAACAGAGAACCTATTACAGTTCCTGCAAAACTACAACCATATGGTAAATTCACTGATAGATTTAAGGAACTGGTAAACGAAGATTGGGAGGGTTAAGACACATTGGTAGATTTAAACAAACAGGAAAACGAAAACGAAAAACAGTACATATGGAGACTGTGTGACATGAAGAGTAACGGTATTATAGGCAATAGTTGGGAAGAATTAGCCAAACATCTTAATAAAGAACTTGGTTACGACTATGGGGAGTCTAAGTATCGTAAAGAATATCAAAACGCTCAGAAATATTATGAAAATGTATTTTCTGATATGACTCAGAGTAGTGAACTTATTGCCGTGAAAGCTAAAACTAGAGAGTTAGAGCTTTTGAAGACACAGGTTCAAACAGAAAAACTTGAATTAAACAGATGGAAACGTGAGATTGGTCGAGATGATCTGATCTTTGAAAAGATTGGATTGGCAATGAAAGATCTTGAGCCTCTTATAATTCCAGATTTATTGCCGGTAACTCATAATCGAGAAGCTGGTTGTTTGTTCTTCGGAGATGAACACTATGGTGTTGAATTTGAAATTAAAGGCCTTTCAGGTGAGATTATCAATTCATATAACCCAGAAATCTTTGAAGATCGAATGTATAAACTTTTAAGCCACACAATTGGCCTGATTGATGAACATAATCTATCAGAGCTACACATCTTTTCTCTTGGAGACTTTATTGATGGCCTTCTGAGAGTTGGACAATTATTCATATTGCGATATGGAGTTATTGATAGCTCTGTAAGATATGGATATTTTCTTGCAAATTGGTTAAATGAATTGTCTCAATACGCACGAATCAAATTTCACATGACTGATGGTAACCATAGTGAATTGAGAATGCTTGGACAGCCTAAGGGTACTTTCACTCATGAAAATCTTGGTATCGTAGTAAGAGCAATGTTAAAAATATTATTAGAGAATAACCCGAACATTGAGATAATTGAGAATCCCACTGGATTGATCTATGAAAACATCTGTGGTTTCAATGTTCTGGCTTTTCATGGTGATAAAAAGAACATTAAAGATGCGTATGGTAAATTTCAGAACTTCTATGGTGTAAAGTTAGACTACTTGGTTGCAGGTCACATACATCATCTAGAAAGCTCTGATGTTGGTCGTCATGCTGAAGTTATTAATGTTCCAAGTGTAATGGGTGTTGATCCATTCGCTGAGAAAATTTTACAATCAAGCGATTCTGCTGCCTACTTTACGATCTTTGAAAAAGGTAAGGGTAGAACCGCTTCTGAAAAAATATATTTAAGTTAGGAGTAAGATATGGCGAAAACTGCAATGCGCCGTACACAATCCTCTGCTAAAAAGGTACAAGCACAAAAAGAAGAAACATTTCGCTGTCCTTTTTGCAACAAAGATCTTCCAAAGACAAAATTCTATAGTAGTTCAGATCCTAGAGTTTTAACAGGTATTACAAGAATCTGTAAAGATTGTTCTACTGCTGTTGCTCGTAGAAAAACTGATGCTGGAGAATTTCTTGGAGAGACAAGAGAAAGCGTTCAAGATGCTTTAGAGTATTTAGATAAGCCATTCTATGAAGATTTATGGGAAACTGCTGTATTCAGTGCAAACAAGCCTCCAGAAAGAGGTAAAAAGAAAGAAAATAAAACTATATGGGGTGTTTATCTAACAAGTCTTGGTTTGAATCAGTATCATGGCAAGCGTTGGCGTGATAGTGATATTTTTAAAGATATGACTCATGTGTCGAAGGTAAAAACAGAATCCATTTATACCGATGCTGAAGCTCTTAAAGAAGCATATGAACAAAATAGGAAGGATGTCATTAAAATCATTGGGTATGATCCATTTGATGAATACCCAAGTGAAAAAGACATGCCTCTGCTCTACTCTCAGCTTGTTAACTTTTTGGATGAAGAAACTAAAAATGATGCAATGAAGATGATTGCTGCAATCCAAATTGTTAAGTCACAAGCTCAGATCACAAATCTTAACGCAGCTATTGATGCGTACACGATTGATGTTACAACTGCTGTACAGAACAATGCTGTTGTCAAAAACTTATCTGAAACAGTTTCAAAACTGGTCAATAATATTAACTCATTAGCTAAAGAAAATGGTATTTCTATCACAAATAACAATAATAAATCCAAAGGTGCATTCACTCTGTCCGGGAAAGAAAAGCATTTACGAGATATTGGGTTCCGAGAGGCAGAAATTAACACCTTTGATATTGGTACTTGTGAAGGAATGCGCCAGGTTGCAGAGATTTCAGAAGAAGCTCGTCATAAACAGATTAACCTTATTAGTCTGCGTATAGCGTAAGCTGTATGAAAAAATACTTATTTAATTGCTGGGAAGTCCTAAAGACTACCAAACTACAACGTAATACCTGCAATGGTATAGGCGTGAATGTTGTGAAAACTGAAAAAATTGGTTGTATAAGAGCGAGGTTAAATCCCCTGCTCTTTTTTAATGGATAATCAGCAGCTTTTATCGAAAGATGGAGTCCAACGACTATTCCGTAAGGAAGTAGGCCACAAGCGATTGGTGGTTCCAAAAAATAAGCCCCTTTTATTAAGGGTGAAGATATAGTCTGCACTCATAGGGAAACCTTGAGGAGTCGAACTCGGTTGGGAGTAGCGTCTCGATTAAACATAGTGGTGGTTATGATGAGAACATTGCTTCTGAAATTAAAGATATTAAAGTTGAGTTAGTTGAACAATATAGTAGAGAACGTGATGAAGCTCTTGAAAGGGCAAGAATCCTTCTCGTAGAAAACAGAGATCTTAAAGATTTTCTAATTGAAAAGCGCCTCATGACTGAAGATGGTGAGGTGATTGATTATTGAGAGAAAGTAAGAAATACGAATTACACGAATCTGGTGTATATCTCCCAAAGAATTATCAAATTTTCAAAAAACCTAGTCTATATGACATTACAAATCGTCAGTATGAGCAATACAAAGAGACTGCTGAGTTCATTCAATGGGGCCGAAGGAATCCTACCAGATTCGCATCAGAGATATTCGGTGTTGAGTTAATGGACTATCAGACCTATATATTCATGAATACTTGGACTTCTAAGGTTGCAGTATGGGCTATGAGTCGAAATGGTGGTAAAAGTGCATTGGCATCTATCTATTTGATGACTAAATCTCTGTTAGTACCAAACTTCACTGCTTATATCCTGTGTGGTGTTGGATCACAGTCTATCGAGATGTATTCAAAGCTTGAAAAAATCACAAAGAATGAAGTTCCTTCATTTACAACACTTACAAGTGTTTATGCAAGTGAAATTATTAAATCTCATGCAAATAAAGATGGATTTGTTCACAATCCTGCTTCATATCATCATCAATTGTACAATGATGCACAGATTTTTACTTTGAACGGTGCATATAACAACAACCGCTCCAAGCGTAGCAATTGCAATGTATATGATGAAGCAATGAACAGTCCAGATGAATTATTCGATACTTCTGAACCATTTACAACTCAGAACGCTGATTTCGCATTAGGAACAAATGGAGATGGTTCTGAAATGCTTATGAAACCACCTATGTTCGAAAATCAGTTACTCTACTGCTCTTCTGCAGGTCGTACTGATCAGTATTTTTATAAAAAGTACAGAGAATGTAGCCTACGAATGGATGCAGGAGATAAAAACTATTTTTGTGCTGATATTAGCTGTGATGTCATTATTAAAGCAACAAAAAGAGGCATTGGACTACCTAAACCTCTGTTAAGTCAAAGTACTGTAGACAGTGCTATGCGAACAGATAAGGAAGCCGCATTGCGTGAATATTATAACATCTTCACAAATGAAGGTGGAGATGGTCAGATCATTAAAAGAGCAAGGATCATTAAGAACTCTTACAACAGAATTCCAGTTCTTAAGAATCCAGATGGTCGCAGAGAGTATGTTTTTGCATATGACCCTGCTAGATCACATGACAATTCTGCTCTTGCCATAGGAGAACTTTATGAAGATCCTACACAGGGATTAAAAATGAAAATTGTCAATCTTGTATGTCTTCAAGATTATTTCAAAGCTAATAAAACTCCTATGAATACCCCAAATCAGATTAAAGCAATCAAACAATTACTATTAGATTATAACGGCGATGGTGTTGCTGATTACCAAAATATCAAGAGATTTTTAGTTGATGCAGGTTCTGGTGGAGCTGGCGTACCTATTACTGACTTCTTTCTGGAGGATTGGGAAGATTCAGACGGATTGATGCATCGTGGATTGATTGATAAAGAATATTCAGCTGAGGAAGCTAGAAACTTCCCTAATGCTATCCCAGACATCGTAAAATTGATGTCCCCATTGAAATATAAGTCTGAAATGTTTGAATCTTTGATTCAAATGATGGATTTAGGTCTGATTGAATTTCCGAATGAGTATGACGGAAAGGGATTCATCAACTTAATTTATGAGATTGATAAGAATGGTAATCGTACTCTGCGTGATTATTTCCCATCTGAGGATGAGGAAAAAATATTAAGCAAGAAAGAAATCACTGTTGATACTCAAATTCACAAGTTAACCACTTATGAAGAGATTGCTTTGAAACAAATTGATCACGCAAAAACTGAATTGGTTAATATTTATCGATTCAAACAGGCTTCTGGCAAGGACAGATTTGATCTTGATCCCCAGAAAGCTAATAAAATGCATGACGATAGAGCCTTAAGGCATAGGGCAAATGCAGCATAATCCATAAACTGCATTTTTAATTCTTTCTGATCAATTTGGGAAAGTCCTGAAGAGGATAACCCACAGCAAGCAGGGAAACCGTGCAGCTGCAACGACTAAGTGAAAGAACTCCATCGGTATTATATGGAGATGCGATAGTCTGGACTCATACTATAACAAAAGAAATATGAGAAATAAGATTAACGTCTTATTCGCCTGCAAGTAGGTCAAAAAGTAACAGAACGATGTAATCGCCATGCTCGCTTGGGAGTTAGCTCAGAGAAGACGTGAGCATATTACTAAGCGTAAACCAAAGAAAACTGATTATACACAACAATTTATTAATATTCGTCCGGCCAAATTTAACTGGAAGCAATACTAGGAGGTGAAAGAACTTGGATAATGTGGCGAAAAAACAAAATACTGGGAAACCCGTGCGTAAGAATCAACCCATAAAACGTAAAGTTACACAAATGCAATCAGGAAATTATTCAAGACCTTTTGCTTCTACTTTCAGTCAAAGCCAGGTCAATAGTTTAATTTTACAAAAAGCTAATAAAGAAACGAGTCGTAGTTATACTCGTTACACAAAAGCAAAACTACAACAATATATTCAGAATCCACAATCGAACATTAACAATATCAGAGCTGTTTCTGAATGGTTATACAGAGTAAGTATGCCATATCGGAAACTGATCGAATACTACTCTTCTATGTTGTTATATAACTATCAGCTAGTCCCCAAAGAGGACCTATTGAGTAGTGGACAGACTGATTTCATTACTTCTTATACAGAAGCTGTGAAAGGTGTTCAACGAATTAATTTTAAAGCCGATATGCCCGGTGTTATTGCAACAGCACTTAGAGATGGTGCTTATTTTGGATTTGTTTATGACAATGGAGATGATGAATGCTTTTTATACCAGTTAGAAGCTAAATACTGCAAAGTTACTCAGGTAGACAATGGTGTTTATGGATTTGACTTTGATGCAAGCTTCTTTGATCAGGGAAATAATAGTATTTATCTTGAAGAGTGGGATTCTATATTTAGCACTGGCTACAATGCTTACAAAAGTAATGGTCAGGATTACAAATGGTTTCAAATTCCTATGGAAACCTCTATTTGTATCATTTCTGGAAACGATCCACTTCTTCCGCTTCCATATCTACTTCCACTCTTTGTGTCTTTGATTGATCTTTTAGACTATGAAAATTTAATCAAAGCTAAGACAGAGTTGGAAGCAAGTGTCTTATTACTTCAAAAAATCCCATTATTATCTGGTACAAAAGAAATCAATGATTTTGCTGTTGATTTAGATCTTGTACAAGCTATGGATGGACTTTTAAGTGAAGCTGTTCCTTCTTTGGTTGCAACTGCTTACAGCCCATGTGATCTTGAAGTCGTTCCTTTTAAAACAAATGACACGTCTGACACCGATATCTTTGCTAATTCTTTATCTAATTTAATGAGCAAAGTTGGTGTATCTGAAATGTTATTCAATTCTGACAAAGGTGGATCTGTTGGATTGAAACATTCTATAGAAGTTGATGAAACTGTAGCCATAGATTTCTTAGTTAAGATTGAGAGATGGGCTCAGATGTACATCAAAAACAATATTGATGAAAATTATATTATCAAGTTCCACAGATATACATATTTCACACAAGAAGATTATATCAACGTGAGAAAAGATGCTGCTGCCTTAGGTGTTCCAGTAAAAATGGAACTTGCTACTTCTTTGGGTTATACGCCTTATGAAGTTATGCAGAATACTGGTTTGGAAAATGCACTGGGATTAGATGAATTATGGAAGCCTCTTAATTCTTCTTATACATCTAATACAGGTACAACTGACTCCAAAGGCGGTGCTGAAGAAAAGAACCTTGATGATATGACTGAGGAAGGTATTGCAACCAGAGAGGAGAATAAAAATGGAGAATAAACCATTCATCTTTTGTATAGATGAGCAACTAAAAGAAAAATTAGAACAAAAATGTAAGCTGTTAAAAGTTGAAAAATGTAAAGATCATACGGTTTATATTTTTGAAAATAAATTGGAAGCCGTAGATATGGAATTTTCATTAGATGATCGTATGAAGATGGTTTTCACAAATAAAATGACATTCTAGACCGCTGAGGTCTTTTTTTAGTTGTAAAAAACAAAAAGAAAGGCGGTGAAGATGAAATTTGGCTAAAAACAAACAAAAAACAAAAATGAGTTTAAAATACAGTGCCTATATTGAGGACATTGTGTCTGCAAATAGCACTTTTGATAAAGGAATGTTACACATTGCTTATGAGGGCAAAAACCGAAATGGTAGCTATATTAGTACAAAATCATTTGAAAAAGCTACTTCTTCTCTTGCTTACGTACCTCTTGTAGCAAATTATTCAATTGATGAAGACAAGATTGGTTCTCACGACTCGACATTTAGAAAAGATAAGAACGGGGTTTTGAAAGAATACAATCTGACTGATCCATTAGGTGTAATTCCTGAGTCTCCACAGTGGTATTGGGAAAATGTTACTGAAGAAGATGGCCGTGTGAAGACTTATTTTTGTTGTGAGGTCCTTCTGTGGAAACGTCAGGCAGTTTATGACCACATCAAAGAAAATGGCATTACAGATCAATCCATGGAGATTGGTGTTAATTCATATGAAATGGTTGATGGTGTGTGTCATGTTACTGATTTTGAATTTCAGGCGTTCACATTGTTAGAGAGTGCTCCACCATGTTTTGAATCAGCATGTTTAGAAACATATAGTGCAGATACTTTCAAAGAATCAATGGATGAAATGTTTGAAGACTTTAAACAGTACTGTTTTGAAATGAAAAACACAGAAATCACAAAGAAAAAGGAGGAACATGACTTGAATAAGAAAGAACTTATCAAATCTTTTGGATTTGATCCAGAGTCTCTTGATTTTGAATATGCAGACATGGACGAAAAAGTCCTGACTGAAAAATTAACACAGATGAAAGAGACAAAAGAATTCTTACTGTCTAGTAATCTCGGAGAAGCTATGAGTGAAGCTTTTGCTGATCAGAAAGTTAAAACTGACTGGGGAAGCTATTCTAAATATTTTGTAGTGGACTATGATCTAGACAACAGAGAAGTTTATGCTTACGACAGAGAAGATGGATACAAATTATTTGGATTCAGCTTTGATGTTGCAGGCGATGAAGTTAAAATTGATTTTGACTCTAAGAAAAGAAAGAAATATACAATTGTAGATTTCGAAGGTTCTGAGGAACCAGCTGAAGACTTCTCTCTTGCTGATATTGTACAACCTGAGATTGATAAAGCTAAATATGAAGCTGAAAAAGCAACTGAAAAGACAGTTGAAGAAAAATATACAGCTAAAATTGGTGAATTAACATCAAAGGTTGCTGATTATGAAGCAATGGAACCTGAATTAGAAACTCTTAGAGAGTTTAAGAAAGAGGCTGATAAGAAAGAAAAGACAGCCATGTTAGATTCTTTCCAAGAAAAATTAAAAGGTTCTGAAGAATATTCTGCTCTATATGAACAGATCGAAAAATTCTCTGTTGGAGAGTTAGAAAATGAATGTTTAAAAATCATTGGAAAAGCTGCTATCAGTGGTGAATTTGCTTATAAAAATCCTGCTAAACATAAATTTGGTATGAGTGTTGGTGGAAAATCACCTGAATCTACAGCAAATAAACCATATGGTTCATTATTTGATGATTTTGAAAAATAATATATGAATTTTGAAGGATGCCTGTGCGGTGTCTTTTTTTAATGTCTAAAAACAAGGAGGAAAATTTAATGGCAAATACAAAATACGGTGTTGTCGAGACAAGTAAGATCAATGCTACTTATCTCGGTGGTGGACACATTTTTTCTGTGGTTGACGATGCTGCTGCTATGGAAAATGGAATGATTGTTGCTCTGGGTGATCCAGTAGAAACAAGTGGAAATGAAGAATATAAAGCAGCTACACCTACAAAAGGTAGTCAGGTTGTTTTAATTGCTAACCCAGCATTAATTTATGATCAGTCTACAACAGTTGGACAGGCTGAATACAATTATGTGATCGAAGCAGGTAAAAGTGCTCGTGCTTATACTCTTGTTCCAAGAGATATGTATGGAATTTCTGATTATCTGATCACAAAAGCTGCTGGAGAAAAAGTTACAGTTGGTAACTTAGTTGTTGCAAAAGATCGTAAGTATCAGGAAATTGCTAAAGCAACAGCTGTTACAGATTATGGATTTGTAGCGAAAATTCGTTATACATACATCAAATCTGGTGTAACTATGGTCATGCTTGAAGTAATGAAAAACACAGAAGTGGCTACAGCGTAATAAGGAGGGGAGAAATATATGTTAAGACTTATGAAATTTAGCGAACTGGGAGAAACAGTTCAGGCTGTTTTTGAACAAGGCGAGCAGGAATATATGGACTTCTCTGCTTTAATGTTAGACACAGCTAACGACAAAACGAAGAAAATTGACGGTGTTGCAGATGCTAAAAGTGCTGCTAATACTGTTATTAGAAAGAAATTTGCTCAGGTTCTTGGAGTTGCTGAAGATGAAAAGAATCGTAAAGTTCTTAGAAAAGCTATTCGTAGACATCAGCCAGAAGTTTTCGAATTGTTAGAGGAGACATTAGAGAACTTACTTGTAAGTGGATGGGGAGACAATCCTTTCTTCATGGAATGGGTTGATCAGAGAAACTTAGCTGACGGAGATCAGAATGTATTCTATGTTGAAGAGCAGGCTGTGTTAACAGTTAGTAGATTCGCTGGTAATCATCATGACTTAATCCGCCAGAAATTAGGAATCGGAGAAAGCTTCTCTGTTACTACAGACTGGTATGGAATTAAGATCTATGAAGAGTTTGAGTTATTCATGGCAGGTAGACGTGACTTTGCTGCTATGATCACAAAAGTATATGAAGCTTTTGACAGAAAGATCAATGACATGATCTATGAATCTTTCATGGGAGCTGATGAAAAATTACCTACAGACTTAAAGATCACAGGTAAATTAGAAGCTGATAAATTAATTGAAGCTGTTCAGAATCTTGAAACAGATACAGGTAAAGAAGTTGTTATCTGTGGTACAAGATCTGCTATTTCTCAGGTTATCGCTCTTTCTCCATCTGCTTGGATTTCAGACGATATGAGAAATGAAAGACATACAACTGGTACACTAGGACAGTTTGAAGGGATCAGATTAATGGCTATCCCTCAGGTTAATGAACAGGGAACAAGAAACAAAAAGCTTGACAATAAGAAATTACTGTTAATGCCTATTGATGCTGATAACAAACCTATCAAGCTTGTTAATGAAGGTGAAGCTATTGTTAAACAGGTCAATGATGGCGCAACAAACCAGGATATGACATATGAGTACGAGTTAATGCAGAAACTTGGTATCAATGTTGTTATCAACCAGTTATTTGGAACTTACAAATTTACAGTAGGATAAAATCTGAGCCAGTTAAATGCTGGCTCTTTTGATATTAAAAAGGAGATATAAAATGCCAGAAACTAATAAAACTAACACAGAAAATGCAGTCGAGGAAAAAGCTGCTGCTAAGTCCACAGCGAAAAGAACTAGAACAAAAAAAGCTACTCCTAAACCAGAGTCAAAAGCTCGTGTGTTTGACAAGGAGGAATTAATTCCTTGTATGTCAGTAACAACAGGAGAATTAATTTATCACGAAACATTCGCAAAATCTCGTACTCGATATGAGTGGCTCCAGTATGGAGAAATTACTGATGTGGAGTATCAGGACTTAAAGGCAATGTTAGCCAGAAAATCCGATTACCTGTTTTATCCTTATTTTATTGTTACGGATGAAGATTTCTTAAAGGAAAACCCTCAGTTACAGGAAATTACAAATCAGTTCTATGGATTAGATGATCCTAGAAGTTTCTTTGATAAGACACCAGATGCCTTAGAGTCATTCTTAAACAATGCTCCTGAAGGAGTTAAAGATGCTGCTAGAACAGCTGCTGCAAAACTTATTAAAGATGGACAGTTAGATAGTATTCGTATTGTGAAAACAATCGACAAATCACTGGGAACTGAGTTTGCTAAGTTAGTGCTCTAGGAGGTGTATTATGACCTCTTATGAACGCATCTACTCTGTTTTCTTATTAAAGATCGAAGATTATGATTTTGCTGATCTATCTGATAAAGATGCCAATGAAATGCTATTAGGTTATTTAACTGCAAGTATTTCTAAGTTTAGCAAATGTACTTCTGATCTTTCCAAGAGAGATGATACTGAAGGAGTCTTTGAAGATGATCTTTCAGATATTGAAATTGAAATCTTAGCCTTGTCTATGGTAGAAGAATGGATTCGCCCTCAGGTGAACTCTACTCTTCTTACTAAACAAATTTTTGGTGGAGCTGAAGAAAAATTTTATGCTCAATCAAATCAATTAGATAAGGTAATGGCTTTGAGAGATCAGATCAGAGTAGAAAAACAAAAAGCTTACAGAGATTATCAAACAGAAAAATTTAGACAGAACAATAGTTAGGAGAAATGTATGAATAGCAAATATGGAAATTTTCCAAAGGAGCAGATCCATGCTCATAAAAAGACTATTCAGAATTCCATCTTCAAGCTGTTATATATGCGTGAAGAAAAAGATCCTAATTTGGATAGATACTTTGCAGGATTATTATGGAAATTATCTGGATACAATAAAATCTTTTCTAATCAGACAGTCGTATTAGATCTTCTTGCTATCTTAGCTCAGGCTAGAGATGAAGCATTAAAAGAAGATTACGATCATGCAGCTTATAGAAAAGCTATTCTCGATGCTACATCACTTGTTGACCATATCAAGGAGGATGATGTAGATGAGTCTAGAGAGTTATAGAAATAGGTTAAATAATGGTGCTCATAGTACTGCTGCTTCTAAAAAGTACAGAGCCCATTCGCTGAAAGCTATGGATGTCACATTCACAAAGGACCCCGCCTTTCGGGAATGTAGGATATTAGGTGAAGATGTTGACGCAAAGTTTTTAGCATATACAAAAAACAGTATCAGTAAAGATGCGATTGATTATCATCTACAGTTTAGACCGGGTGTTAAGTATCCTTTGGGAACTTACGTAGATATTCCTGTCAATGATGATGAGGAATTTAGTACTTGGTTAATTGTTGATCATGATAATCATCCTCTTTTCTATCGGTACAATATTCTTCTTTGCAATTGGACTTTTAAGTGGGTTGCAAATGGGAAAGTGTATTCATGTCTTGGTGCGATCCGTAGCCGAAATTCGTAAATTTGTGCGCACTATCAAGGAAACTTGTTAGTGAAAAAGCTCTCTTTTTGCTGGAAACTCCTTAAAGTTATTTTACTACAACGTGGTCATGAAATATGGGCGAGCGTGAATGTTTGAAAAAAAATAAATTGGACAATCAGCCGGGAAGTCTCGAACAGAGAAACCTTCAACGAGCAAAGTAGGGCAAGTGCCTGAAAATGGGAGCCACCTAAGTTGTATTCACAATATGGTGTTGATGTGCTCTTCTCTTATGTGAAAGCATAAGGATTTTAGTTTACATAAATAGTTAATTAAGACAGGACAGGAGGTAGCTCCTCTTTTGTTGTGCTCCTAACACAACAATTACTGTCTTTTTTATATTGAAATTTTTAGGAGGAAATTCAATGAAATACGAAACAGATTATTATAGAAATTTATTTAAAGAAGGAAAAACTTTATCAGAAATTGTAGACATTACAGGAGATGGATATCCTGAAATTCATAAAATTATAAAAGATTTAAAGGGTGGACGTTTTACTCATAATGATGTTTCACAAAAGCATAAAGACGATATGGCTCAAATGTATAGAGATGGAGTTTCTTCTGTAGCAATTGGTAAAAAATATGGTGTCAATCATAAATTTGTTGGAAGGATTCTGGACACTTATGGAATCAAAAGAATTGGTAATGGCCAAAGAACTTATAAAGTAAATGAACATTATTTTGATGAAATAGATACTCCAGAAAAAGCTTATATTTTAGGATTTTTAGATGCAGATGGTTCTAATTATATGCCTAAACAGACTATATCTATGTCTTTACAGAAAGGTGATCGTCCTATCCTTGAAAGAATTAATAAGGAAATTGGCAATGAACATCCTTTAAGATTTGTAGATAATTCTAATAAGCATGATTTTGGATATACATATCAAGATCAATATACTTTATTAATCTTTAGTGCATATATGTGTCGTCAATTACAGTCACTTGGAATGGTTCCAAGAAAAAGCTATTGTTTAGAATATCCAACATGGCTTAGAGAAGATTTACATTCTCATTTTATTAGGGGATATTTTGATGGAAATGGCTGTGTAAGAAAAAACATTATTTCTATCACATCTACTAAAAAGTTTTGCTCTAAATTTTATGAAGTGATATCTAAATTTTTTCCAGACATAAAAGCTAATTTAAGACCAGCAAAAAAAGGGAAACGACTTTACTGGAGTAATTGATTTTTATGGTGAAAACGGAAAAATAGTCGCTGATTGGATGTATAAAGACGCTAATATATATCTACAACGAAAATATAATAAATATCTTTCTTTATATGTAAATTAAAACTATTTAAGCTAACGACTTAAATATAAAACTAAGAACAATTCTGGTGTGTGGACCGATTATTTGATCACGAGTATAGAAAACCAGATTTCATTCTGGGTTCCAACAAATGATGTTACAAACACCATAGACTATGATACACGATTCTTAATTACACGTAATCCTTTACATCCAGTGGCATGGAAGGTTACAAAACGAGAGGATGCAGTTCCTCTTGGAATTACAAAAATTACATTAAAACAAGATGCTTTCAACGGTCACACAGATAATGTGGACGAATTGATTGCCGATTATTATAAAACCGAAGTTCCACCAACTATTGAAACTGATGAAGACAAGCCTACGTTGCCTGATCTTCCAGATGATAAATTGGTGATCAACTTTGCTGGTGCTAAACCACAGATTAAATGTGGTGGTAGTGCTAAAAAATTCTCTACTATTATTAAACGTGGAGACGGTACTATTTCTTCTCCTGAAAAAGTGGAGTGGAATGTTATAGTGCCACAGGGTCACTTAGATGACTTTGACATTGTTTGTGATGACACAACAGTGAATATCAAATGTCATAAAGTGTACTCTCTAATTGGTGAGACGATCACCATCCAAGCATTTGTAGATGATCTAACAGCTGAATTTCAGACGGAGGTGATTGGATTATGATAAGAGATTTTCAGAACATAGATGATGATATTATCTACAAGAAAAGGATTATTAAAGAAATTCTTTACAATGATTCTGATATTATCGAGCTTTTGGATAACCCAAAACTTGATCCAAACTCTCCAGATGAATATTTGGGAATAAATATCTTTCCCGCAATTCATATTGAACCAGTGCAATCTGAAGTTCAGAATTTCATTTGTTTCGATATTGATGATGTAGATATCAATGAGAGAAATGGGATGATGAAAGAACAGGTATGTACTTTTAGAGTATTTTGCCACGAAGATAATCTCGCTACTCCTTATGGGGCTGAAAGACATGATCTTTTAGGTTATTGCATCAGAGATAATTTTCAGTGGAGTAACAATTTAGGATTTCAAATGAAACTTACATACGATGTGTCAGGAACTACTGATACCAGATATGTTTGCAGGACATTGAAATTCCGAGTGATCACTCCAAGTAATCCTTATCAGGGACGAATGGACAACAGAAATAATGCCCATAACAATGTCTCACATGAGGAAATTCCTGACAATAGGGTAGATCATGGATAAAGACCTGTCTATCATTTTCGGAGATGATTATTATATCAATGATGCAATAAGTATTCATCAGCCTACTCTTAGAGACATAAAAGAGATGGGTGAAGACAAATACTTTCAAGCTGTATTTACGTTAACCTGTATTCCTAGTGATATGAAATATAGGCTTTTTAAATTGGGATTAGACTATGAAGAAGTTGAAGACTTTGATTTATTTATGCTCATGGCTCCAACTCTTGAAACTGACATATCTCAACGATTGTTCATGGGAGTTGATCTCAGTAAATTTGAGATGGCTCAAAATCAAGTAAATGGAGACCTTGTTCTTGTTGATATGGAAGACGACATCATGATTGACAAGCTAGCCTATATCAAAATATGTGATTATTTTAGATCTTTGCACGGCCTCAAACCTAAAGTAGAAATCGCTGGTAACGAAGAAACTAAAAAAATCCTTATTGAAGAAGACAAGATGAAATATGAAATGAATCAAAACAAAGAGTTTGAACCAATACTTCTTCCTCTTGTTATCTCAATGGTAAATACTGAAGAGTTCAAGTATGATTATCAATCTGTTCAAGATTTAAATATCTCAGCTTTTATGTCTAGCGTTGAACAGATTCAGAAAAAGAAACAAGCTGTTGCACTTTTACAAGGATGCTATTCAGGTATGATAGATACCTCAAAAATTAAAACCGAAGACCTTAATTGGATTAAGTAGCTCTTATGGAGCTGCTTTTTTTATACAAATTTTTAAATATTTCAAGGAGGATTAAACATGGCAAGTACATTCGACATTAATAACTTTGTCATCGATAGATGCTTACGTGCAATCATGGTAGATACAGACACAGGAGAAATCTTATGGTCTATTAATCAGATTACAGAGCCATCTATCAAATGCGAGTCTGACACAACTCAGGCTACTGATGCTCTTGAAGTTCCTATCATGGAATTCGACAGAGCTAAGAAAGCTACTTTCTCTGCAACTAACTCTTTATTCGATTTAGGATTAGCTGCTGCTCAGTTTGGTACAAAGAAACAGGTTGCTGATGCTGAGTCTAAAGTAATTGCTACAGCTTTCGAAACAATTGATATTGCGGCTGGTACTGCTGTTACATTAAAACACACACCTACAGAGCAGATTAAATACATCTATGAATTAAAAGGTGATAGCACATTAGGAAAGAAATATACTAATGGTGCAGCTGCTAGTGATGATAAATTTGTTCATGCTAAGGGAACAGATAGTGTAACATTACCAACTGGCTTATCTAAAGGTTCTCAGTTATTCGTTGAATACGAATATGAGACAGACGAAGCTGTTAAAGTAACTAACAGTGCTACAAAATTCCCTAAAGCTGGAAAACTGATTGTACAGATTTTAGGTGCTGACGTATGTAACGTAAGTACACTGTACAATGCTTATCTTGTATTCCCACAGGCTAAGTTAAGCTCTAATGTAGACTTAACATTCTCTACTGATGGTAAACATCCATTTGAAATCCAGTGTATGCAACAGTACTGTGATAAAGAAAAGAAACTTTTCGATATCATCGTACCAAAAATGCCTACAGAATAATCAAATTTAAAAGCTGTCTTATCAGATGATAAGGCAGCTATTTGATTGGAAACGATTTAGAAATGGAGGAATATCATGGGAGAAACGAAACAGAGAACCTGTTTTTGTTGTGGGAAGGCATATCACTACTGTCCTCATTGTGATGTCGATAGAGATAAACCATCTTGGTATTTTATCTTTGATTCAGACAATTGTAGAAAAGTATTTGATGCTTGTCAGAGATATTCTACAGGCGAATGCAATGCTGAACAAACAAGGCAAAAACTGGACAAGTGTGATTTAACTAACAAATCTGACTTTCTCCCTGACGTTTTAGGCGTTATTGAGAAAGTTTTCGCTGAGACCAACAAAACGGCTCAATCCCCTTCCTCTTCTCCTTCTTCTTACTCTCGTGGTAAGAAGAAATGGAGATAGGTTTGCGGATCTCTTAGTGAAAAGAAATGATCACTGAGAGACACATAGCCATTAGGTTTTATGTGTCTCTCTTTTTTTAATTATAAGCAGGAGGAACTATGAAAACTACAAGTGGAATTACCGGGAAGACTTATGAACCGGATGAATGTGTATTTATTCCAAATATGCTTCAGAATTTTAAATACTTAAGCTATGGAGCTGAACTTTTGGATATCATTCCAGACAATAGATTCGATCAGAACAAAATTTTATTTGTTTGGAACAGAGAAGACACTAAGCACCTGTATGATGCTTGGTGTAAACATGAATTAATTTAGAACATTATGGCAGCAGGTACTTCTGCTGTTTTTAGTATACGGATTTTATAAGGAGGACTATGAGCGAAAAGAAACAAAGAGACAGTAAGTACAATGTTAGTAAGCGAACTGATAATCGTATGTGTGGGGGGATCGTATTTGACTCTGCTCTTGAGATGAGATTTTACAGAGATGCTGTTCTTCCGGGTATTCTTTCAGGGGAAATCACCTATTGTGAACGACAGAAAGAATATTTATTACAGGAAGGATTTGAACATCAAGATAAAAAATATCTTCCTATTAAATATGTGGCAGATTTTGTACTTACATATAAAGACGGACATGAAGATGTCATTGATGTAAAAGGTATGCCAGATCATGTGGCACCTATGAAAAGAAAATTACTTCTATATAAATATCCTCATATCAACTTTTATTGGGTAGCATACTCAAAGATTGATGGTGGATGGAAAACTTATGAATATATTCAGTCTCAAAGAAGAAAGAGACGCAAAGAGAAACAGAAAAAAGAAAAGGAGAAATAACTATGGGAGAAAATACAGTAAATTTAGACACTATTATTGAGGAATTCAATAGCTCTGTAGAGGGAGCTACATTAGAACATGCTATCCCAAGCTTAAAAATTGGTCATTATGTTCCAATTGCAATAAAAATTACTGCAATTGAAGAAATCATTAAGGCATTAGGAAAAGAAAGCGAAAGCTATACTATTACTGTAAATTCAATCAGTGCTTATCATGTATTGATCACTACTGCTCTACAGCTTTATACAAATATTGAGTTTGAAGGAGAAAGTACTTACGAGGTATTAGATTCTCTTGCTGAAGCTGGATTGATTGACAGAATCTTAGAGGAAATTGGAAAGGATTTTGAGGAATTTAAAAAGCTATATAAATTAGCTTGGGAAGACCATATGAGAAATCATAATTCTTTAGAAGCCATTGTTTCAAGGGAATTAAGATTTATTAATCTAAGCATTCAGGAAGCTATTGTAGAAGGTGCTAAAGGAATTGATAGTACTGAAGTTATGAAAACAATGATTGAAAAATTAAAAGTAGAATAATTTTGAAAGAGTCTCATGTGAGGCTCTTTTTTTAATAGGAGGAGAATTACATGGGAAGAGTTGAAGAAATTCTTACAAAGATGAATGTTGAAGCTGCAAACATAGCAGCTGAATTAGCATCTAAAAAAGTACAGGAAATTGCAGAAATGGCTACAGATACCTTTTATAAAGGCTATGATCCTGAACAATATGGGCGAAGCTATGGGCTGTATGCCGCTAGTCAACCTTATATTAAAAAAATCAGTGCTCCAGGGACTGCACAAGGAGGAGTTATTACTTCTTCAGGTAGTATGCCTGGATATTACCACCAAAGGACTGATGTAGTATATGACTGGGATTTTGTGGGCGGTGAACACGGAGGAAAAAAAACTGTCCCAGTAATTACAAAACCTAGTCCTTTTAAATTAATTGAAAATACTGTAACAATGGGTGAGGATATGATTGCTGCAGAATGTATTGAAGAAGCCGTAGGAATTGTTAATGCTAAATATGGCAACGAATTAGCTGAAGCATTGGCTGAAGATATTGTACAGGGGGTGAAATAATAAATGGCAGAAGGAACAACACACGTTATATCTATTGGCGCCTCTATAGGTGTCAGGGTAGATGAAGCTTCCGAAGTAAGAGCAAAACAAAAACTTCAAAATGATTTTAAAGATATTAAAGTTCCTGTTGGAGCAAAGGTGGATGCCAATGCTATCCGTGATGTTGCCAAACAAATAAATGATCACATTAAGAAAACAGGAAAAACTAAATTTAATTATAATTTTCAATCCGATGATTTAGTGGAAGCTCAAAACAGGGTTGATGATCTTAAACAAAAGTATAAAGAACTAAAAAATTTACGGGACATGGCTTCTAACCCAAGTTTTAAGCGTGCTACTGTTAGAAACATTGAAGAAAATGGCTCATACATGACTGGACTCATCAAATCAAAAGAACATGCTAGAGATATCAATAATGATTTTTATGATGCTGCCATGAAAATATGGAATGAGGATATGGGGCCTCGAGCCAAAAAATCTATTGGAGAGAGCAACTTTAAAAAGAATGTGATGAATGCTTGGGAAGCTAAAAAAGTTACCATTGACAACGCTGTTGGTAGCATTAACAGAATCACATCAAAAAAAGATTGGAAGAATAATCCAGACTATGTAAATGAAGTTGTTGATAAATTAAGTAAAGCCAAGGTTGCAGAAAATTATATTAAGCAGTTCACAAATAAAAATGCAACAGGTAGCAAACATTATAAAGAGCTTTTTGGTAAATTTGGTATTGATACAGATTCCCTTCTTGGTGGTTTAAACGATGGTGTTGAAGAAGCTATATCTTCATTATTAAAATCAAGAATTGATAAAGTCAAAAAAGATCTTCGATCTGCTGTAGGAAAGACTAAAAGCCTAAACAAAAAATACAGCAAAGAATGGGATGATTACTTAGCTGGTGTTGGAATCGTTGTCGAAGACAAGGAAATTAGTACTCAAAAATACAATGGAGCTAAGCGAAGTACCGAAAATCTCATTAGGAAGAAAGAAAACGGTGAAGATCTTTCTAAAGAAGATTTAGAAAAAATTCAAAAGAATAAAGAAATTATGGAGTCTTACACTCCTAAAGAAGGTAGTAATGTTCAGCCTATTACAGAAGAGATGAAGAATTTCTTTGAAGCGGCGAATAAGCAAATGTCCTTAATGCAACGAGAGATTGCAAAAGATTTTGAAATGCCTAAAGACATGGATCAAATGAGCTCAGAGAGCCTTACTACTGCTTTCCAAGATGCTAGAAATTATATTAACGCTTTTAATGAGAAAATTAAAAACAATCAAGAAATCTATGCAGAGGAAGCCAAAGGGATTGAAGAAGCTGTTAAAACCATTGACAAATATAAAGAAATTAAAGCAAAAGATGGTGCTTCTATTAAGGATGATTGGTCAAAAACCAGTCGTGATTGGTTAGAAAAAAACAGAGAAAATATTTATAAGCTGAATGATAAATCAGTATCAGGGACAGTTGATAAGGTAAGTTCTTCTGGTAATGATAGTATCACGAAAGATGAACAAGTTACAGAAAGTGAACATCCTAAAGAATCTTCTGTAAAAGTTACTGCTGACACTTCTCAGTTAGAATCTGCGTTAGCTAAGGTTGATGAAAAGATTGCTTCTTACGAAAACAAAGATATTGTTGTTAATCTTAAAGCAAATGATTCTGAGTTAAATACAGTTTTACAAGGAATTAACGAATTAAGATCAAAAGACAATATTGATATTGCTATTAATTTTAAAGCCAATACAGAAAATGTTGATACTGTTCTACAGGGGATTAATGAATTACGTTCCAAGGATAATATTGATGTTGCTGTTAATTTCAAAGGGAATGCAGAAGATCTTGAAAAAGCTATTAGTTCTACCCAGAAGTTGAAAGATGATTCTAATGGTAAAGACACTAATATTGATATCAATGTTAATGATGAAGAATTAACACAGGCTGAAAGCAAGCTTACTTCTTTAAGAGAAAAAGCTTCTGAGCCTATTAAAGTTGGTATCAATACTGATGCTGTATTAGATGATTTGGTTGCTGTTGAGAAGATTATCAATGACCTAAAAAAGAATCTTGATTTAAAAGTTAAATTCAATACAGGACAGTCTTTTACAGACAAGAAAGCTTCTGATATTAAGACTATGACAAATAAGATTGCTAATCTGGCTGACAAGTCTACTGCTTATTCTGCTAAGATCGCAGGTGCTTTTGCTGGTATTGGTAGTTCAATTCGTGAAGTTACAAGACTGGTTGATAATTTAAATAAGAAATTTAATCTTACTGGTGAGATTGCTACTGGCTTAAAGAACATGAACAAGGTTTTAGCCGGTGGAAATGTTGGTGGAGCAAACGATGGTACAGCGTTAGGGAATACTAATCCTAAATCTGATCGTGTTAAAAATGCTGCTGACAGAGCTTTATCAAAGACCATTGTTAGTCAAGATCTTGAACAATATACAACAGAATTTGCGACTAAGGTTGAAGCTACAGTTAACCGAATTAGAGATTTAAAAGAAAAACATAGTGGAGATGTTTTCTTTGATAATAAAGAAATTGAGGAAGATATTAGAGAGCTTAATAGACTGAACGCTGAGCTTACTGAACATGGTAGACTTAGAAACCAATTTAAGCTCCAGAACAATCAGGGAACTGTTATCGGAGAAGGATTATCCCTAAATGATTTCAATGAAACTAAAGCTGAAGAATTATTTAGAGCTTCTGGTGTAAACAGTAACATTCTTGAAACCAGTATGGGTAGAAATGGAATGGCTGCTTATATCAAGGCAAGGTCAAGAGATGATGGAAAGCTTGAAAAGTATGCTATTAATTTTAATCAGGATACTGGTATTGCTAGATCACAGCTTAAGAGTCGTTCTGAATATAAGAGTTTGTTCGGACAAATTGTTGGAGATATGGGTCAAGAAGTCACTAAGTTAAGTAAGTACTTGATCTCAATGGGTGGAATTGATGTCGTATGGCAAGGATTCCAACAAGGAATTGAAAGCATCAAAGAAATGGATGCTGCAATGACAGAGTTAAAGAAAGTCACAAGTGATACGAGTGATGTTTATGCTACTGTCGAAAAAGATATGTATGCTACTGGTAAAGATATCGGTAGAGATGCTGTGGAATTAACTAAATCTACTGCTGATTGGGCTAGATTAGGTTATAACACACAAGATTCTGAGAAGATGTCTAAGTGGACAGGTATTCTCATGAATGTATCAGAATTTGAGCAGGTAGATGATGCTACTAATGCATTGATTTCTATTATGCAGGGATTCGATAAGGGTGCTGATGATGTAGAGAATGTTGTTGATGTTTTGAATAACATTGGTAACAAGGAACCTATTTCATCAGATGAAATTGCTAGTTCTTTGCAGAGATCTGCTAGTGCTTTGAAAGCTGGTGGAAATACTTATGAACAGGCTGTTGCTCTTACTACGGTAGGTAAATACAGTTGCCTAGGATGTACAGAAATGTACAACCAAAGAACACATTTAATTGCATTGGTTGCCTAAAACTCTATGCCACAATACAGGAGAAATCACTGTATGAAGGATTAACAAGTTAGAGATGTTACAATGGCTAATTTGCAGGGAAGTGCCCTAACGTATTCCATAGATCATATGGTGTTAGTCGAGGGTAAACCTTCAACGATCATCCCCATGTCGGGACTCAGGCTAGTGAATAAAGGTGGAAATCCTGAATATCTGAGTCAATAGGAGTAGGACGCAAGCTATTGGCGTTGGTTAAATACCAGTAAACGAAAAGGTGTGATCCCTAACGTATAGCCGAGGGATTAAAACATGATCTAAGCTTCACAGAGATGTGGAGAATGTATAAACGTATCCAAAAACATGACTCCATAAAAACTGAATATTGTAAAAATCATAATATTCCATTGCTTCGTATTCCGTATTGGGAACGAGATGATTTGGAATATTTTTTTATTGATAAATTTGTTGAATTAAACCTTATTGAAGAAATTAAACACACATCATAAAAATAATCATTTATACATTGTAAAGTGTAGCGAACTTTACTCAATTTTTGAACTCAGTCGTACAAAATCCAGAAAGCGTAGGTGCAGGATTACGAACTATCGGTCTCAGGCTTAGGGCAACCGATGCAAAAACACTGCAAGAGGCAGGCGAGGACACAGATGGTGTTGTAAGTTCTGTCCCTCAGTTAAGACAATTAATTAGAGACCTTACTAAGGTATCGTCTAATGACTTTAAAGGTCTTGATATTTTAAAAGATGATGGATCTTTTAAATCTACATATGATATCCTTCTCTCTCTTTCTAAGATTTGGGATGAGATTGGTAATTCTGACCAAGGCGATTTGAAACAAGCTTCGATTTTGGAAAAAATTGCCGGAAAAAACAGAGCTAATATAGCTTCCAGTATTTTACAAAAGCCAGAAATGCTCGAAAAAGTCTACAACGAAACACAAAACTCAGAAGGATCAGCACTTCGTGAAAACGAAACTCAACTTGATTCCATCCAAGGTAAAGTTGATCAGCTGACAGCAAGTTTCCAAGAAATGTGGAACACTTCTATTTCTTCTGATTTTATCAAAGGACTTGTAGATGCTGGAACTCAAATAACAAATTTAGTAACTAAAGCAGGACTTCTTAGAACAGCCTTTATAGGTGCTTTAGGAGTCGCAGGAGCAAAAGGAAAGCTGGGTAGGGCAAATTATCAGTTGTCCCCATGTACAATGCCCAGAGCAATCTAGTGGTAACACAGAACGAGTTTGTATCGAAATGGTGATACAAATAAGAGATTGCTTAGAAAACAACCGAAACTGAAATACTTTTTGATAATTTATGTACGGGAACTGTTAAGTGATATTGATTACTAACTTAGTACAGTGATGTATTAAGGGCAAGGGGTAATTCCTAAGGTATAGTAATAAGATTAATATTTACACAGAATCCGCAGCGAAGCCTCTATATTAGAGGAACGTCCATCGATCATAATGGGAATCTGGTTAACTCACCTTACGAGTGACATCAGAAAGGGATGATCAGAACTGTATGCGAATGTGCCGCTAGAAAATTATCAGCATGGAAACACGCTTGCACATAGGGAAATGAATTTTATACGATATATTATAAATACTTATTAACATAATTTAATACTCTTTTTATATTGCTCTAGCAGACTTACCACATTAATTGAGTCTTAAAACATTAGGTAGAGCCTGGTGTTTTAAAGGGGTAGTAAATTAGCCATATATGCATAGAAGGATAAGCAAATCATCAGCACCATCTGTTCTATGCCATTTGGTGCACCTTCCTGAAGAAAAGGAGAATTTAAATCATGTTAAAAGAATCAAAGAAAACTATTGAATGTGAAATTGCTGAAATCAATGAAGAATTTGGTCTTGAGGAGATCAATGGTGACGTGTACACTACTTCTCTCAATGTGGCTGAGACTTATGGGAAAGAACACAAAAATGTAATGGCTAAAATTAAACATTTTCTTGAAGTCATTCCTGAATTAGCCGAGCTTAGTTTTAAGCTGGGCTATTATCTTGATCCAAATAACCAAGAGCGTCCTATGTATTACATTGATCGTAAAGGATTTGCAATGCTGGTAAACAAGTTTACTGGAGACAAAGCTCTTATCTTTACAGCCAAATACACAGATGCTTTTGAGAGAATGATTGAGCTGATCACACAACTTCAGCAAGATAACAACGATCTATATGATGTAGCGGTTTCAGATGAATGTCAGCTTCAGAGACAGTATAATGCAGATAAAATTAAATATTCTGTACGCAACATTGACCGTGTTCTTTTAGAATCTGATTACACAAATCTGGAAGCCACTGTTGATAAGATCATTGATGTTCACGTTCATTTAAAAAAGAAAGATCGCTATGAGTACCATAGAAAACTAAATGCAACTGAATATAAGCAGAAAATCGTAACAATGATCGATGACAAACTTGAAGCGATTATTGAAACTTCTGGTTCTTTAAATCCAATGTATAGAATGACTGCAGAGTATGTATTAAACAATCTGAAACGCAGATACATAGAAACAAATCATCGTAGTACTGGAAAGAAAATTGCATTTAGAGATTCTAAGATTAAGGATCTGGAAGATCAGTTAGAAAGTTAATTTGAGGTGTGCCCTGTTTCAGGGCATCCTTCCCCACTTATGGGGAAAATAATCTAAAGTAACGAATCGTTACCCCATAAATGGAGAAAAGGCATCCCTACCTCCCAGGAATGCCTTTGTATGAAAATAATTAATTGGGCAACTAATTATTCTATGATGTTTCTAATTATAACTTATGTTTCCAAATATTGCAAGGTTAATTGTAAAAAAGAGGTATCTTTATGAACCTCTCTTCTCCTGTTAAATCCAGATACACAAAAGGCTCACTGAATTGTGAGCCCCATGTGTATTATTACTTTGAGATATAATACATATTTCTTGTTACATAATTAGTATAGAATATTGCATTAGTGATTGTCAAATACATATTTTACCAGTGTGAAAATAGGGTATTTCCCTGCCCTTGAATAAACAGTTTGCTTGTACAGTACAATAAAGAAACTGGTAAAAATGAATTTCCAATTGGTAGTGCTATTCTAAATACACTTAATCCTAAGAAACGTAAGGCTAAATATGAGAATATGCAGTCTGATCAAAGTAGATTGCAGGATTTCTTTAGTAATAGCATGGTTCCTGAAATTTTTGGTAGTAAATCCGCCAAAGAAAAAGAGGACATGTTTAAGCGACTTCAGAATGAAATGAAGACTGAAAAAGGTCGTGATACAGCTAGTACTCTTTACGGTCAAGCCAAACAAAACAACTATGATCTTACCGATAAGAAAAATACTTATGGAAAAGGCCTTGAGAAGTTTAATGAAGCTGTAGAAAAATCTGGTAGCATTGCTCAATCTGCTGCAGGTGGAATTTCTGGTGCTTTTGAAAAAATCAAAGCTTCTGGTATAGCTGCTAAGGCTGGTGCTTTTGCTGCTAATGTTGGTATTGGTTTAGCTGCTAGTGCTCTTATGCAATTAGGTGCTATGGCACTTTCTTGGGTTGGTACAAAGATTAAAAAAGCTGCTACTTACGATAAGGATAAGATTGAAGCTGCTGACAAAACTCGTACAAACTATCAGGACAAATTATCTGATACAAAAACTAATATCTCTACTCTTAAAGGAAACAAAACTGAGTTTGAATCCTTGTCCAAAGGTGTGGATGAATATGGTAATAACATCAGCTTAGATACTTCTTCTTATGAAAGATTCTTAAATATCCGTAGGGAAATTTTAGATACTACTCCTTCTCTTATTTCAGGTTATGATGCTGAAGGAAATGCAATCGCTAAGACATCAGGTTTGATAGACAAAGCGATTGAATCTCAGGAGAAGAAATTAAAGAGCACACAAAAGGATTATTCTTCTGATGCTACTTGGGATAAACTTAACAAAGGTAATCAGGAAAGCTTGAAGAAAGCTGCTGGTGGCCTATTAGATAAAAGTCTTTCTAAAGATATTGAATCAACTCGAAAAAATATTTCTGATGAGATTTATAAAAGAACATCTTCATCTGGAGATAGTTTCGGAAAAGCATTTGGAGATGCAACAAAAAAAGTTATCGGTGGTAAAAAAGCTCTTGATTTAACTAAAGATGCTGATATTAGCAAATTTGCTAACAATTACAGCAAAATCTTTGATCAGATGAAAGAAGACAATCCTTCTATTTCAACTGAGGCTATTGAAGCCAATGTATCTAAATATGTAGCTAGATATAATAAAATGATGAAAGAGATCAAGTCTCTTGCGAAACAATATAAGGAAGATTTCCAAAATACGGTTTCAGCTTCAGATGGTTATGACAAACTATCTAGCAAAGGACAAAGTTTCTTAAGTGGTATTGCTGGTAACATTATTGACTTCGACAATGCAAATGAAAAAGATTTAACTGACGATAACATTAGTAAGAAGCGTAAAGATCTCCAAAAAATTACCAAAGAGTTTACTAAGAATAAAAAAGCACAGGAAGATTTGGATGAGCTGGTTAAAACAACCAACAAAACTGGTGGAAAATCGGCCAAAAAGTGGAGTGAAGATGTCCAAGATGCTTATAACGATCTGACAAAAACTTTAGGTAAAAAAGTTGATGGTAAAACATTAAGCGCTGCTTTTGAAGACGCTTTTGATTTTAAATTCAGCAAAGATGGAGATATTCTTCATGATGGCAAAAATGTTGAGGATATGATCAGTAGTATACAAGACAAACTTGGTAAAAGTAAAGACACAACTAAGTTTTTAGATGGTCTTGATTTTACTGAAATGTCTCAAGCCTTTGATATCTTAAATTCTAAGACTCAGGTTTGGACTGGTAGTCTTGATCAGTTGAAAGAACGTCTAAAACTGATCAATCAAACAAAATCTCAGTCTACTTGGAGTGATTATCTCCAAGCTAAGGAAACTGCTAATTCTGGCGATACTTACTTGGCAATGCGTGAGGCGTTCAATGCTCAGAAGAAAGAACGTGATAAAGGACTTATTGGAACAGATGATTTCAAAACACTAACAAGTGTAATGAGTTCTTCTGGTAAGACTGATGCTGCTACTTTTGATAAGACATGGGCTAAGACTACTAAGTATTTTACTTCTGATGATAGCGGTCTGGTTAAATTCTTAGATGATTTATCTGCCAAATCCCAAAAAGCTAATACTGATTTTGGTACTTTAAAGAAAACTGCTGAAGGTACATATTCTGGAAAGATCACTAATACTGCTACTGCTGCTAAAGCAATGGGTATGGGTATTGAACCTTTTGAAGCTGTACTGAATCGTTTAAAAGATTATGGTGGTAAGATTGATTTTAAATCTGTTACAGAACAGTATGAAAAAGCTGAAAGTTGTGTTGACCAGCTGACTAAGAAATGGGATGGCATGAAAGATAGTGCTGGTAAAACAGCATTAGGAGAACAGATTGAGGATTACAGACAGCAGATTCTTAAACTGAAAAACGCTGGAGAAGATATCCCAGATGAGATGGTCAAGAAACTGAAGTTTGAGATTGAGATTGCTGAAGACAAGGCTCAGTACGACACTGCCTATAGTAAGCTTCAAAATGCTGAAAAAGTCGGAGATAAAAAGTTAATTAAAAAGTATCGCAAGGAAGTGGATCAAGAATCTTTTGATTATGGTAGTTCACTTATAAATAATGTTCGATCTGTTGCAAAAGGCAATGGATATTATTTAAAAGACTCTAAGAAAATGAGCCAGTGGGAAGACAATAAGCTTAAAGTTTTAGGAGAAAAAAGACAAGCTGTCACAGATGCCAAAACAGATGATGAAAAGAGCACTGCCTATAAAGAATTAAACTCTTTTATTAAAAATTTGGCCAATGAATCTGCGAAAATAGCTAGAGGTGAAGGAACAGGTGGAGCATACGAGAAAGCCATCAATTCTAAAAAATCTTTAAACAAACAACTAGAAAATATTGATTCTAGAACAAAAGTTGGTAAAAACAACAAGGTTCAATTAACTGGTAATAAAGAAAAAGATCAAAAGATTCAAGAAAAAGTTAATAATTATAATGCTTCCAAAGACAAAGGCGATAAGGCTATTAAAACTGTAAAAGTAAAAGCTGACACTAAAGAAGCTGACAAAAAGCTTAAAGCTACCACAAAAGATGGTAAGAAGAAAATCAGAGCTGATGTAGATACAAAAGAGGCTGAAAAGAAAACGAAAAAGGTAACTAAAACTGAGAAAAAGAAGGTTACCTACAATGCCGATACTAAAGATACTGATAAAGCGGACAAAAAGCAGAAAAAAACTATATCTAAGAAAGTAAAAGTACGTTCTGACTATTCTGATGCAGAAAAGAAAATTTTACAATGGGCTGGTGTTCCTGTTGATAAAAAAGGACGTTTAATTGGTGACATTAGTGATGCCAACCAAAAGGTTTTAAACTGGATTGGTATTAAAGTTTCCAAAACCGGTAAACTTAAAGGTAATATTTCCGATGCTACAAAGAAAACGAATCAATGGAAGAATCAAAAAGTGTCTAAAACAGGAAAACTTAAGGCAGATACCTCTTCTGCTGATAGGACTGTTAGTGCATGGGCAAGTAACCCTATTACCCGTATAGTCAATTTTATCACAGGTAAAACACCTTCCTCTGGCGGAAATCAAGCTCATGGTACAGCAAATGCACACGGATCTTTTATTCCAAGATCAAATGCTTTTGCTCAAGGTACTGTCGATGACTTAACAGACTGGTATGATAATGAGCTTGATGATATTGAAGAATTTGGTGCTTTTGCTCACGGGACAATTAAGAAACTTGGAAGCCGTGCCCTTGCGATGGGAACAACAAGAATCTCTGATTTATCAGAAATCAATCCTATTGTACAGGCTGAAAAGAACAAATATTTACAAGAGAAAACGGATAAACTCAAATCATCTGTTGGTAATGCTCACGCCAATGGTGGCGATCGGGGATTAAAACAAGATGAACGAGCTCTTACAGGAGAATTAGGAGACGAACTTGTCGTATAAACCACATATGCGACCTTATGTAGTAATACATATGTGAAAATTTATCTAATTGCTGGAAAGTCTTAAAGATAATTAAGCTACAACAGAAGGATGAAATATGCCTAGATGTGAACGCTACGAAAGTAAAAAGAATTAATTATATGGAAGCGAGGTTAAATCCCCTGCTTCTGCTACAATGGACAATCAGCAGCCAAGATCCGAATAGGATAAGGTTCAACGACTATCCTCTTATGAGGAGTAGGGCCGCAAGCTAATGGCGGTACAGTAATGTTTAAATCAAAATGATAAATTACCTGATAAATATGATAAACAAATATTCTCTCTATGAAAACTATGTAGAATGATGTATAATTGCTTTATAAATAAATTACGGAGGGAAAACGTATGAAAAAGAAAATTTTATGTTTGTGTACAATATTTGCTTTTATGATATTATGCACAGCATGTGGAAAAGAGAAAAACTTAAAGAGTGTCAGTTTCTCAGATCATGATGTATATCTTGGAGAGACAAAAGAACAATTAAAAAAAGATTTTGGGAATTTTTTATCTGAAGATGGTAATAAAATTACTTTATTAGATGATAAAAAAGGATCTTTAGCCCTAACGATGATGAATGATAAGGTGGCTTTCATAAATTCTGATAACAAAAGTATAGACTATAATGGATTAAGTATTGGCAGTTCCATTGAAGATGTGTCTTCTTGTTTGGGGGTTGATAAAAATTTTATAGGGAATAATTCTTCTGTCCAAGTTTTTTATAATGGTAAGAACGAAATTGTTTACAAGAATAATAAAACAGTTTATTCTACAACAAGTCCAGTGCCATCCGAAGATGAAGATTATTCAGGTTATACAACCACTTTTTTTAAAAATTATTCTACCATTAAAAAAAGTAAGTTTATGATAGAAGTTTATGTATATGATGGAAAGGTATCTTCACTCGAACTACTTTCTTCTTCTGCATATTTAAAATTGACTAATATAAATAGCATTTTTGCAGGAGACAATATATTATATCTGAACAAAATAACAAAAAAAGATGTTGAAAGTATGCTTGGTAATGATACAGACATGGAAGACGATAACAATGTATTTACCTATAAAAACCCAACCTCTAATAGTAATTGGGATAATTATGTTATTTTTAAAGGGTCTAACATAATTGGTGAGTTAGACTTTGCTAAAAAAGACAGCTCAATCTATATAAGTGCGAATAAATATCCAGACCTTGTTATTAATAACTTATATATAGGAGAACCTATTACAAATGCTGTGAAAACCCTTGATATTACAGAAGCATTTGCACAAAAGACCAATGATATTATATTTTATTATGACACAAACGGAAAAGAACTTGCAAAATACGATGATGCAAAAACTTTTATGAAAAGTTCAAGTACTGCTCCTTCAGATACTGCTTATCAGGTTCGTGTTAAATTTGCTAACAATAAAGTAAATTATTTAAATATAATAACATATTAATAAAACTTAGACTTAAAGGAGACACTTTTATGAAAAAAGTTTTTTATGTTAATGTCTTTTATGTTTTAAAATTAAAGGATTTTTAACATGGTGGGCTATTCGAGATGAAAAAATTTGCAAATGGTCAAAAGACAAATGGTGACTATAGGAACATATCAAATAATTTAATTCTAAAGAGCAAAAGTAATTTTACTTCTGCTCTTTTTTCATACAACAAATCATACAAAAAATCAGGTAAAAGATATAGTCTGAACTCATGTGAAAGCATGAGGAGTGAAAACTCTTGTCGGTGTTGCGAACCGATGAAAACATAATTGACGTGGTAACAGATGGTTTACAGTAGGGTCTCAAGGCCCAGAATTTGTGAACCTCAAACGTGGTGATATAGTATTTAATCACCTACAAACAAAGGAACTCCTAAACAAAGGAAAGACAGGAAGTAGAGCTAAGATTGTTGGTGGTGAAGGAGCATTTGCTCATGGATCTGCTCATGCTAACTCTGCTGGAATTAAAATTAAATTTAATGGTAGCAAAACTACTACAGGTAAAAAGAAGAAAACTACTTCTTCTTCTGGTAAATCTAAAACCGGTTCTGGAAGTTCAGGATCTGGTAAGTCTGGCTCTGGAAGTGGTAAGAAGAAAACCAAATCTAAATCTAAGAAATCAGCTCTTGAAAATTATCTTAATAAGATAGGTAAGGCTTTTGATTTCATTGAAATAAAGATTGAAAATCTTACTGCTGCTACTGATCTTTGGACAGCTAAAGCTGAGAATGTTCATAGTCTTACTTCTGCTGTTGATGATTACGATAAAGCTTTAAAAAGTGTTGGTTCTTCTATCACTGCTAATACCCAAGGTTATAAGAAATATAAGAAATTCTATGAAAGCTTTGAAAAACAAGCAGTTAAGAAAGCTCCTAAAACAAAAAATGCTTCAAAAGCTAAGAATCAAAAAGTTCTAAAATCTTATTTCAAAAAGGTACGTAACGGGTCTATTGATATCAAAACTATTAGTAATGATAAAATCCGTAGTGCTGTTGAGGAATATAAGAACTGGTATGATAAAGCTAAACAATGCAAACAGCAAGTTGAGGAGCTTACGAAACAACAACAAGAACTGGTACAAACCAAACTTGAAAAGGTTGTTAGTTATTATGATGCTATGGCATCTAAAACGTCTGCTATCTTAGAGAACTATCAAAAGATCAATGATCTTAATATTGCTCAAGGGACAGATACTTTTGATAATAAAACAGCTAATTTAAACAATCAGATTCAGCAATATCAGAATCAGAAAAATATTCAGCTACAAGAATTGAATAAATATCAGGCAGAATATGATAAGGCTAAGAAAAAGGGAATCTTAACAGATGAACAAAAGAATACATACGAAGCCCAGATTCAAACTTTTAGGAATAATATTGCTGATACTGATACTGCTATTGCAAATGCAAGAAAAGAAATTGATCAGATCAAAATTGATAAGTTTACAAGACTTGCAGATGAAGCTGAACATGCTGCTACTGCTTTAGAACATACTGCTTCTATGGCTGAAGCTCATGGTGATTATGCTACTAAGCAGTCAAAAACTGATCAGATCGCTAGAAACAATGATAGGGCTGCTGTCAATGTTGAGATCATGAAAACCGATCAGGAACTGATGAATAAGGTTACTAAGGATTCTGAAAGATACAAAGAGCTTTATGATGACTGGTATTCAAGACGTGAAGAGAATTACTCTTTAGAAGAAAAGAATGAACAGTTACGTCAGGAAGCTATTATGATCCCTCTTGATGAAAGCAGTCGTAAGATTGATAAGAGGAATACTCGTATCGATGAAAATAACGATCTTATGAATATGTTGAATCAGGATTACTTAAACGATCCTGATACAGGTAAACTAACTACAGATGGTAAGGCTAAAATTGCTCTTTTGAGTGATAATGTTCGTCAAGGTCAGGAAACTATGGCTGATCTTATGGAACAAAGAAATGCCCTATATAAATTACATGACGGTCATCAAATTGGAGATTCTACTTTTGAAAGCAAATTAGCTGAAATCAATAAACAACTTCGTGAGGCTGCAACAAATACCAACGACTATAAGAATCAAATTGTAGAACTTGGTAAGGCAACGATGCAAGCTGAAGTTGATGCTCTGGTTAAAGTTATTGATAAGCGTAAAGAGGCTTTAAGTCGTAAGAAAGAATATTATGATTATGACAAAAACATCAAGAGTCAGACCAAAGACCTGCAAGCTCTTGAAGCTCAGCGAGCTGCTTTAGAAGGTGTCGAAGGTGAAGCTGCGAAAGCACAAAGAGCCAAATTAGACGCTCAGATTGCCGATGCTCAAGAACAAATGGATGATACTAAGAAAGAACATCAATATTCTATGGAATCCCAAGGATACGATGATATGACTGAAAAATTACAAGAGTCTTTGGATAAACAGCTTAAATCTTTAAGCGGTTCTCTGGATGAACAATCTAAGCTTATTAGCAAGTTCTTAAAACAGGTTGGAGATTCTTATTCTGATGTCTTTAAGAAGATCAATGACACTGCTATTAATTCTGGACTTATTAATGGTCTAAGTGAGTTATATCATTCTGAATACAATAGCTCTGCTAATGGCAAGACACCTGAACAGAACGCAAAAGATACTCAGAACAAGAACAGCTCTGTGACTAATAATGTTGCAAATCCTGATACTAATGTAACTGGTACAACTGGTATTACAGGGTCTAAGGTTGATTCTTCAAAAGTTGAAACTGGAAATGCTAGTGCTGTTAGTGGTTCTATGAAAACACCTGAACAGCAGGAACATAATCTTATGTCTTTCAGTGTTAGTCCAGCGTCTATTACCTTAGCCCCTGGAGAAAGTAAGACTGTTACTGTTTCTGATATTGTTCCTCCAGACGGGGCTGGACAATCATTTTCTTGGTATTCTAATAGCCTAGGTTACATAACAATGTCTCCTTCAGGAGCTTCATGTACAATTACGGCTACAAAAGGAGATCATGAAGGAACAGTTACTCCAGTGTGCAAATCTGCTAATGGACTCTCTGTGAATTTCACCGTTGTAATCCAACTATCTGCCAGTCAAAAGAAAGCTAAGTCATTAGGATTAAATTTTCATATAGGAGCTGCTTACACTGAAGCTCAGCTTAAGAGTTGGTCTCCTTTAAACAATTATTTAGCTAGTAAGGGCTATGATGTTGTAAACAATCCAAAAGGTATGGAAGCCCTTGGAAAGAAGTTAGGAGTAATCACTACTAAAAATTCTAAAAAAGGGAAAGAGTTTTATAAGGGTAAAGATGGGAAATATTCTAAAGCTCAGTCAAATAAAATCCTTACAGCATTAAAGAATGCAGGAGTTAGAAATGGTGGTGTCATTTCTGACGTCATCCCTATTTCAAAACTCAACTCTACCATTCAAACGAATCATGATCATGGTATTGCTACTGTTCGTAGAGACGAAATCTTACTGAAGCCAGAAACATCTGATGTGCTGAAACAAGCTGTTAAGATTTCTGAATCAGTTGTTAAAGCCTCTAAGACAAAAGATATTATGACTGGTACTGGAGGCTTCTCTTCTTATTATGATGCATTGATCAAAGTAGAATCTGGAGGCATGGTTGATAAGAGTGTTTTGAATGATCTTAAGGTTGTTGCAAAACAGGTTTATGATCAAGAGCAAGCTAACAAATTAAAAGAATATCACAAAATTGGTCGTAAGCCTACGATCGGTAAATAATGTAGAGCCTGTGTGAAAACATGGGCTCTTTTTAAATTGGAGGAAATTATGGAAATTAATTTATTATTATTACTTATTATTGGAATTTTATTAATCGGAGTTGTGCGAATGAAATGCAAGAATAGTTTGTATTCAATTTCGTTGGGAGCTCTGATGAATTATATGGATGATGAAGGATTAACTCCTTTCGATGAGCTGACCCCTGAGATGAGGTCTATGTACATCAGGGAAGAAATTGCTTCTATGAGAGATGGAAATTTATTATAAAGACATAGAAAAAGACACCCACTGTAATTAGTGAGTGTCTTTTTGTGAGTGATGATTAAACCTTGTTACAGGCTAGATTTTTTGGTATAATTCCAATTCTCCTTTTAATCATGCTTTTAACTCCTGTAAGATGCCCATTCTTACAAAATTGTTAGAAAGCAACTTATGTTACTAACTCATACTCGATAAAATAATCATATCACATTATATGTTAATATTCAATTATTTTATATAGCACTTGTTTTTGTATGGTTTACGTCTAAATTAATATATGGATTTTGTATTTTTTATCCGGCGCAACAAATGGGCAATAAATGTTGTGTAAATCTTGTATAAACAATACAGAAACGTATGCCAAAAAAATTTTAATCTTATGTATTTCTTAGTATCTAATCAACATAAGTACCAACATTGCAACAGTGGAAATTCCACTTGCGATTGCAACCATATCGAGTATGATTCGTCTCATGTCATTACCTGCTTTCTACCACATACCCTTCAGACATCGTATAAAATACGACAATTTATTATATGACAATAACTTCCAAAAGTAAAGGTTATTTTTAAGAATGTACATCTTACAGGATAATTTTTTAGAAAGGAGACTTTATGTATTCAAATGCAATAAATTTTACTTATAACAATAAAAGTCTTTCTGACTTTTCACATAAAATGATCATCGGATATCTTGATAAATCCGAAGATTCATTCGGTCTTGATAGAGAGATCGTAAGCGGTTCAACTACTATGAATCGTAACATCTATCATGCTTATAATACAAAATATTCAGGAAAACTTGGATTCCAGATTACTCTTCTTCACGAGGATCAGAAACGATTTACTGAAAATGAAGTATCTGAAGTTACTAGATGGTTAACAAGTCCTAAGAGCTATAGAAAATTAGAGTTCTATGGTTGTGATGGCAGCAAGAATGATGTCATTTATTATGCCATTGTTACTAAAGTTACTCCTGCTCTTGCTGGAGGAATTGCTGGCTTAAAGATTGACTTTGAGTGTAATGCACCATATGGATTTGTAGAAAAAGAAAGCAATTTATTTGATCTAACAAACAAACTAGAAACACCTAACCATAATGGATCTTTAGTTCTTGATTGTAGATCAGATGAACTGGAACAATATGTTTATCCTATTATTGAAGTTGAAAGTCCTGAGCTTTGGACTGATCTTCAAATTACAAATCATTCAGACAACAACAGCACGATGCACTTATGGGATACGAAAGGCACTTATGAGATCAATTGCCAACATCAAGTTATTAAACTGAATGGAAAAGGAATTGTATTATCAAATGTGTTCAAGATGGACACTGTGCAAAAATTATATTGGTTACGACTTGTTCCGGGGGAAAATTGGATTGAAATTACAGGTCGTTGCAAAATAAAAATCAAGTGGCTCGAACCTAAGAAGGTTGGAGCTTTTTAAATTCAGAAAGGAGGCGTGAGAGTGAATTGGAATTTATAAAAGACATTTTCAATCATACAGAGCCTTATGATTTTTATCTGGTAAATCCAGAAGGCAAGGCAATTTGCGCCTTAAATAGCATTGACACTTCTACTACTTCTCTCACTGCTACTCTTAATGATAGATGGGAATTAAGTTTTAGTGTAGAAAAGTATATTGATATCAACAATGATGCAAATTTTGTCTTATCAAATGGATATGAATATCTAGATAAAGGAATGGAAATTTATATAGATCGTATCGGATACTTTGTGATCACTGAGGTCCCAAGTGTTCAGTTTGATGGATATTCAGAGATGAAGACTGTCAAAGCTGAGTCTTGTGATGTTGAGCTCGAGAATAAAGATTTAGTTACTTTCTATGTTAATACAGGAAAAACAGGAAGTAAAGAATATACTGCTGATGGGAATGTTATCGAAGATAAATTAACAGGTAATAAAATCTTAAAGCGCTATGTTGCTTTATATGATCCCAATAATCGTCAGTTAAGTTTATTAGATTTAGTTCTTGAAAACTTGCCGGGGTGGTCTGTTGGACATGTCGATGAATCTTATATTGATGAAGAGGGAAATACCAAATGGCTTATTCCTTATAAGAGACAAAATGAGAACGGAGAAGATGAATGGTTTTTCGTAAGAGGTACATTTGAAGAAGAGTCTATTAATGTTTATGCTTTCTTAACTCAGAAAGTAGCACAGGCTTATAGATGCGTGTTCACATTTGACATATTAAATAGGAAGATCAATTGTTACCACATTAGTCAACTTGGTAAAGATACAGGTATTTCTCTAAGCACAACAAACTATATTGATTCTTTAAGTGTAACCGGTGCAACAAATGATGTCTATACACAGTTTAATGTGGCCGGTGGAGAGAATCTTGATATTAAATATGTAAATTTTGGTGAAATTACCATTGATAATTTATCATACGTCCTTAAAGAGCCATTGGTTTCTAAGGATCTGATTGACAAATATGAAGCTTATTTGAAATATAGAGGGACACATTGGGATAGCACAAAGAATGAAAAAGTAACTTATACTCTTGATGATGGAAGTTCAAAAGAAATGACTCGTAGAGAGTATTATTCTTATCTCACTAGAATGTGGGGCAAATACAAGAAAGTTGCTGATGAAATTAAAAGTCGTGTTCCTAATGATGGTTTAAAAACTGATTGGGATACATTCAAGGAAGATGAGCTTCAAAAGCAACTTGACATCTATATAGATGCTGTTAATTTCATTTTATTAGAGTATGGATATGCTAAAAAGAATAAGAACGGTGAGCCCATTAAAAAAGAAGATGGCACATATGAGACCATTTTAACAGGTGATGAATTACAACTTCAGATGCGAAAAGATGGTTGCTGGTATACTTACACTGCTTATGTTGATGGAGTTATTCCTAACATTAAGATTGCCATTGATAACATTTACAAGTCTGATGACGATAAGGTAAAGCCGATTGACAAATGGGAAACTCAGTGGGAACTATATGGAGTTGATGAGTTAAAGATTAAAATCAAATCTTATCAGAACACATTAGATACCCTAAAACAAAATGGCTATGATAAACCCTACGAAGTTTCTGAAAACACAACAGATTATTACCAAGTTTATCAAGAGTACAGTCAGCATTTAGCTGATGCTCAAGCTGCTTTACAAGAGCGTGAGTCCGAATATGAAACCGCAAATAAAAAAGTTGAAGATAAGTTAAATGCTCGTACTTCCCTAATTGGCGAATGTAGTCTAAAGAAAAATAAAAGTTTTGGGTTTATAGATAGTACAGAAAACTATAATACCCTTGGAAAAACAGTATTAAACCTTTATGTTACAACCGATTATGTAAATGAGAATTATTTAATCACAAGCCTTGATGATATTGAAGCCTATGTTGATCGGGCTGAAGATTTATATCAGGCTGCAGTTAAGGAACTGTCTTCACAGGCCCAGCCACAATATATCTACTCTCCTCAGATTGAGAATCTATTATGTGATGAGAATTTCTCTCCTTATTTAGATCAATTGGTTCTTGGAGATTATATCTGGTTAGAAATTGACGATGGGAATGAATTTGGTGGTCATGGTAATTTAGAGAAATTCAGATTGTACACATTTAGTTTTAATCCTAAAGACCCATCTGAAAAGTTTGAAATTTCATTTACTAATATGATCAAATCTCAAGCAAAACGAGATGATGAAGTATTCTTATTAAACTCTTCTACAAAGAATAGCAGGAATTCTATTAAATCTAACACCTACACAGGCGTAGACGAAAGTATCAATGCAATTCTTACTCCAGAGCTATTAAAAGCTTTGACAGGACAATTGGCTTCTTCTCCAGGTTTCTCTAGTGCTGTAGGGAATGTATGTGAATATATTCAATGCCAGCCTAACAGTGTTTTAAATATTACAGCAAACCAAACAAATGTAAAGAAAATTGTTGGTACAGAAGCTGAGTTTGAGAAATTCTTTTCTAAGTATATTGATGCCGATTATATTAATGCAAGAGTTGTTATTGCTAATGTTGGTGAATTTAAGAATTTAACAACTGAAGTAGCAAACATTAAAAGTGCAATCATCGGAGCTTCTTCTACAGAAACAGGTATCGTATTCAACCTTTCCTCAGCAAATGCAAAGTTTGACAGCGCATGGATCATTAATGGTATCGCAGGGAAAATGACGATCGGTGATTTAGCCGCAGGCGATATTACAATCTCTGATACAATGCGAATCTTATCTGAGAACGGCAATTTTATAATGAACGGGTCTGCCATGCAATTCTTAGACACTGAAGGCAATGTTGGAATTCAAATTGGTTATGATACAAACAAAAATCCTAGCATTATTATCAAAGACGATAAAGGTGCAACGATCATGACAAGTCAAGGTATTACTAAGGATGCGATTGCTGATGGATTGATTGTAAATAATATGCTTGGAGATAAGTCTGTTTCTAAAGATAAGCTGAACTTTCCTATCGTTGAGGCGAATGAACAAGGTGGTGTTGATATTACACAGGTTTATGATGGTAAAGGCGGTTTGTGGGGAGTTGAATATACGACCTTTAAGGAAAGTGTGAATAGTACACTTGATGATTTCGATTCTCAAATGAATGAGATGGGTTATAATATCATTCTTACTTCTTCTACAGGAGCAAGGCTTGGTGTGGACGGAACATCTACATTGAGTATCACATTGACAAAAAATGGTACAGATGTAACAAACGAATGGTCAGAAAATCACTTTGAATGGTGTAGAAAATCATCTGATTTAGATGGAGATACTTATTGGAATGAACAGCACTCTGGTATGAAAAGTGTTGTTGTAAATAGACAAGATATTATGAATGGAGCGACTTTTGGTTGCTCTTTTGTTGTTGATGGAGAAACATTGGCAACTACTTTAAATTAAGGAGGAAAATTATATGGGAAAAGTGCTTGCCTATGGCGAGATTACAATTACAGACCTAACAGATGGGAAGCAGATACAAGCATATGTGACATCGAACCAACCAAATTTTGTATCATACGATCCCAATACAACTACAAAATATAACCCTGACTGGTCAGCAAGTAAATTGGTACTTACGCCAGTCATTTTTATTGATAATAAACAGGTGTCATTAACTCAGACTGGGCTAAGCATTACTTGGCAGAGAAAGGTTGGATCAGCAGCATCTACAAATATTGTCACAGGAGAAAATGTATCTAGTGGAGTGTTAAGTGTTAGCAAAAGTATGTTAGTACCGAATAGTTCAGAAATGATCACTTATATTTGTAGTATCGCTTATACCGATCCAGACACACAAATTAAAGCAGAAACAAGATGTCAGATGTCCTTTACTCTGGTGAAACAAGCTACTGAATTATCCGACTGTAGCATTACTGGAGATACGACATTTAAATACAATGGAGATGGAGCAATTACTTCTGCTTCTTCTATCACATTAACTGCTGTGTTAACAAATACTTCTGTAAAACAATGGCAATATAAAAAATCAGATGGGACATTCGCTGCTTATCCTAGCGCTGGCACAACTACTACTCTTACTGTAAATCACAATGATGCAGTGTTTGTAAATGATGTGGCAGTTATTAAATTACTTACAAATGATGATAATGTTTATGATATTCATCAGATTGTTAAGTTAAGGGACGGAGCGGCAGGTAAGGATGTTTATAGTTGTGTATTAAGTAATGATACACAATCTGTGCCTTGTAACGCCAATGGCGGATTATATAGTTCATCTCTTACAGGTGCTGATACTACAATTACTATCTACAAAGGTGGAGTTGACGACTCAGCAAACTGGACTATCAAAGCTACTCCAAGCAATGGTATCACAGGTACATGGGATGGAGACACAAGAAAATATACTGTTACAGGAATTACTGTTGATTCTGGCTATGTTGAATTTGTATGTACTAAATCAGGTCAGGCAAATATTACAAAAAGATTTTCTTTAAATAAAGACAGATCTGGTAGTGATGCAACTATTTATCAGGTAACAGCTGAAAGTAATATTCTTAAACTAAATGCTTCTAATGTACTTAGCCCAGCACAGGCTAAGTTCAGTGCTACTAAAAGAGTTGGAAATACTACAGCTGCAACAGCCTACTCTGGTAGATTTAAAATCTCTGAAAGCGCAGATGGAAATACATATACAGTTAAATACACATCAAGTTCTGATCAAAGCAGTGTAAACTATACACCTTCTAGCACGAGTATTAAGACAATCAAAGCAGAATTATATGCTTCTGGTGGTACAACTACATTATTGGATACTCAGACCGTAACAATTATTGCTGATGGTAAAAATGGTACAAGTGGTACAAACGGTACTTCTGCTGTAAGTACAGTTCTTGGAAATTACAGCGAAGTAATTCCTTGTAATTCAAATGGAACTGCTAGTGCTGCTAAAGATATTACAATTCCATATTCTTGTTACAAAGGAACAACAAGAATTGCAGGTAAAGCTACTGTAGGTACATTGCCAAGTGGAGTAACTGTGAAATCCAATACAGATGCTACTGCTTCTGCCGAAGGGTCAATTATCTTAACTGTTGCTGCTGGTGCAAGCTTAGCAGGTGCAATGTCAGGAGATATTACTATTTCTATAGTTGCAGAAGGATTAACATCTACACATAAATTTAATTGGAGCAAAAATACGAAAGCTACAAATGGTGTAAATGCTATATTATTCCAAGCCTATGCACCTAATGGAAATCATATCATCAATGATAGTAACACGGTTTTATTACAAACGACATTAACAAATGGTACAACCACTGTCACTTCTGGTGTTACATATCAATGGAGTAAATATGTTAGCGGAGCTTATCAGAATATCGCAAGTGCTACGTCTGCAAGCTTAACAGTAACGCCTAGTATGGTAGATTCTGTTGCTTCGTTCAGATGTAATGCTGTTTATGGCGGTAAAACATATTCTGCGTATGTTAGTGTTATTGACCAGAGTGATCCATGTTCAATTAATGTGCTGAGTTCTTTAGGAGATCAATTGATTAATGGACAGGGTGCAGGTGCTTTATATGTAATCGTTACAAGAAACGGAAAAGAAATTGATACATTGAAATCTACAACATTCTCTACTTCTGCTCCTACAAAGCCTGCGAGCGGGGATTTTTATTATAAGGTAGATGCTTCTGCTAAAACAGTTACTTTAATGAAATATAATGGAACGGCTTGGTCAGCAGCTACTGGCAACGATCTTCCAAAATATACTTACAATTGGACTCGAAGAGATAAAAAAGGGGTTGAATTAGACACAGCTTCTAATTATGCATCTGGAAAAGCAATTTTCTTAGATTCATCTGTTGTAAATGGGAAAATGATTTTCGGCTGTGAAGTCGTTGATGATAGTGAATAGGCAATAATGTCAGGGCGTACATTATTGTCTTTTTTAATGTACGCCTAATTATCGTTAAGGAGGAAATATTTGAATGGGTAAAACTTTAGGCTATGGTGAGATTACTGTTGCTAATATGACAGAACCATTTACAGTCATGTTAACAAACGAAGCACAGCAATTCGCTACAGATTCAAATAGAAAAGTAACTTCCGCACAAAGTTACTATACAGACATTATTGTTATTCGTGGTAGTCAGGAGAGGACTGATTACACAATTGGAAATATCACTTCTGGTAGTGGGATTACTGTCAGTAAAAGTAGTAAAAGAGTTACGTTTAGCGTTAGTGCAGGTGCTACTATCGGAGCTGATACGGGAGTAATCGAGATTCCTATTACGCTTGATGGGCAGACCGTTAAGAAACAGTTTTCCTGGAGTTGTGGGAAACAAGGACCTCAAGGTGTTCAGGGTAATGATGGGAATAGTTTTGCTTGGAATATGTTAAGTGAAACAAATTGTGGTAAAAAACATTGGGGAACAGAGTCTTCTGGCGGAAAATATTCTGTTGAAGATTTCATTACAGAAGATAATATCAATGCTGTAAAACTAATTTGTACTGAGGGTATATCTACATCAAATTGGTCTTATGTTTTGTTTAAAGATATTAAGATGTTGAAACAACTGAAACCATCTACAAAATATACATTAAGTTACGATATTAAAGCAAACAGATCAGGAGCTATAAGTCACTCTATATGTAAAGGAGATGTAAGTAATTTTTGCACTAATACTGTCGTTGTAAACAATATAATTGGGAATGAAACGTGGCAACACATCTCAGTAGTTTTAACTACAAACGATTTAAAAACAACACCTACAAACGAAATTCTATATCTAGGCAGTAATGCTTTAAGTAAAGTAGGTTATTCTATCATCAAAAATCTCAAACTAGTTGAAGGAGATATCGACACTCCTTGGAGTCCATCTCAATCAGATATCGAAGGAAAAGGCGTTGTAGAAACAGTTCAATACTACCTAGCAACATCTCAAGCCTCTGGAGTAACTTCTTCTACTTCTGGTTGGAGTACAGACATTACAACTCAAAAACTCACTGCGGATAAAAAGTATTTATGGAACTGTTATCAGACAAAATATAGTGATGGCACGAGTGAACCTATTAGCACACCTAATGTTATTGGTGTATATGGGGATAAGGGAACGAGTACAAAGATTATTAGGACGAGTTATAAATACACTCAAAATAAGATTGATACATTCTCTGCTTCTGGATATTCAAGAACTTGGGGTACCGCAGACGCTACAACAGGACTGAAAGTTGGAGACAATGTATTATTAAGAGTTAAGAACACTACAAAAGGCTCTGACTGTTTAATCTTTGCAAATATTACTGCTATTCCAAGTAATTATAGTCTGACTTGTACAAGCTACGGGGTTATTGATAATGGGTCTGATGGTCAAGACGGTGCAGGATTCCATTGGAATTTATTAAAGTATTCTGGTGATTTGTCAAAACAAGTTCTTGGTGGTGCAGGAACCTACACTGCTACAGTAGAATCAATTGAAGACAAGACAACTCCTAGCGGACAAGCAGAAAAAATCACTTATACTGTTCAAGGTACTGGTGGTAAATTTATTCAAACAGGTAAATATATTAAAGAGGGTGACATCAAACAAGGTAAAACTTACACTGTTTCTGTATGGTGCAAATGTAGCTCAATTAAAAGCACTGGTGTTATTAATGCTGAGTTCTTAGATAATAAAACATATGTAAACCCTACATTATCTACTGAATGGCAACAGTATGTAGTTACAGGTGTGGCAAATAAAGATGTTACTTCTACTTCTTCAGCTTCTGCTATTTCTTTCTACTATAGCGATAATATGTCAGTTGGAGATATTTTCTATATTTCTTCTCCTAAAGTTGAAGAAGGTGATAAAGCTTCGCCTTGGTGTACAACTTATGAAGAAACTCTTGCCAAAAACCTCTCTATCACACCTTCCTCTCAATACTTTAAATCTACAGACGGTGGTAAAACATTTGCACCAAACACAATCACAATCAAACCTACTATTCAAGGAGAAATTAGCTTTGGTAAATGGCAATACAGTATTGATGGCGGAGTTAGCTTCACTGATGTTATGAGTGAACAGAAAGGCTTGACGATCAGTAATAATGTGTTGACTGTTAGCAAAGATAGTAGTTTATACAGTGATGCTGTAACTATGATTACTTTCAGAGCGGTTGCCGATGATAGTAGTTTTTATGATACGTGTAGTATTGCTAAGATTTATGATGTGAGTGATATTGGTGATGGTAGGAATTTATGGATTACTAGAGATAATATTACGTTACAAGCTTGTGAAAAAGATAAATATATATATACAACGACTGGTACTTCAAGTGTTTGCATTGGAGCCGATGGTAGTTCGGTGGGTACAAACACTATTGCGTTACAGACTGGAACTAAGTATACAATTTCATTCGTAATCAGTTCTCCATCTGATGTAGGCGATGTTATGTGGTATTTTTGTACTGCATTAAATGGTACAGGCGTTAAAAATTATGGTGGATATGCTGTAAAATTAGTTGCAGACGAGAATATCGTTAGCCAAACAATTACCGTAGATACCTCTTGTGATGCAGCTGGATTCGTTATTTATAATCTTCCAACTGATTGTATTATTAAAGACATCCAAGTAGAAAAAGGTTCTTCTCCTACTGGTTGGACACCTGCTCCTGAAGATGTCCAAACAGCGATTTTATCTACAAAATCAGAAATATCTGACGTGAGTTTAAAGGTGGATAAAAACAAGCAAGCCATTGAACAAAGAGTGGAAAAGACTACTTATCAGCAAGATTTGAACTTGGTTAAAGGTGATATTAGCAAAGCGAATGAAGGACTGAATAAGTGGAGATATGAGATTTATCCTAATAGTTTGTTTGCAAGTGAATATCAAGGTAAGAGTACAATGGATGTATTTGCTAAGAATACAAATCTTACACCTAGCCAGAGTGTGTTGATTAATGATACGGATTTTGGGAAAAGCTGGGCTTACGGAGATAACTATATTGGCTACGCTCTTACTTTTGTGAAGTTCTCTGCTGCTAAAAGTATTGCGATTACATTTAAGCATGACGATGGAGCACATTTGTACTTAAATGGCAAATTAATTGGCGGAGATGATACATGTAATACTGGTAGTGGGGAATCATTAACGCTTAGTTTTATCCAAGGTTGGAATTGTCTTGAGGTAGTTTTAAATGAAAAATCTGGTGGTGAATATATTGGATTAGGTACTACTATTTCTGCCATTTCAGAATGTCAACTCATGAATTGTTACTATGGTACTCCTGTCGCTAGACAGTCTCACATTACAAATCAGCTAGTAGAAAATACGACTAATATTGATGGTGTTAGCGGTAGCGTACAAAAAGTTATGAGCACTGTTGGTGGTTCTAGTAAAATTGATGAGTTTGTGAACAATTATTCTACATGGAAAAAGAAAGTCGATGGTATTGAGACTAGAGTTGGTAAAACTTATGTGACTAAAAATGACTTTGATGGACTTGAGATTGGAGGAGTCAATCTTTTTGTAAAATCTACTGCATCAATAGGATGGTGGATAAGTGATACTGGAGTATTGAATGCAAATGGTGGTTGGGGATATTCAGACTACATCAATGTCTCTGGAATGAAAAATTATATTGCTTCTGGATTTACTAATCTTGGTATTTCCCCAGCTACATGTTTTTACGATTCTAATAAAACTTTTATTTCTGGTGTGCAATCAACGAATCAAAATAGCCAAGATTCTAAAAGAAAAACTCTACCTATACCATCAAATGCTAAGTATATGAGATTTTCATTTATGCGTGTAGATATTGATACTTTGAAAATTGAACAAGGCACAAAAGCCACTGCTTACTCTCCAGCTCCTGAAGACGATGAAATTAATGGTCAGAACTTAGTAAGTAATCTGCCTTCTAATTGGGAACAAGGAACTGTTACAGAAGGATCAACAACTGGAACAACATATGCCAACACCAAAAGTTCTAGCGCTGGTTCCGTTCGTCCAAAAGAATTAATTCCTGTCTCTGGGAACATTACGATTTCAACTGCATATTCAAATCAATCAAAGAAACCTATTAGACATTGGATTGCTGCATATGATGTTAATAAAAATTATCTTGGGAATAATTATGTTTCTAACGCATGGAATAGCTTCCCAAGAACTCTTAATATGAAGGATGCTAAATATATAGCCATTATGGTTGGTTATACTGATTCTTCAGCCATTACTCCTTCCGACATTTCGCAAATCTGCTTAAAAATCGAACGTGGCACTTCTGCTACGCCTTTTACATTAGCACCAGAAGATGTAAACGGAAAGATTGTAAATGTAGAAACTATTGCTAATCAGACCGCTGATAAATTCAGTTGGATTGTCAAAAGCGGTACAAGTTCAAGTAATTTCGAAATTACTGATAGATTAATGAATCTTGTATCAGCAAACATTAATCTTGATGGTATTGTAAGCTTTATGAATACTGCTAAAGGAGATGGCAGAAAGAATCTATATAATCTAGATTACTCTAGTTTTGAAAATGTTGCCTCACAAGAAGATGCTATATGCTACGCAAAAGATAACGGTGTAACTTCTGTCGGCATTGATAGTTCGGTATCTTATGATGGAGATAAATCTCTTAAAATCAGTTATACTACTGCAAATTTAAACTCAAGTACAACACCATTGTATTTAGGAAGTTCTGCAAATAATTACGGCTGTGTAAAAATACAAGCAGGTAAACAATACATACTTTCTTGTTATGTAAAATCAGATTCTACTACGGGACTGTTCATGATAGATATTCAGGGGCATGATACTCCAGACACTAAAACAGATGGACTTTATCTATCTAACATTGATCCGAGAAAATTACCAGGAAGTTCTACTGGTGTTAATTTAAGTACGGATTGGCAACGAGCTGTTTGTGCAATTAAAGTCGCAGATAATGCAACTGGATTATACTGGTCTGTAGTTCCTCTTATCTGGGGGAAACCAAGCAGTTCTAGTGCGCCTAAAACTTTTAATATATGGGTAGACTGCATTATGTTGGAAGAGGTTGATTCTATTTCAAATGAACCTGGTACTTACATACTCGATAAAGAAACTATCATAGATGGTGGGAGTGTTAAAGCTGACACTATCACTGGTAATCAAATTTTGGCAGGCTCCATTACAGCCGATAAAATCGCAACAGATGCCATTAAATCTCGCAACTACGACTCTTCTGGTGGTACGCAGGGATCATTCTTAAATCTGGGTGATGGTAGCTTTACAAGTCCTAATTTGAGTTGGGATTCAAATGGTAATTTGATTGCCAAGAATGCGAACCTGAGTGGTGAGATTACAGCTACGAATGGTAGTATTGCGGGATGGACTATAATTAGCAATAAGATGTATACGACAGGATCTGGTAAATATACAGGTATTGGTAAGTACGGAAGTGCTTATGCTTTCTGGGCGGGTGCAACAAGCAATGATAACGGAAATAGTGCCGTATTTAAGGTTGGTCACACTGGTAAATTAACTGCCACAGATGCAGATATTACGGGAACAATTACTGCTACGAATGGTAAGATTGGTCGCTATGATATTACGTCAACATATCTGATGACAAACAGCGGAAGTAATGCATCTGGTATTGGTGGAAATCAGGCTTTCTGGGCTGGTGCTGAAGATAGCAATTCTGCTCCTTTTAGAGTTGGGTATGATGGAGTTTTGTGGGCAGAAAATGCCGCCATAAGAGGAAGTATCGAAACTGGAAATTTAGGAGATGAAGGAGATACTGTCTCTATAATAAACGGACATATAGGAATACAAGGTACGTCAAATAATGTTGAAATTTATTCAACTGGATTTAAATTTGGTATTGATGGGGACTATTATTTAATGTCAGTTTCAGAAGGAGTCAAATGCTATCGAAATTTGTATGCAACAGATTTTGTAGCGGACGGTTGGCTTTATTGCTCAGAAGTGCATAGTTCTGGTGCAGTTGTCATTGGTGCTGATAGCGAATCTTTTTATTGGGCGCATGGGTACCAAATTGCACGTGGAACATCGTGGGGAGGTGTATGTGTCGGTGATGATAGTCAACAATTGCGACTTTATGGTTCGTCTATCTGGGCATCACACAGCATTTCTACTTCAGACGAAAATCTTAAAGAAAACTTTACTACTCTTGATCAATATGAAAATTTCTATATGAATCTAAATCCTATAGGGTTCAATTACATTGGAGATTATGATGGTAAGAAAACTCATTTTGGATTTGGTGCTCATAAAACAGAAGACGTCTTAGAATCCGAGGGTTATGATGCTGATAAATTTGCTGTAGTAACACATAGACCTCTTGTACAGGAAGATATTGAAAAGCGTTTTGGCAAAGATGTTGAGGTCGATATTGAAACGGAATATGGTGTTTCTTATACAGAATTTATTGCATTAAATACCCATATGATTCAAAAGACACGAAGAGAACTTACCAAAGTCAAACAAGAAAAAGCCGACCTAGAAGTTCGATTACAAGCAATCGAAGCAAAGCTTGGACTTTAAGAACGGATAAAAACAACTAAATAAAACATAAATTTGATCGTACATAGAGCAGTTTTCGGACTGCTCTTTTTGTATGCTCAAAAACAGAAAGAAAGGTGAAATACATATGGTATATACAGTTAAATTAGATAGCTCTGACGACAAAGTATTTAATCTTATGCAGTTTAATAGCATGACTTTTGACATGGAATGTAAACTTGTCGTTTGCACAGATGATCTAAAAACGGTTAAATCAGCATTTACAAATTTTAAAACATTAGACATCTACAGAGATGATGTGCAGATTGCAACTTATACATGCTTTAACAATTATAAAGAAATCTCTTTACAACAGGGATTATATAACAACTCCAATGGAGAATGGGAAGATGCGATGATTGTATCTCTTACAAGAGCAAATATTGTAGAACAGGTACAGCGACTTGATGAAAAAGTCAATCAGGTTGTTGATATTAACACACTGACTCTTGATGAATACAAGAACTATTTACAGGAGAAAAACAAAACTGCTCTCGCTGAGTTCTTAGCAGATCAGAGCGTGGAATTCAATGGTAAGCCTTATGGAGTATCTGAAGAAGATCAGAATGAAATGGCTCTGAACTTTATGCAGTATCAAGCTCTTACTACTGCTGGTCAGCAAGTAACTCTTGAATGGCATAGTAAGAAGAGTGCGTGTGAAACATTCACTGCTGAGGAATTTGTGCAGTTAACAGCAATGATCAAGGCATTTGTCTATCCTTACTTTCAGCAGATGAATGTCATCAAACAACAGATTTTCAGTTCTACTAGCAGAGAAGAATTGGACAAGATTGAAATTAAGTATGAAGTAATTCCTGTGCAGTCAACAGAACCTACTACTCCTTCAGATGGAAAAGATTCAACTACGACTGATAAGACAGATGAAACAGGAAAAGATTCAGTTACGACTGAAGAATAATTAGTTTAACAGAGAAAAGGAGAAAATTAATATGGAAATGACAAATATGCAGGCAGATATGATCTTAGGACAGTTAAATACAATTTATGCATTCCTTATGAAAAACAGTGAATTAGTACCATGTACTTTAAGTGCTGGGCTTGCCAAGAATATTAGAAAGATTCAAGAAGAGCTGAAGGAATATTTTGAAGAAAAACGCAAACTCTTACAGAAATATGATATCACTACTGATGCCCAGATCAATAGCACAGAGAACGGACAGAAATTCTTAGCAGAGTTTAATCCTTTAAGCATGGAAAACTCAGGGGTTGAGTTCCATAAGATGAGAATGACTTTTAGCGAAGTTTGTGATGTTATTGAGAATTGTCAAGGAATTCTTGAGGGAGACATCATGATTTTACAGCTTATTTGTAAAGATGAAAGTGAGAACGAAGATCAAAAAGAAGGTGAATAAATGTTGCATGTAAAGAAATCATGTAAATATCTTATCTTATTCCTTATTGGAGCATTTGCTTATTGTGGAATTGAAATCATCTGGCGAGGATATACACATTGGACAATGGGAGTGTTAGGTGGTAGTTGCTTTATTCTTATTGGGCTGATCAATAACAGTCGCTTCTTCTACCATCTTATGCCCTTTCGTAAACAAATGATTCTCGGAGGATTGATTGTTACTGTAATGGAATTCATAGCAGGATGTGTTTTAAATTTATGGTTAGGTTTAGGCATTTGGGACTATTCTCAGATGCCTTTTAATCTGTGTGGGCAGATTTGCTTACCTTATACAATCTTATGGATTCTACTGAGTGCCGTGTGTATCGTTGTTGATGATTGGTTGAGATATTTATTATTTGGAGAAGAAAAACCAGAATATGTTTGGTAAAGACTTAAAGGAGTGATTTTTATAAAATAATCGAGGTAATTACATGATAGAAAATTGGAATATTATAATTAATTTTTTATCTCAACATGGGGCTGCATTGACAGTGTTTGTCTTTGCGGTTCTTTTGTTTGCAGATAAAATTTTTGATGTCACTTCCAAATTAAACGAAAAGTTTGGTTTTGAGACACGTGCTTCGTTAGAAAAGAAACATCAAAAAGAAGTGATTGAACAACAACGCTTAATGATCGATAAGCATACAGAAACTTTGGATAAACTAACACAGATTTTGAGCAATCAGAATAAAGATATTCAAGTTATCAAAGACATGATGAGAGAGCAAGCCGCATTATTAACAGACCAAAAGGTAGGCATGGAACGACTATTTGCACATACAGCTGAACTGGCTAAAAAATTAGATGATGCGTGCGCAATGGACGTTGCTTTATCTGAAGGTGTTGCTGCAATGCTAAGAGATAGAATCAAACAAGCCCACAGATATTACAAGCAAAAAGGTTGTATTTCCCCTACGGGGCTTGAAAACATCAATGCTATTTATAAGGTATACCATGACCAATTACATCAAAATGGCGTTGGAGAAAAAATGTATAACGAAATTAAAGCATTGCCTATTAAGGATGAAGAGTCATTCTTGTAGGTCTTTTTTATTGCAAAGGAGGATTGCATTATGAACAAATTTAAAGAATTTTTGGCAAGTATTAATTGGAGTGAAGTTAAACCACATACTGTTGTAAGTCTGATTTTACAGGTGTTGGCGTGGATCAATATGGGATTAACTGCGGCAGGCAAACCAGTGATTGACGTACATGAAGATGTAATTAACCAAGTAGTTGGTATTGCTTTTGTAGTTGGAACATCTCTGTATGGAGATTGGAAAAATCATAGTTTTACATGGACAGCTCAGTTTGCAGATGAAATTGCTTACGCTCTGAGAGACGGTAGATTAACTCTTGAAGAGGCTGAGGAAATCAAGAATAAGATTGGTCAAAAAGATGTGATCGTAAAAGTTGATAAGGACTTATTTGAAAAAGAATTAGATGATGTTACTGAAGGCAAAGAATCTGATGACATTGTTGGATAATTTGCTAAGTGAGTAATTAGTAATTGAATAATTAGTTATTGAGCAGTTGCTGTTATGGTGACTGCTCTTTTTAGATAAAAGAAAGGAAGTTTGATATTTATGGCATTAAAATTCAAAACTTTAAAATGCAACTCTGACAACTATGGTGCCAAGAGAAGCTTAAAAAATATTAAATGGATTGTAATTCATTACACAGGAAACAAAGGAGATACTAGTGAGGCAAATTGTAAATACTTCCAGTCTCCAAACAGAAATGCAAGCGCACATGTATTTGTTGATGGCGGTAAATATGTATATAAATCTGTTCCATTATCTAATGTGGCATGGAGCGTTGGTAAATTATATGAAAGAAAATATGCTGTTGATTGGGGCAAATGCACAAATGCAAACAGTTTAAATATTGAGATGTGTAATTCTGTTGGTAAAGTGCCTGATGATGTGTATAAGCAAACAGTTGAATTGACAAAATATTATATGAAGAAATACGGAGTCCCTGTTTCTCATATTACCACGCATTTTCGGACTTGTGGGAAAATTTGTCCTGAACCTTGGGCTTCTCCAAATAGCAAAGGGTTTGCTAAATTCAAAGCAGACATTTCTGGTTCTACAGTAGTAAAACCAAAAGCATCTTCTAAGTTCAAATCATACAAAGTGAAAGTAACTGCTTCTGCTCTTAACATCCGTAAGACTGCTTCTACTTCAGGTGCTAGAGTAGGATCATATAAGAAGGGAACAACGGTAACAATCAAAGCCGTCAAAAACGGTTGGGGTAAAACAAGTAAAGGTTGGATTAAACTGTCTTATACAAAGAAATGCTAAGTGGTATGAAAAAATATGAGAAACAGTTATGATTGATCTGGCGATCAGTCGGTATTTTCTTTATTGGTTTTCTTTGTTAGTGATAAAGAATTTAAGGGTACATCAGGTTAATTTCTGGTGTACCCTATTTTTTACGATTTTTCTACTCTACACATATCATCTATTTCATGCTCAGACAAGTATAAAGGAAGCCCACACTTCTCGTCAAAGAATGAAAGGATATATTCTGTAGAATCAATTCTAGCTCCATATAAGACTGTTTTCACAGGCGTCTGAGAGTCGATTTCTGTAAGTTGTACTGTGTCACCTATGTGGAACAATCCGCACTCTGTATTAAGCGTCTGAGTGCTTTCGTTATATTCGTATATTCTCATTGTGTATCTCCTTATCTGTTCAAGTAACTCTGTGATCGTAATAAGTCTGCATATTCTCCGCAGAGATACCATGTGCCAGATGATGGAATGTATTTTAGTATTTTTGTTTTAGTAGAGATGTTGAATCGTTCTAACACTTCTATTCTGCTTTTATAATATTCTACTTCACGTTCTTGTCTTGCTGAGTTGGTTTCTTTTCTAGTACCCTGTAGAAGTAATTCTCTGATGTGGAATTTTTGAAGCTTACCATAAGAATCTAACATAGACATCCAAATGTCTGGCGGTGTGTCTCCTGAGATGTTTACTCTCTTGGTAGCTTTTGGAATGTTTGTTGTATTGTACATTTTATTTCACCTCTCGAGTATTATAACACGAACGTGTGTTTGGTGTAAAGG